AAAAGGGAAAATTTATTTTCCAATGACCGAACAAAGTGAGGGAATGCCATTTCCCCTACAAAGCCGCCCCGAAGGGGTAGGCAGCATGATGGAAAGGGTTGTTAAAGAAAATGGGTAGCAAATCAAATGACTGCTACCCACCCATCGAATAGTAAAGAATAAATTTGAAAAACTGTTGAGGCTTTGGTGAAGATTATGATTTAACACACTATGTCTGCTTTTGAAATTTGGGTAGGAAGGTATTTCTCAATAGTTCCTACCCTTTTTGATGATCAGAACTTAATCTATACATATACTATGATTAAAATTCTTGGTCTTTTGTTTCGTTTTCCACTCTTTTGTCCAAAGGTAGTAAAGATTCTACAAATGATTTGTCGAATTTGATAATTCCTTTTTCTTTTTGTTCTTCTATGTATCGTATCTTTTCTTCGTCTGTTACTTCCACAAGACCGGGAAAAGGATTTTGATTCCTGCCATATTCTCTTCTCATTCGTCTGGCAGCTCTCCAATTAGGATCACGTAGAATACCATCACCTATTCTTAATAGGAATCTCTTTCCTGGAGCAAACCCTACCATCAATAATTCTTCATTTGATCTGTTTTGTTCTTTGGGAATAATTTCCACATCCATACCTCGCAGAAAGAAGTTTGACAGAAACGCTTCCATTACATCTCCATCCCATTCATAATATAGGTATAAGAGCCTTCTTCTTTTGCTTATAAAATATTTCACTTTCCTTTCCATATTCCTATTTCTTTTTCTGTTTGTTCATGTCGTAATAGTTGGTAAAGATGAGATCAAGCCCAATCGTTCCGTTTTGTTTCAATTCAATTAAACTAAATCCACCATCCCAAAAGAAAGCGACAGTTTTGTAATCCGGTTTGTTTATATCTTCGACTATCCCTTCTTTCTTTAGCCCTTTCTTCTCTTTCAGATAATCCATAATCCCGTCCATAAAGGTTTTCATATCTTTCATATCGTAAATATCGAACTTTGTTTTAAGGCTTATAGAAGGAACTACGCCTAATTTTTCATCAAAAACTTCATTCACATTTATCTGATAACCGGTATTGAGTTTATATTCTACGGATTTTTCATCAGAATCCAAAGTAACCCTTTCATCGTAGCATTCTTTTGGAATGAGTTTGTCGGCTTCCTCAACTAAAGAATCTTTAGAAGAAACGTCCAATATTTTAAATTGAATATCCATAATTTGATAGGTGTTCAATTCTTTGGAGGTTTCTTGTTCTTTGGTAACTTCTGATTCTTTGGAGGTTTCCTGTTTACAGCCACACATCGAAATAAGTGTAAATAATACACTAATAAAAATTACTCTTTTCATGTTATTTGTTGTTTTTAATGATTTCACGTTTGATATTGTTGTTTGTGTCCTCGGCCAGAGGAACTGCTATCAGGATTGAAAAAATCCAAAATCCTGTAAACCAAAGTAGGTGTTCGACACAGTTTACCAGATCGACCTTAAATAAGGTCACTACAGCCCCTAAAATATTGTACAGGGTACAGATGGTCAGGATGGATGCGATAATGGGTTTACCGGTATAATAAAGCCCAAATCCACCCCACATACAGGTCATGATAAAAGCTCGGAACGGCTTTTTCTTTCTTACCTCATAAAGCAATGCTTGTCTTTCCGTCATTTTTGTTTCCATACTTTTTTAGTTTTTGATTATGTAATTGATCTTTGTGTTTTCTTCTGTACAAGATTGTGTCCAGAGTGAAGGAATTTCTATTTCATCTTCTGCCATCATTAAATCTGCTTCACTTTCTTTACCAGCAACGAAAAACGTTCCACTTTCTGTAAAGGTAAATTCTTCATAATCATCTTTACCGAAAAATACTTTTGCTAAGATGGGATAGCCTTTAATCGGGTGTTCAAAAGAAATAATTTCTACTTTCCTACCATCTCTTGTGCAGACGGGTTTGCCTGCTTTTGCTTCTTCTAAATCGAAAGGTTTCATAATTTGTTATTTTATTGTTGTTACTTGATTGTGCTGCAAAAGTAATATCGTTTTTGTACAAAATGCAGTCTATGGAGTTAAATTACTTTAAAATGTAACATTTTAGTGTTACACTCTCGTTAATGGAAACAAAAACTCCCGTCCCTCAATAAAGAAGAACGGGAGAAAAAGCATGAAAAATTGTTGTCTAAGCAAGCGATTGGACTAACTTCAAGTAACATGACAAAGTTAGGAATTTGACGGGTGATTCCAACGAATTTTCATCAAATTCATAATCATTCAGCCATTTTTCCAATGCTTCTATGTCAATATATTGCCACTTTTCTTGTTTTAGACACTCTGCAAGTGCAGGAAAAGTATACTCTTTATCCTCATTGAACTTTTTGCATACTCTTTTGAGGTAACTTTTCCTACCTGAATACCAAACATCACCAGCAGAGGACATACAGTAATAGGAATTGTCCTTTCTTTTTACTCCGAACCGTGTCACAATAGGGAAATACACCCTATCAGCAAGGAAAATGAAAGGAATGTACCAGACACCGTACAAAAAGGTCATAAATCCGTTCAATTTCGCTTCCGGTACAAATTTTTTGAGGGTTTTTCTAAATCCATAAGCAAAATACCAATTGTTCGCACCTCTTTTTACCTTTACAGTGTATTTCAAATGAATGTTCCTATCATACACCCTATCCCATGGTTTTACTTTTTCTGTGTTCATAGAAGGAAGGTACGTCCAAAAATGTTTCAATGCACTGAAATAGGGATTGTAAATGGTATGTCCGTGATCAGAAACATAGGAAAGGATGTTTTTCAGTATTTCTTTTGCTAAAATGCCTGTTTTGTGATCTTCCATCCCCTCCGCTATTAATGTAAGAGATGGAAGTAAGTTCCAAATTTGGTCTTGTGATACAAAAGGAGAAAAGCAGGGGTCTTCATTTTCAAGTTCGATACCGTTCGAGTAACCGCTTTCTATTTTGTAAGCATTAAAAAGGTCTTTTGAATTTACCGATATGTCGTCTCTAAGGAAGAATCCAGGCTCGTATTTAAAATATACTTTTGGATTCTTCATCTTTTCATCCTCATAGACACTCAAAGAAAGTCTTTCTATTGATTTAAGACACCAGTAAATTTTATCTACACAAGATTTATCCCCCAGCACAGCTTCTACATATAAATAATGTAGGTATTCTGCCATGTTGATCGTCCCGTCTCCCCAATATAAGACTTTCAACCCTGTTGTGTTACTCTTTGTCATTTTACTTGCCGGGATATTAGTTCCTCGGCAATTGTAGTTCTCTGCCACTACTACAAAATCTTTAAAGAAAATGCTTTTCAGTTTTGTATATTTTTCGTCTATTGTCATAGCTGTATATATTAATGTATAGTATAATAAAGGCGGAACTTTCGCCCCGCCTGAACCAATAAAAACAAAAGTGTGATGAAGAAGATTATTCCTTTTTCTTGGTAAACAATCCAAACAGCCATTCAATAAGCCCGGAATCAAAAACGCCGTTCGATGCTAATCCTGCTCCAAATCCCCATAAGAGTGCTTGCCACCAATCCAGACCTTCAAACATTCCAAGATTGAATCCCCAGCCAAACATTCCAAGTCCGATACCGATCACCCAAGAGATGATCCGTTGTACCCATTCGGAAGGTTCTACTTTGAAAAGTTTCTTGATAAATTCGGTTACGACTGCTGTAACACCCACTACTCCTGCAAAAGTAGCGAAATTTGCAGCGTAATCTACTGTTTCTTCTGGAAGTTCCCCTTGTGCAAAAATACAGGCGACATAGGAGAACATAAAAGCCAATGTCAATAAAATTTTGTTCATGATGTGATTTATTTTGAGTTAATTAACCGCTTCAAAGATAAAGGAAAAGGGACACTTTCGCAAGCATCCCTTTCAATTACTGTTTATCGCCAATGATATAATTACTTCATTCAATTCATCTATTGTCAATTTCTTTTCACCCCCAACTTAGCTCTGTAAGCTTGTCGAAGATTTTCTACTACGATTTCCAAAGCATTTACATTCATACTTTCGATGATTTTCACTCCCGGCACAACTGTTCTCCAAATAGCGTTCCCATTATCGTCAATGGTTTGTTCTATTGTTGCGTTCGGATAAATCTTTTGCAGTTTTACTTTAGCTGCTTCCAGTCTTTCTTGATATGTAGCCATAGCTGTACTTTTTGTTTTCAAAAGTAAGTCCTCTCCTATTTAAAAACAAATACTTTAACAAATGTTAATAGTGTTGTAACATTATACTGTTACATATATCTTTGCATCAACATGAGAAAAGGTAGGAAAACAGAAAGCAGATTGGTTAAGTCGGTGATGATGTATCTTGTAACAGATGGATTAGCGAAGATATGTGTATCCGACAATGAGATGATCGTTGTTCCTATCGCAGTCATTTTAGTTGGTGTTATTTTAACACTAAAAGTTTTTGACTGAATTTCGACAAAAATGTAACATTATATTTTGTCATGTAACATTAAAGTGTTACATTTGCGGCAGAATAAAGAAAACGATTTTAAACTTAATGCAAAAAAATGGATTAAAAATTAAAGAGATTATGCAAGAAAAAGGTATTTCTGTGACCCAGATGTCAGAAAAATTAGGAGTAACAAGACAATCTCTTTATAGATGTCTGAATGGGAATCCTACCATGAATCGGTTAAAAGAAATAGCTGATATTCTTGATGTTTCTCCAAAAGACTTATTTGGCGATGAGAAGAAGGATTGATTTATTTATAGTAACAAACAAAATTAAAACTAAAAGTATGGAAACAAATTTTAAAGAAGGTGACATTGTACGGATCAAAAGTCTTGATTGGTACAACAATAACAAAGACGAAAAAGGGAATGTAACAGTGACCGGTTACAGTTGCTCATTCACAAAGGTATTAAGTGAACTTTGTGGAAAATGCTTAGTTATTGAAAAAGTAGAGGATACAGGAGGTATCTATTTAAATGATCTTCCTTATGTGTTTTATGAATGGATGCTTGAATTGGGAAAATACGAATTGAAACCTTTGGATATAACTAAAAATTCTATTGCAACTAACAATCCTTTTATTTTCAATTCTGCAAAGAAACCTATTTCTGTTTGTCATGTAATTTCAATACCTTTATATGTTGCGGTAAAGGTTCAGGAAACACCAAAATTCCAGCCTTTTCAAAAAGTGCTTGCAAAAGATTCTGAGAAAGGGATATTTGATACTTGGCATTGTTGTTTGTTTTCTCATACTTCAAAAGAAGGCAAATATTTTACCTCTTCCGGTATGTGGGATGAATGTATTCCTTTTGAAGGAAACGAACATTTGATAGGAACAAAAGACGATCCTAAAGAACGATAATCCAACGTTTCCATATTTTTAAGTTTCACGGCGGAATGATTCGTCGTCTTCCGCCGTGTTTTATCTCATTTTTTAAATTACTGTATCACAATGACTTATTTTATCTTACAAAACAGAAGATTGCCCAAACAAACTGTTTCTTATTTCAAGTTTCAAGATCAAACAGCAAACACCTCGCCTTTTCTTTCCATAAAGATAAGAGGAAAAGAAGAAATTATTCCTTTCAAAGACAATAAAGAAATGGTTTCGATTAAAGAACGTTTGATAGAAACATTTTCAGATTTTGTGAAAGTAGGAAACAGTTATATCAAAAAGACTATGTTCCGGGAATACAAACCTGTTTCCCGTCCCGATGAAAATGTATATTACCTCCTGTTCAAAACTTCTTTTGGCAGCATAAAAGTTAGATTCAATAACGAAGAAGACTTGAAAAAGGAACTTGCTTTTATGGATCAACTTTTTGATGTAGAATAATATAATCATCTCAAAAACAACAAAATATGGAAACAAAAGACAGAACAAAAACAGAAGTTTCTATTGAACTAAGGGAAGTTCAAAGAGAAATCAGTAAAGCAAGAAGTACAAGAAATTGGGCAAAAATTTCTTTTCTGAATCAAAAAAGAATACGTCTGCAAGAAGAACTGGATTACCTGAAATCCAAAGACAAGTTCTATTACCAAGAACAAAATTTGGAAAAATCACTTGTTTCTTGGGCAGCAAAGACACTCAATCTTTCTCTCAATATGGCAGATTTGTCTGTATATTATCTGGACTTGTATTTACTTCATTTCAAAGAAAGAGGATTTGTTCCTACCGATGAATGGAAAGCTAAAGAAAAAGCGTTTCATGAAGCTGCAAAAGGACTTGCAGAATATATGCGGTATTTCTTTAAAGGTAAATCTTCTGACGATAATTCGGAAAGTATGTCGGAACTTATGGATTTGATCGAAAGAGATTACTATACGGATAGAGAAAAAGTTCATCATAAACAATATGAAGAAAAGTTATGATAGATTGGAATAAATTTTTGGGAAGATGCGGAATTGCGTTGTTATTCGTATCGCTATGTGCAATTGGGTTTGAATTTCATTTTTGGGTTGGCATGATCGTTCTTGCTATTGAAATTATTATCATAGCAGTTGTAAGAGAAATAGACTATTAATATCATGAAACATATAATGGTTAATGATAGGGTTTACCTTGTTTCTGATGAGATATATGGAAAGATAGTGGCAGCTTTTACTTTGGCTAACACTACTGACGGTGATATGTCCAATATAATAGATACTGTAGAGAAATATGGTAAATTAGTGGGAACTGTGTACTTAGTAATAAGAGAATGATATGAACAATACACTATTCAAGAAAATTAAAAGAGCAAATAGTAAATATGCTGAATACTTATCAGCTTGCGATAAAGTAGCTAAAGTAGCCCAAAAGCATATAAACTGGAATGATAATGTAGGTTGTGCCTATATACCGAGTGACGGTCTTTGTATAGAGATTGAAGGTTATGTTTGCCCAGCTACAAGATTCTTTGAACTAACTGAGATTATCGGTAATGATATGATTGATGAACATACATATCGAATAAGTTGTATTTAACTAATAACTAAAATAACTGAGCATCATGGATAAATCATATTTTAAAACACGAAAAGCGGAAATTCAATTCGAGATTGATAATTGGAAACAAAAGATGATAAGATTAAAGAAAGAATACATATCATCTAATCAAAAGTTCCCTATTGGAAGTAAAGTTTGTTTGACTATTCCTGCTCACACAGTCCGAATTTTATGTGATAGTAAAACAAAAACAATTCCAGAAGAAAAGAAGTTCGCTTATGTAACTGGATATGAAATTGTAAGCAATGAAGTTGTTCCTATTCTTATGAAAGCAAAGAAGGATGGAGCAATATCTAAATTGAGAGAATATATACCGTTTGGACAATTTACAATTGAATTAGTGGAATAAATATGAAAAGAGAAGATATAATAAAAGCATCTTTTGAATATAAACGAGAGGTAGAATTGATAGAAGGAAATTTCCATAGCAATATAAATCTAAACAGTGTTGCAGTTGCCTTTAGAGAGGGTGTTGGTTGGTTTATAGATTCTGTATGGCACGATAAAAAAGTAAAACCTAAAGTTGGTGAACTTATTGTTTGTGTTCATGAGAAAGGAAAACTTATGGGTATTCTTCAAGAAGATCAAATTTTTATATCGTCTCGTCCGGGATGTATTCTGTATCGTTTCAATGAAATAATAAAATGGGCATATTTAAACGACTTGTTAGATATTATGGAGGATTGAATTATGAAAAATCAAGTTTTATCTATCGATCAGATGCAACGCCTTAAAGAGTTGGGTGTTGATACAAGCAAAGCCAGCATATATTGGGCAAGACGATCACATGGAAGCCGTATAGACGATTCCTCTAAAGGTAATTGGTTTTTAAGCCTACAAAAAGAATTTATGGGTGTAGGGTTTACTGCTTATGAAGTGATTCCCACTTTCACTTTGCAAGATATTATAAGTATGCTTCCTGATTCTATAGATAATAATATGTTGACGATTAGGAAGAATGCTAATGTTGTAAGTGTTTCTTATGAAAACCTTTATACTCGATCTATACTTAGTATTTCCCAGGAAGATAGCCTTATTAAATCGTCCTACGAAATGTTGGTATGGTGTCTTTCTTATGGAATTATAAAAACAAACAATAAAATAGAACAACAATGAAGGAATTTGACTTAGAAAAAGCGAAAGTCGGACATCCGGTGTGCACAAGAGATGGTAAGGAAGCGAGAATCTTGTGTTTTGATAGAATAGGACATCATCCTATTGTGGCCTTAGTAAAAGAGGCTGGTGATGAAACTATCTTTTCTTATAACAAGAAAGGAAGATTCAGTAACGATGGAAGGGGATGTATGTGTGACCTTTTCATGAAAGCTGTAAAACGAGAAGCATGGATAAATTTGTACAAAGATAAAGATGAACGACTATTCCCAGGACTTAATCTTTTTGAATCTGAAAAAGAAGCAAAGGATAGAATGGAATCAGGTGAAAAGTCAAATCGTTTATATTACAAAACAGTAAAAATAGAATGGGAAGAATAAGGTAAAAACAAAAAAAGAATGAATATGGAAACGAAGAAAAAGATATGCCCTAAGTGTGGACAAGAAGATGGGTCGGGACAAAATAAAATCCATGACATGAACCCAGAGCATTTTGTAAAATGTGATATCCGTACAATCATGGAAAGAGACGGTGTTTGCTACCATTGTGCATTTTGGATAAGAATGTATGAGCAACACAAAAACGATCCCAATTGGCTAATTATAGATGGAGTTTCATACATTGCCAACCCATTCGTTCCTAATACAAATAACATGACAAGACGATTCATGGGTTTTGGCGGTAGGATGATGGAAGCCATTAAAAACTCTGGAGAAAAGGTGATATCTAACGATTGGTGGCATCAGGGTGATGTGCCAGAATGTTTTAGAGATATAATACCGGATAATGCGAAGTGGAACAACAACAAACAATAAAGGTCATGGAAAAATTAATAAACATAGCGGGTTTGCTCGAAGAGTGTAAACAATACACTAAACTTTACTCTGTCACGCATGGAGATGTCCTTTTGGACAGAATAGACAAAGAAGGCAATATCTTTTTGAAAGTTTTGCCTTTAGACAAAAATCTAACATTAAAACTGGACGAATGTGGGAGATTATATGAAAAAGGATCATGTGTACTGTTCCCTACTATATGGAATACATGGGAAGGTTTTGATCCTTATGCGACTACAATAGAATCTCCCTTTGGAGCTGGAATGGTAGGCTACAATGAACATCTGAATGAATTTGGAATAATATCTGATGATGGCTCTTTCATGACAAATGTAGATGGTAGCAGAATCTCTCCTATTGATCATCTTGCTACAGAAGTAGAGATAGATATCTGGAATCAAGAAAACCACAAAAAGCACCAGCATTATTCTCTTACGAGAAAGAAATTCGTTTACTATTTCTGTCCTTTTGATAAGGTTCTTGTAAGACAAGACAGAAATAAAGAATGGGTAGCAGATTGGTTTTCTCATATTATCAGTACAGAGCCAGAAGAAAGGATATATGTTACCGTAGGAGGCAAATGCTGGGCATATTGCATTCCTTTTGAGGGCAATGAATATCTTTTAGGAACTGCTGAAAATCCAGAAAAATGAAATATATGGGGAGTAAAAGCAGGATAAGGAACGAAATAATTCCCATCCTGCTAAAAGGATCAAAAGGCAACGAAACGTTTATAGATGCCTTTTGCGGGAGTTGTTCTATCGTAGAAGAAATACCTGCATCGTATAAAAGGATAGCGAACGACAAAAACAGATATTTGGTTAATATGTTTATAGAACTTCAAAAGAATGGAACTGACAGTCTGCCATTTAAAATAACAAGAAATTCCTATAAAGAAATAAGAGAAGATTATCACAAAATAGAGAAGGAAAGAGGTATTTGCGACATGAGATATTTAGCTTTAATAGGATGGGTCGGGTTTATGGGTTCTTTTAATGGAAGATTTTTTGACGGAGGTTATTCAGGGCACGATGTAAAAGGAAGGGATTATATTAAAGAAAATATCAATAATATAATTAAAACCATCCCTAAAATACAAGGAGTGAAATTTACATGCTTGGACTTTAGAAGCATTGATGTACCTGAAAATTCTATAGTTTATTGTGATCCGCCATACAAGGGAACAAAGCAATATTCAACAAGTAAAAACTTTGATCATGATAGTTTTTGGATGTGGGTAAGGAAAGTTTCAAGAAAAGCTAAAGTATTTGTAAGCGAATATAGTGCTCCCGAAGACTTTGAATGTATATGGGAGAAACAAATTACAAATGCCATGTCTATAAAGAATACATACAAACCAACAGAGAAACTATTTGTACTTAAAGGAGTATGAATATGAGTGGGTAATCACAAAACCAAACGGAAGTACGATAACCGTATCGACACCTATGGTAACTCCGGCAGGACAACTGCATATCTTGAACAAGTTTCTGGAATACTATTCCAAGATGCAGTGATCTTCCCATAGTATAGTATTGCTGGAAATGTTAAAATCATTTTTCTTGAAAATGTAATACTATACTATGGCAAACAAAGCCTATTTTTCATGTAAAAATTACAATAAGTCAAACTTTTTTGCATATAGAGGGTACTCAAAGAATGAAAATTTATAAATAGTTGATATTTAATATATTATCTTCAAAAATTACCAAAAACCGATTTTTAATACTCATTTAAAAAATATACAATAAGTCCTCCTACTCCAAAATCAGTATCATTTTACCCAAATGTTAATTACCTTTTTAAAAATGTAAGAATATACCTTTACAAATAGGCAGGAAAAATGTTACCACCTGTTAAAATAGGAAGATTTGCTCTCATCAGAAGAAGCAACGTCTATTTCATCATCATAAATGTGTCTATGGACACTACTCGGAAGTAGGAAGAATCTTGTGATTTGTAATATTATATCCTTACATTTTGGACTGATTTTAACAATTTTCGTGTGTCATTTTTGAAAGAATACACATAGAAAAAGTTTACAAATAGTCAAAATTTAAAAAGATGCGGTTTTATGCTATCCTAAAACCAACCAAATTTTACAACTATTTAAAAATCAGACATTTGCAATTTTTCAATTTTGCCTACCCCCTTATAGGGTTTGGAGTTTGAAAATCTTCATTTTTACCATATCATTTTGATAGGAATTGTTTTGCTTAGTTTTACAAATTGTCATTTTGATGTATTGAGCGCAGCGATTCCCTCTCGGAAGGGGTTAAAAGGCGGCTTTAGCCGACCCCCTTCCGAAAAAGAATAGGTATGGACAACCCCACAAAATTTCCCCTATAGGAAAGAAAAACCAAATTCCCGTATATACCCACATCCAAAAATCAACAAAGAAAAAAACTATATGCAGAAAACAAATCCCCCCCCCACCCTCTATAAAGAAAAAGCTATATGGAAGCAAAAACAAAAATCCTGTATATAGAAGAGTAGAGAAATAGAGTGTATTGTCTCTACATAGGGAGAATAAATACCCCCACCACTTCTTTTTTTGATGTTATTGCTTATAGAATGGAAAAATAAAAATTTCGTGTAATCTAACTTATTGATTTTCAAAGAGATAAATAATGTTGGTTTCAGAAAAACCCCCAGTAGGACACTATTCTGAAACTTTTTCTTGTGACGTATTAGGCACGCCACCTCAATATGGAGATTCCTTAAACAGTCCCTAAAGATACCCTACCAAATCAAATACCCCCGGGTAACCTACTTTTAAGCCCGTTTCAGACACTTTCTTTTCAAAATGATATACCAATACCATCCATATAAAAAATAAAGCCTTAAAAACGATTATTTGAGATCATAGGATTAGAAGCACAGGAACAAAGAGAAGAAAGCGAAAAGGAAAGGTATATAACATGAAGTTATAGCACATACAGAGATAGGAAAGCGATAAGAAGTGCAGCGGGAACAAGTTCCTATATATATATATATATATATATATATAGGAAAAACAAAAGGTGATGACGTGAAGTGACGAAGGATGATGATAGGGTGATTAGCCTCGAAGGGCTGCGCTCTGATCTTTATATAGCTCTCAAAAGTAGGCCGTACATGGCGCGTTGCAGCGACATAGGCCTACTTTTAAAAACAATGGTTATATATATAACCACAAAAGAAAAGATAACATATAGAGTAAAAGAATAAACACAAAAGACGATCAACAACCATAAGCAGCAGAGGTGAAAAGTAGGAAGCAAACACAATCGCAAACACTCTGAAAAGTGCATGAATAAAGGGAAAGGAAGGGAAATAGGGGGGGATGAGGGAAGGACTTTTGTGTAGGGTGATGGCAGGCAGGGCGGGATAATCTCACATACATAAATCTAAAGACATAAAAACACATACATAACATATACAAAAGTCCTTTACAAAAGATAATCACATATACCCACAAATCACATTTTACACCTACCTACCTAACATTTTCATATTTACATTCCTTTGATTTCCTTCTTTTCTCTTTTCCTATTCGTTATAACTTTTGTTATAGGTTTTTCGACATGCTTTTTCTATTCTTTTTCTTTTATTTTGATAGGTATTTGTGTAATTTGTTGATATTCAAATAATTGTGTATCATGCTATTTAGATTCATTCTAAATAAGGTTTTCTTTATTGGTATTAAGTTATAACTATTTGTTTTAAAATTGAGGTTCCGCCCGCGCCGGCGCGCTTTCGCTTCGCCTCAATTTTGATATAAGTAACAAACAAAACAAAGAAAAATCATCAAATTAACCTTTCTTAACTATAAAACCTTTGGTATGTAACATTAAAGTGTTACATTTGTAATGTGATAAAGAACTAATAATAACAACTAATTAAACAACAAAGTTATGAAAGCAACAAGTATTAGTGCAAAGCAAGCACAAGAGTTAATTAACAACGAAGAAGAAAGATTTAACGATCAACCGGCGATCACAAATAACGGTGATAGCAAGGAAACTTCTATTTCCTTTGAAGATAAAGCAATCAAAATTAAATGCTTACTTGCAAACACAAAGGTATGTAAGTGGGATAAAAAATACCCGGAAAATCATAACCACTACATTATAACAGCGAGCTGTGAGGGCAAAAGATTATCTTTTGATTGGTTTGATAGCTTCCAAAATTTTAAAATTGATAATATAGATAAAAGTAGGGAGGATATAATAGAAATGTTTTATTCGTTTTTACAGGACATTCTTTACAAAAACGAATTTTTAGACAAAAACGAATTTTGCCAGCAAGAAGGAAATACGTCTACTTTATGGAACGCGTTATGTAAGCAAGAAAATAAATATAATAGAGTGTTTGAAGGCGTTGACATTTACGAACTTGCAAACAATTTACAAGAAACATTTGATTTTTAACGATTTAAAGCGATAAGGATATGAAAACAAAGTATATTTATAAGGGTGAAGAAATTTTACACAGTACGTTTATTTCTCTATGTCGAAAAATTGGTGTAAATGGTGGGAGAAAATTTACTACTTTGGAGAAATTGCAGCAAGAAGCAAACAAAGGAAACGAAAAAGCGATTGAATTATTATCAAATTTGCAAATACAATGAATAGGGTGTACAAATGGATAGTTGACGGGCTGGATTTTTCCAACCTTCAAAAAGCAAAGCAATTTTGTAGGGAAAGTAAAACAGGTGCTAAAGGCATTTATGGAGTTGACAGGAACGGAAATAATGTAACTTTTACACCTATTGATAATACAAAGCACGGTATTTCCTTTGGAAAGTCCTATAAAATAAATGTAAATAATACACTTTAATAAACAGTTAAACAACAAAGTTATGAAGATGAAGGCTATACAAATAATATTGGAAGGGTTGAAAGTGGTATTTATTTCTTTCGTTATCGCTCTTATTGTTCTATTTGTTGATGAAAGGAACTTTTTGCATGTTATCTTATCTATCCCTATTGTTTTGTTTTTACTTTATATTTTGATTGAAAAGTCATTTATAAGTAACAAACAAAACAAAGAAAAATCATCAAATTAACCTTTCTTAACTATAAAACCTTTGGTATGTAACATTAAAGTGTTACATTTGTATCAAAGAAAACAAGTAATAACATAAACAAATAGAGATCATGAAAACAAAAGAACAAATTTTTGAATTTATTGCTACAGAACTGAAAAACAACAATACTGTTATTATAGCAACTTTGGGAAATGGAGGCTGTGGTTTAACCCTATTACAGGGTGATTGTGCAAAATTTATTGAGGAGCTTAAGACCTATTCTTTTGACGGAAAAATGAAAGGCTGCTTGGATATAGTCGAAAGCGAATATGTAGAAGCAACAAGCGAAATATATCAGTTTTCCGGGAACGACGGGTACAAAGTACAAATTTTAACTTATTAATAAAGCAACTAACTAAACTAATTAAACAAGGTGCGCAAACCTTGACAAAACGCAATAAAGCTATGACAACTACAGTAAATAACAACGAAAACAAAGTAACTGTAAATCGTATTGGTTTCTCTGGATTATTTTCTAAGTTCTTTAAAGAAGACACACAAGTATATGATTATCTTTTTGAAGGCGGTAAATGTTATTCCTTTGCCTACTATATTGGGTTAAATGATGATTGCAAAAACGGACATTTAACCTTTAGTTTTACCGGCGAAATTAAGGTTAAAAAAAGAAATGGAAGGTTTTACACTTATATAAGTGGTGCTATAGGTAATGTTATCGCTTACTTTAAGCCTGAACTTTTAATGTTTGAAAGACTACACCTTTGCAACCACTTGGGACAACCAATGTTTATAGATGACATTCGCTTTCATATCAATGAAGGCAAAACAAATGAACAAATAGCGGAAATGTATAATATTTCTAATTTGGAAGCTATCGAAATATTACGTAACGCTTCAGACAACAAAGATTTATTTCACTACCTTGTTTTTCACTTGGGCGTTGCTGATGCTTGGGAAAAGCAAGCAAAAGAAGCTATCCGGGAAATGGAAGCAAAAACGGGCTTAACTTTGAAAATTGAAAATAAGGATAAAGTTTACAAGCAATTTGACGCAGAAAAGTGTAACGACATGGCCTATTTGTTCAAACATGGTTACGCGACAAAAGAAATGAAACGAGCGCGTGAAGAAACTGCAAGATCAAAGAAACGGTTAGAAGAACTTGCAGAGATTGAAAAAGAGTTTGCCAAAAGTGTAGAAAAAGCAAAAAGAATTTATGAAGTAAAAAGGGCAGTTGTTTCTTTCGGCATAAGTTGGGATAACGTTACCCTTTACGATCATAAAAACGAACTTTGTTTTAATTGGTTAGATTGCTGCGAAAAGGTTCCTTCTGATTTAATCAACGAACTTGTGTGCAGTAATACTTTACCGGAAGGAATAGAGGTAACGAACCTGGACAAAGGTAGGGAGTAATAACCCTACTTATTTTATCAATCAATTCATAAAGCATAAACAATTTATTAACAATAATATAAACTAATAGGAAATAATAAAATGAAAGCAACTAATAACAGTACAAATACTTTATTCATGGAAATTTTTGTAGAATTGTTGGCAATTGCAAAAACATACTTCCAAGAACTTTTTAAAAACGAAAAACCGGGCGTATATACATTGAAAGACGTTTACGCCTATATCGCAAACTGCGAAAGCCTTGAAACAAAGCAAGGGAAAGCAGAAAGACTAACAGAGAAAGAAAAAGAACAAGCGACAAAATACTACACAAAAAGTCCTTATTATTCAAATATTGATTCTTTTTTTATAAATAGCGTGTCTTATGTATGTAAGGTGTCTAATAATATTGTCTCTATTGAAAAAGGCAATTTTAAATGCAGTTTTGATATAGTCAAAGTGTTTGAATATTTGGAAAGGTTCAAACAGTTGTCCGGCGCCAAAGAAAAATTAGAATTTGTCAAAGAAGGAAATCAGGTACAAGAAAGCGAGGATAATTGTATTTGTTCTTTTGATATTGTATTTAATAAGAAAGACAAAACGTTTCTAACTGTAAAAACCAAAAATTCAAGTCGATATATTGATAACAATATTTTGATAGATATAAATTTAAGCAAAATATATGCTACTGATTCTTTTATCTGTAAAAGTAGAAATGTGAAAATATCCAATTTTTCTGGTGTTTGGGGCAAGTATGTATGTATATCTTTTGATATCTTTAAAAAGTTGGTAGGGAAAGAATGTCATATTATTGTTGGTAGCGACGACAAAAAGGGGCAAATAGTCGTAACGATCGTAACGGATAAAGGTGAAATATTTGAGTGTCGTTACAATGATTTCAATAAGAATGTAAATATAGAGGGCGTTTACCCTATTTTATACAAGGAATTAAAATTGACAGTTAAGGACAACAAACAGTTCACAAAGGACTTAAAAACTATATCTAAAGTTTCAAAATTTGTTTCTTTCGAGATAGAAAAAGGATCAGACCGATTAAGAGTGAATTATATCACAGAATTAGGAATAGGAGACATAGATGGTAAATACGGAGAATTGTTTGTACAATTGTCTGAACCGTCTAATTTTAGTTATAGATCAGATAATAGATTAAGTAAAGTACTTTCTTGTCTGGACGGTTGGAACGGCGAAATATATTTTACAAAAGAATATAGTTATTGTAAACTTTCTTTTGTCTCTGACAACTGTGACAACTGTTTTATGATTGATAACAAAATTAATTATTTTAATCCAATTAGAGATAAGAACGATTATTTCCCGGATAAGTTAACGTCTGTTTATTGTGGAAAAGAAACAAAAGAACCGGACACAGATATTAAGCCTGTAGGAACGTCGGAAAATAAAAATGATACAAACCTACAGGAGAGCAAAGAAAGTGCTGCAAACGTAACGGAAACAAGCGAAAAAGAATATTTTACCGGGTGTTCTTTAGATGGAGTGATAGAATATTTGAATAGCAAAGGTTTGAGTGTCACTATAGACAAAGACAACAATATTTTTTGTGTCTCCAAAGACGGTGATAGCCTTATACGTGAGATTCGCGTTTGGGCTTACACAGAAATTTTAGAGATAAACACAAAAGTAGGCGTTCATATAGAAAAGGATATAAATACAAGCATTCCTTTCTCTGATTTTTTGGAGCAATCTTTGATAAATTTAAAAAGACATGCTACAAGCAAAGTATTTTTCTTTATGGAGAAAGACGGTTATAGTTGGGAGCAACCGAACGCACAAACATTCCACCTATTCAAGAACGGAAAAGAAAAGACGTTTAAAGACGAGTTTGAAGCATATAACTTTGTCCGAGACAAAGAGAATAAAAGTTATTTTGACTTTAATGTCTCTGACTATACGGACGATATGATAGAAGTAACCGGACTTGACCTGGAAAGCATCACGTCTAAAGTAAAACAGGATAGCCCAAAAGAGTTAAAAGTTATACAGGATATAAAGCTATATGATAAAACCGGGAAAATAGTGTTTACTTATGATAATGGAAGTATAGACACTGTAGTAGAAGCAACTTTCAACGGTGATAGTGTGCTGCAAAGTGTATTACAAAAGATAAACTATGATCAGGTTAAATAAATTTCTTTCCTTGTTTGTCTCTAAAAGGTAGATAAGGAAAGAAAAAGGAAAGAATAGAATGAAGTATTACACAAAAGACAATGTTAAGTTTGTAACATGGAAATACAATGCCGGCGTGCCGTGCTTCTATTTGAACAAATCTGTAGATATTGTGAATGTACTTCTATTGAATGATTCAAAAAAGTTACAAGGTTTTTTCTGTAAAGGATATTTTGTGAAGAATATCCTAAAGAAGAACAAGAAGAAATTTTTGCCGGGCAACTTTTATCAGTTCCTTTACAAATTAGTGTACGTCGGCTACAAAATAGAGAACGGGGAAAGACTGAAAATGTATCAGCTTAAAGAGGTTGCATATTTTGAAAGCGTTTAGTCTTTCCAAAGAAAAAGATTTGTATATCTTTGCTATGTGTAGAAAATTTTATGTTTGTTATATTATTAGTTTAGTTATTTAATTGGTATTTAGTAGTTTAATTAGTTTATGTTATTATTTTGTCCTTACCGGTACGCGATGTATAGGTAAGGACTTTTGTTTTTGTCCTTTCTTTAGTGTAGCTTTGCCATATAATAAGAACAACCATTAAATTTTTGTCAAAATGAAACTACAAAAGTCTGTAGACAAACCTTCTATAGTTTGCGATAACTGTAGATATAAAATTGAGTGTCCCTATGTGGACAAGTCAGAATGTTTCGAGTATAACAGTGCACAGCTTTCTAAATCTCAAATCGAAGAATTGAACAATGAAGAAGGAGAAACAGCTTACTAATAAAGATTTACCGGCTATTTCCCAAAAGGACTTTGTGGAAATAATAGAACAAGCTCCAGAAGTGATCCAGACCGCTTCCAGTGAGCTAAAAAACGCTTTTGTCGCTTTGGAAACGGCAGAAAGGGCACTTTCTGAATCGTCTTACCGTTTCTTTGTTTTTGAAGGTAAGGACGGGGAAGAGATTACGGCCGATTTGAAAAGTTACTCAGCAAAGGGTTTTATCCTTCGTCACGGCGGAAAGGAATCGGACGTAAAGAAAGCACAACGGCACAAAGAAATGTATGTTATGCCTCTTATAGAAGAAATAAAGAGGTGCAAAGAGGCATTCAACGACATTTATCGAAAAGAAATGCTTTCTTCCGTCACGCCGGAGATCATGTCCTATATCGTGAAACTGTTTGGGGAGATGAACGGCGTTGATGATGTCCAGAAAATCCTAAAGGAAGAAAAGAAGATAAAACTTACCCAAAAGGAACTGCAAGCCATCTTCGCCAAAAAGAAAGCGGAAATCGAAAGCAAACGTGCCGTATTTCTTGCTTCATCCAACCAATATAAGGTAGCAACGGAAGCTGGACGGCTACAGATCATAAACACTATCATAATAGACCTACAGCACCGGTATCAAAAATACCTTGCAGAAGAAAAGGAAGAAAAGGCATTGATATTCGAGCGGGAAATAAGAAACATGCTGGAGCAAGCCCGGAAAGAAGTAAAGGGAAATGAACTAAAGCTGACTGTAGACGGGAAAATTGATATTGTCGCCACCTTACACGGACAAGAAAACGTTTCTCGTGTGTTCCGTACACTTCCAATCAATTCTATTATAATAGGTCTCGTCGCTGCAAAATCAGGTCTTGACCCTACTGTATTGGTACATCAGCTTGCAACAAGCTACTACAAGGACTTCAATGGTTTCAATAAAACTATTCTGGGTAGGGAAAAGATTATGCTTCCTGGCGATCTGATACGTGCAGCCAATTGGGAAGAGCTGGAAAAGCAAAACCAGAAGTTCCTGGACGAAATGACGCCTTATGAAGTACAGGAAGCTACCTACATAGATGACGAAAGAAAAGCCTCTGTAAAGGACAGATTAAAGGCTTTACGACTTAAATAGGGAAAGGGAGCTATGACGAACAAGGAAAGAAAGATAAACCTCTATGTAAAAAGAGTGGAAAGGTTCAACGAGCTTTGTCCCTCCAACGGTTTCCTGTGGGGAAGTACGATCATTAAACCTATTACAAGACGGAATTTGAAAATAGCCCTGTCGGAAGAAAGAGAAGAAAACATAGACCGGAAGATAAAAGGAATAGAAAAGTTTATAAAGTATCTGGAAGGGGACGCAGGTAGTGACGGAAGGAAAAGAATGCTGCCGGAATTGAAAAAGTATCTGGTAAATGTAAAGGACGCGAAAATAAAAATATCCCCATCTATAAAAGTATTTGTAAATGGGGATATAAGATCGCGTTTGTCTCTTTTGGAAAAGAAAGACGGGAAATGGACTGTATCGGACTACCGGGGAACGGTACTGAAACTGAAAAACCAGGAATCAGCCCTTCAAAGGGAAATCTTGTTCAGATTGAAAGCAAAATACGATCGGTCGATTGTACCCAATACAAAAACCATTTTCCGGGCTTATTCTTAACCCAAATATATTTCTCCATGATATTCTATGTGTTTGGAATTGATAGGGAGATTGATTACTTTTGCACTGTTCCAAATAGGAATAACATTCTTTACCGGGATGATTACAGGTTTCTTTTTGGGAGTTTCAACATTCTTCTTTTTGTAAGGCATACTATTAGTTTTTAAAGACGAAAGGGCTAAGAACCGATTTTTACAGATTGTGTTCAAAGCCCTTTCTTAATTAACGTAATTTACTAACAACGAGATTGTTAATGTGCCTACTCTGTTAAGGATTTTCGGCGTCCTCCTTTATTAAAACTTAGATTTATTTATAGAGGAATTTAGAATAGATTTTACTACTTCATGATCCACCTCCTTTCTTTTAATGGGTTTGCAACTCGATTAACTATAAACAATTATACAGGTATATATTTCTTACTCAATTGTGATCCAAATATCTTCTCCTTTGTTCTGTGCTTCTTTTAGAATAGCAACAAGTTTTTGTTCATAAGGTGTGGAGTTGATCACTTTCCCTTTCACCTTGTTTTCCCCCACAAGAATACAGCCAGAGCTATCCTTGTCTGTATTCCCTCTGTGGATTCTAATACCCTCAAAATGAGGGACGTCCAGCAATAAGGGTAGTTCTCTTTTAAACCGGGGAGACATATTTACAACAACTTTGTATCGTCCGTAAGGAATAGCGGATTCGCCATATACTTTTGTTTCCCCGTTGTCAAATTTACCGGACTTGTCCTTGTCTCTTACACGATCTTCCAAGGTGTCACAAAAATAAGTCTCATCAATGTACATCTTTCCTATTGTATAGGGATAATCAATAGGTGTTATTCTTTTTACTTTAATCTCCATAATCAATTGATTTTTAAAAGTTTATAATAAATCAAGCATATCTTCTACCGTCACTTCTTTTAGGTTTATGTCGGGATATTCGTCTTTGATCAGTTCGTCTATGTATTCTACATCTTCAAACTTTTCCTGCTGAATCAAGAGGTTTCTAAAACCTATGAGATAGTTAAGTCTTACAGAATCAATTCTTGAATCTATTGCCATGCAGTAGTGTCTCAAGTTCTTAACTCTCAACCAAAGAACAAATACAGTCCCCAATAGGAAAACCGTTATTATTCCCAGTAATACAATGCAAATTGTCGAAAATTCCATATCTTTTATCGTTTGTAAGCCATTTTTTCTAACTCCACAGTAGTTATATTCTCCGAGATTGTTTTAAGGCGTTTGTAACGTCCTCTTTCAATCCGTTCTATGAATCCTGCCCTGTAAAGATAAGTAATAGTTTTTCTAAGTGTGCCGTTAAAGAATAAATTGCATCTCGATACATCGAAAAACTCAAACGGACGATCCATGGAATTAATATGTCTAATGAGTTTTTGAAGCTCTGTTTCTTTCTTTCTGCTCATGTCTTGTTGTTTTAAATTGTACTTGTGAAAAACAGGAAAGCGTATCTTCACAGACCGGCTTTCCCAAAATGAATCTTAACTATTATGGAAAATATAAACTGTTTTTATTCTATTTCATTCATTTTCATGTGACTTAAAATATGTACGATTACATCTACTGTCCAGCCGTTTCCAAGCATCCTGCATTGTTGTGTTGCGCTGCATTCCCATTTATACCATTCCGGTATTGTTTGCAATCTTGCACGTTCAACAGGAGTAAGCCTTCTTATTCTGTCTTTTTGATAAACAAGATCATACACGCCAGCACCACCAAGACGTAATGTTTGGGATTTTTGGTTTTCTGTCCTGCAATCTATACCAAAACCGTTTCCATTGGATTTATTTCTTTCAAGATGTCGTTGCAGTCCTGCCAATGCCTTTTCTGAAAGAAAGCGATTGTCTTCCAAAACTTCTTCCATTACATCCTTTAGGACAAGACCTCTGTCTTTTGGCAAAGGAATACTGCCATCGTTTATATTTGTCCAATAGATACGTTTCCTATTTTGCGCAGAGACCAACGCAGAGTTTATGTGAACGCCTTTTGTATTTAAAGCCTTATCGAATACTGACTCCCATCTTTTACCCATTTCCACATTTTCCAACAGGAACAGGACATTTGGGTTTATCTTCTTTGCTTCTTCCAAAATACGAACAAATTCCCAAAACAGATAAGATTGACCTGTAAACTCAACTCCTTTGCTTTTTAGGTCAAGATATTGCTCCAAAGAAAGGACTTCAATGTTTTCTTTTGTAGAAAGACCTTCTCTTTTACCAATCATAGATAAATTGTAGCAAGGACTTCCACCTAAAATCAAATCTATTTTCTCTAAATCAGCTACCTTTATATTCCTTACATCTCCTAATTGGATTGTATCAGGAAAGTTAAGCTGGGTTTGTTTTATTGCAAACTTGTCTATCTCGCTTGCATAGTATATGTCGGGTTCAATTCTCAATTCTTTTAACGCTATCTGTCCGCAGGACATTCCGTCAAACAAACTAAGTACATTCATAATATCAATCTATCTCTATATATGTTTCTATTTCTGTAAGGGTAACAGATTTAATGACCAGATCATTAATATCTGACAGAAAATCAAAATACAGCTTTGTTCTTTCTATGGCTTCCGTATCGGAATCGGATTTAACCATCAAAACAGCTTTCTGCATTTTTACTTTTCCTTTAGGGGTCGCTTCTGGATAGTAGGAAACGACTTTGAAAAATTTCTCTCCCTCTCCTACTACAGAAATAATGTCTGTTTCCTTGATAGGAGAAATCCTAAAATCTTCATTTGTTTCTTTGCTTCCCCAATCAGTAGTGATCGCTTCTACTTCCGTATAGGTGTAAGTCCTGACAAGAATAGTTCTTTTAACAGGTATTCTTGGCGGTTTAAAACCGTCTGGATTGTCTGTCCAGTAATTTATAGTTGATTCGAAATACATACTGTCATTAGATTAATGATTGTAAAATAATTCCTTTTGTAAAATCGCATTCTTCGCTACCTCTTGGAATGATAACGAAATTCTTAGACGGTGATTCCATCTTAAAATTGTAGGTTATTTCCGGGTCGGGAAGGAAAGATGCTTTTTCTATGTACAGAAACTTTTTGGCTTTCTTTCTCCATGCGGAAAAATCATAGGAGAAAAGCGGTATCCCTTCTGCCGACAACAAAGACATCCAGTTTCCCCACATATCCATTACAAGAAGTCCTGCTGTTGCCTTGAAGCTGTCGCCGGTATTTAAAGTAAAGTTCATTACATGGTTGTAACCGTCTTTGATACACTCTGCAAGCTCCCTCCCAAATTCTGAATGATTTTTTAATGTGACTGCAAGAGTGAGATGCCCGGTTTCATATATCTCATCACATCTCATGGCTCTTGCGTCACTGTCTAAAGCAACAAGGACATCTTTTGTGATTCCGTCATTCTTCCCCATCTTCCTTTTTATTAGGGATAAGAAGAACAGATGGTACGCCATTGCAACCTTGGTTCAAAGGTATCTCATTCCATTTGCCTTTTGTAATGGATTTCACTTTCAAAAATATATCCAAAGGAACTCCTAACATTAATGGTTGCGGTTTATAGGAACGATCCTTTCTCCATTTTGCCATTTGAAGCTCGATGTTTGTTTTTACAGCTTCCATAGAAGGCAAATAGGATTCCAGTCCTTCTATTTTGTTTGCATTGAAAAGTGATATTTTCCCATTTTCATGAGGAACAATGATATAAAATTTATTCTTTTTCATCTTCTTAGTTTTTGATGTTGCAAATGTAACAGTATAATGTTACATAATTGCTCTTTTATAGTTAAAATACGTAAAATTGTCAGTTTTTCTTTCTTTTGTTTGTTACTTATAAAGGCGATTCTTCTGTATTTATGTGACAATAAACCAGTTCTTCCTTTGCCCTTGTAATAGCAACGAACTTCAAGCAATCCTCTGCATACAAGGCTTTAGGTGTCTTTGCAAACTTGGAAGGAATTAATTCAGGATTTAAAAAGAAAACCCGTTTTGCTTCCAACCCTTTGCTTTTGTGTATGGTAGAAAGAATGATGTCGGTTTTATCGTCAGAGAAAATGTTTTTGATCTTTTGTTTCAAAGCTAAAAAAGAACCGGGGAAACGTTTGTACAGGGTTTCAATGATGGAAACTTTTTCTTTCAACGCTACATAAGAAGCATTGTTGATAATAGCGATTTCGGATAAACCTCTTTTTTTTAATTTAGAGGCTTTGTCCTCCAATAGGAGGTACAGGTCATCTAAACAGCTTTGATTATCCATCAGCCGACAAAGGTTTTTCCCGAAGTCCCGTCCCATGATGGATGCTTTCTTTCCCTTTTCCAGTAACATAATAAAAGCAACGACTAATGGAAAGTTGTTCCTACAAAGAATGAAATCCCCACTTTCGGCTTCAAAGATGTCACCACTTCTTACAACACCTTCTTTTGCTGTAGCAGTACATTCCGTGCCGGGGAACACTTCGTTTGCTTTTTCAACAATTTTCTTTGCACATCTGTAAGTAACAGAAAGTGGGAGACAAATCGTATTAGGCATTTCTTTTATGGAATTAAACACGTCCAAGTCAGAACCCATAAAATTATAAATAAGCTGTTTTGAATCTCCTACAGCAACAAATCTTCCTCTTGGTTTGATATATCTTTGTAAAATTTCCTTTTGAAGTGTGAATAAATCCTGTCCTTCATCTGCCATAACAACTTGATACTTAGGAAAGTTCATTTCATCCACAAAATTATATGGAATCCATAACATATCTGGAAAATCCATTTTGAAAGATTTGTTGTCTTGTATTTTGGCACAATCCTTTCTCCATCTTTCATTGATTTTATTCAGATCATTTATCATTGAATCTTCATAATCCAGATCATATTCAATGCAAAGCGCAGAGACATTTCTTTCGTTGATTTCACAAAGCGACAGCCTAATCTTTTCCCACAATTCTTGTAAGGTAAAATAATATCGCATTTTCTCTTTGTACTCCTTTTTTCTAAAATCAAATAATTCCATACAAAGAGAAAAGCATTTGTTTTCTTCAAGCTGCATTCGGAATCGAAAATTTTTCATTAATGTACGAAGCCCCATTGAATGAAAAGTGTTGCACTCTACTGTAGTAGGTAGTTTTGTTTTTAGCTCTTCTGCAATACTTTTGTTAAAAGCCATAAACAAACAACTTGTACCTTCTTTTGTCCGATTGCATAACTCTTTGAGTGTAAATGTTTTACCGCTACCCGGTGCAGCTTCTACTACTATGTTTTTATTGGTATTTTCGTAAGCATCGAAAATAGCCAATTGATACTTGCTCCATTCCATAATTCTTTTCGCTTGCTTTGTTGTTATTAGTCTTCTTTTTTTAGATAGTGCAGGAACTCAAATGGTTCTCTTATACCATCTAAATATTCTTTGTCCCATTCGTTATCGTACGCTTCCCTTTCAAAAGAAATGTTTCTGTAAGCCTCTTTAAAACTCTTGTATTGAATTAATCTTACAACCCATTCTATCCCATACCACAAAAAGAAAGGTAGGACAAGAAGCTCTATTTGCTGTTTTAGATGAATTGATTCATGGTTTATTATTCTTTCTGCCAATAGTTTATATTCTTTCCTTGCAAAAATAAAAGGAAAGACAGTCATTGCTACATATCCCTTGAAAGGGATCAGCTTATTATACACGACGATCTTTTTCATATTTACTGAATTTTTTGTAATCCGCTAAATAGTCGGCAATGAAATTTCCACAAACAATAGGATCATTGTAATCTTTCTTATGTCCCGGAATCCATTTAACCTTTATCCTTAGCTTTGCGTGTTTCAAGACTTCCATGAAGATTTTGTCCCACAAGTCCTGATTCTCTACACGCAAGTCTTCTTTCACCCAGTCTACGAATCTGTATTTTAACTGATCAGCTACGTATTGACTATCTATATAGAAGGTAACGGTTGCTCTTAAATCCTTTCTAATAGCCTTTAAAGCCATCAGAACAGCTTCCGTTTCCCTTCTGCCTATGGTGGTATGAGAAAATCCTTTTCTTATGTGATATTCTTTGTCTTTCCATTTGATGTAAACGGCAGACCCACCCAGTCTTTTAGGATGTTTTGCATAACAACTGCCGTCTGTCCAAACTTCAAGAACTTTTCCTTTTCTTTGCTTTTTCGCCATAACTTTTTAAAATCATCAGACTTGAATCGTCCTCAAAACCCTTATTCAACATATCGGTTACCGATTTCTTGTTTTTCAACATTTCCCATAAATCCTTGTCTATGGTAGAAGATGAAAGCAAGTATTGGATTGTGACCGGATTTTCCTGTCCGCTCCTTTCCAATCTTCCTATTACCTGTACAAGATCGCTTGGACGAGGTGGCAATTCCAAAATAGCCATGTTTGAGCAAACCTTTTGAAGTCCATCCACCCCTGTACCCAGACATCCCATATTGGCAAATAGAAGTCTTTTGGAAGGATCGAAAGAAAAGTCAGACAATACCTTTTCCCTTTTCTTTCCGGTCGTCTCACCTATGACAAGCAGGCTGTTTTTGAAAAGTTTCTGAATGTCTTTCAAAATAGTGGAATGAGAACCGAATACGAGTAATTTATCATCTTCGTTTGCTTCCAGCCATTCTTCTATCCATTTTTTGATTGCTTTCACCTTTCCTTCCAAAGAAAGCTGCTTTAGAAGATTCATCTTTACCAAAAACTCCGCCCTTGCGGCTTTTTCTACCTTTTCTTCATCCTTGAAATGATTGAAGATAAATTCCAGCAAGTCTTCTTCCGCAGCCTTATAAGCCTTCTTGTTGGTTATCTCGCATTCCACCATGTTTTCGGTTACAGGCGGAAGCTCTTTTAAAGCATCCCGTTTACTTACATGGAAATAGCAACATTTGATGAGAAGGTCGTTCAGTTCCTTGATATTGGATGCACCTGTCACATCCATTCCAAAAAAAGTTTCTTTCATGTTGCAATATCTTTCAAAGAAATAGTGATGGTAAGGGTCATCCGGCGCAATCTCTTTCAATCTTCCTATAAGTGCAAGTATGTTCAACAGTTCTGACGGACGGTTCATGATAAGCGTACCGGTTAACCCTATGATGGCAGAGGATTTTCCCGTCAACTTTTTGAATGTTTTACTCCGTATGGATTTCCTGTTTTTCAGAAAATGGATTTCATCGGCTATGATAAGAGAGAATGTCTTTTTCTTCATCCCGTCCAGCCTTATTTCGATAGAGGTCTTGCCGTTCTTTTCTGTTCTTCTCCCCAGAATGTCGTAATTGATCACAAGAACATCGGCATCAAAATCTTCTGCCGGTGAAGTAGTGGAAATGACAGATACCCGTCTATTGGGATTTGTTTCTTTCCACTCTCTCAACCAACCGGATTTCACAGAAGCCGGACATACCACCATACAAGGAAAAAGATCAAGCATTTCTGCATAGAAAATGGACGAAGCGGTCTTCCCTGTTCCGACCGAAGAACCGTTTACATGGTTTCCGTGATTGATAGCGTAATAAAGATAGTCCATTTGATAGCTTCTCGGCTTTTTTAAGAGAGAAAGTCCTTCTATCAATAGTTCTATATCCTTTCTTGATAAAAGTTCCTTAAAAGGCTTTATTTCAGCTTTACAACCTGTACGGACGATAGAAAGGGGATCAACTTCTTTTATTCCAAAATCCGATACAAATTCTTTGAGCAGAATTTCTTTTGCAGGGTCAGATTTGATATACAACTCCTTGTTGGTGGCATTTCTTTTGTAAGAAGAAATGAATTTAAGCCTATGCAGAGCTTCCTTGTCCAATCCGGCAAAATACCAATAATCTTTTTCCTTGTAGTAGTATGTCATTGATTTAATTTTATGTATTTACCTGATAATGATAAATTTTTGAGAATATTGTCAGCTTTATCCCCATAAGCAACGAAACAATTATTTGCATTAGGGCTTCTCCCTTCTTCCCCATTTATATCAATAAACTTGATTCTTTTCCTTAGAAAATAAATAGAAGTAGCTTTATCCCATACAAATTCATGAAACATTGTGTTTCCCACCTTTGAATAAATAAGAGCTATGCCGTTTCCATATTCAGAAATTTTCTTTACAAATAGTTTGAGTTCTGGTTGAGAATAAGGTGGATTAAGAAACACAAACCCTTTCCAATCCTGTACAAGTCCATCATCTTCTTTGGTAAAGCATTTCTTTGCAGTGTACCAATCTTTTTTAGGAGCACAAAGATCAAGATCAAAATCATTTCCTAACGCTTCTATAATGTAAGGTGGCGTGTACCATTCTACTGTTGCTGATTTACCACCTCCAAATTTTGTTTCAAAATTAGTGTTCATTTCTTTCTATTGTCTATAAATTCAAAATAATACTTGTCATTCTTACACTTAATCTTCTTTATAATGCAAAAATTCTTGATATTGACCTTTCCGTCTTGTTCCAGTTTGTCAAATATGACTTCAAAGAGTAGGGAGATAATTTTGTCTACAGACCGCATGGAAATAAAACTTCTGGCATTTGTTCTAAACCCGGCTTTATTCAATGCTTTCATGAAGTTGAAAGTTACCTCCCTGTAAATCTTATTCATTCGTTTTTATGTCAAATTAAACTACTCGAATTGATCGTCTTCATTAGGATCATAAGTTTCTTCATCCTCGAAGTCATTGATCCAGTCTTCTATATCTCTTTCCATCCTATTTTGATTTCAAATTCTTCCGGCGTCAAAATAGGAATGTTCAAATCCTTTGCTTTCTTTACTTTGGATGAAGAACTTTCTTTGTCTTTCGTTACAAGTATTGTTGTATTTTTAGATACACCGGAAACAATTTTGTGGCCTTCTTTTACAAGACGTTCTTCCCACTGTTTGTTTCTGAACCCTGTAAAGCAAACTGATTCGGGATTGTCGTTTTCCACCGTTTCTTCTTGGATAAAAGAAATAGAAACAGGTGTACCACTGCAAAGATCAAAGAATGTCTTTAGTCCGTCATTGAAAGCCTTTGCAGTAGTCTCGGCAATACCATCAATAGAAAGCAAGTCTTTCATAGGAACTTCCTCGTTTTCGAACATATAGTCTATCTGGTCTTTGGTGAGGCTGTTGAAAATCATCTGGCAAGTCTTTTCTCCTATTACACCACCGAACACATTGTAAGCAGTCAGAACTCTTGCAAAAGGAACTCCATCGTCTACATAGGAATCAAATTGCTTTCGCAGTTTTTTGGAAAGACTTTTACCTATTCCTTCGATCTTTTCAAGCTCCTTTTCTGTTGCGTTTATGATGTCCTCGACAGAGAAAAGTCCACCTTTATAGAGTTTTCTTACAGTTGCTTCCTGCATCTCTTCCGTACCCAATGTAGCAAAGAAATAGACAAGTTGCTTTATCGCTTTTTCATCACAATTAGGATTTAAACAAACAAGGTCGGTTAGGGTTGCGTCCCATTTCAAAGGTTCTCCACAAGAAGGACAGAACATCATGCTGTCACACATCCCCTCAAAGCACTCAATACTGTATTTCAGTGTTTCCAAGTGTTTGGGAATAACATCTCCACTTCTTGTAACCACTATATAGGCATTAGGGCAAATATGGTTGTCTGTAATGTATTTTGCATTGTAACCGGTACAGCGTGTGACTGTAGCTCCATCAAACTCAACCGGTTCAAAAACAATTACAGGCTTACTTTTGCCATCTTTTGAAATACCCCATTCAATAGAAGTAACTTTGGTTGTGTATCTTTCTTGCCAGTCGGGATTTTTGTAAGCAATCGCGTAACGCGGATTCCCATTGGGAAGTCTACCCAAAGCATTACGAATATTCTTGTCGTCCACTTCAATTACAAGGCCGTCACATTTAAAGTTTTTGGTAAGATCAAACAGTTCATTCAAGTAATTGAAAGCGGATTTTTCATCATCAAAAATAGAAGCAGAAGTCACCCAGTATTGTGTTGCATACGGTTCGTAAACATTGTAAAGCTCTGCAAGCTGCAAAGATTTGTCCCTATCCAAATCCATAATACCATACCGGATATAGGCGGTATTCCCTAAAACCTGCGGATTCATTTCGTCCGCATTGAAAGCGCCTGCCACAGAATTTCTTGCACTTTTGTAACCAAGAGGTTTTACGTTTTTCAAAAACATACCGACAGGAATAATGGCTTCACCAAAAGTAAAGCAAGATTTCTTTCCCATAGGGTTGCCATGGTTGACATATTCGTAATGCCGATCACTTCTTTGTCCTTCTACTCCGTCACCTCTTGTCCAGCATTCATTTGTCGATTCGTCCACCAAAAGGGAAATGCCGTCATATTTAGGTGTAATGACAATTTTGTCATTTGGGTGAAGTTCCCATACATCTTTGACCCATCTTCTGATCTCACTGATTGTTTTTACCTTTTCCAAAGAAAACATAGGATATGGCAACTTTTCCATCCGGTCACCTTTTTTGTTTTCTTCAATGATAGGCTTTGTCAGGATTTCGCTATCAGGATATTCCTTTTTCAATTGATCAATCAAAAGATCATACTCCTTATCGCTCATAATAGGAGCACCTTCTCTGTATTTTTGGTTGGCTTCTATGATTTTGCCTTCCAGTTCTTTTTGCTTCTTTGTCATGATTTTTATTTGTCTAAGAATAAAAGGAATGCTCTGGTATTCTCTACAGAATCACACTTGTTTTCTTCTTTTTGCTTGCCCTTGATTTCTATCAAAATCTTATAGGCTTCCGGGAAGTTGTCTTGCAATTGTTTTTCTGTTTTGATATGATTAAGAGCGCAAGCAACCCTGTTTCTGGTTTCGTTTTCCAGCTTTTTAAGCTCATACGCTTTCTTGCTCCATTCCAAAATATCTTTTTCGAAATAGCGTTTCAAATCGTCCATGTATTCATCCCAGAACATCTTGGGCATCCCTATTCCATCCAAAGGAATAGCCTTATAGATGGTTACATTCTTTGTTTTTAGAAGTTCGTTTGTCGGGATATTTTTGTAAAACAAAAGTGGTTGCATGGACGGATATCTGTCTACAATGGATTTTATTTCTGGCGGAAGAATAGCATCCACTCTATCTTGCAATTGTGTTCCAATTCCCTCCAAATAATCACTTAATTTCTTTTCTACTTTTTGGACAAATTGATTTCTAATCATTTCTTTGTCCGCTACTAATAGTTTAGCCATAATCTCAAATTCTTTTCGTTACTTTTAATAATACAAACAATGCAATCAGAATCGTAAAAGCACCTATTCCCATTCCTCCTAAAAAAGAAAGTAATCTGTTGGGAGCTGCTTTTACCTCTTCTTTCAAGTTTCCGTTTTCTTCACTTATCTTGGACAGTCTTTCTTTGAGGCTTTTTACAACCAATTCCAGACTATCGCAAGAAGCTGTTACAATAATGGTGTCACCTACTTTCTGAACAATCACATTTGCTTGTCCCTTGCTTGTTTCCCTCTTTTCCCCATCTTCCATTTTTTGAGGATTGATAGTGAGGTTTACAATTGAATAGGGAATCTTTACAAGCGTGTCTGTCAGTTCTCTTTCCCAGAATAGGGAATCTTTTAATGTGAAGTTATAATTTGTCTTTTGGGAAGGGCGGGATTTGCACCCACCCAAACCAATAAAACAACAAAATAACAAACAAAAAGCAATTACCGAATTTCTTTTCATCATATACTTTCTTTTATGATTGCCGATTTCAAAAATCCTGTTATTCCTATCCTTAGGGATTTCAGTTTTCCATTTCGAATAACATCCAGCTCAATGTTTCTAAAATCCCTTGCCACCCTCACACTTTTGATTGTGGCTTCTTCTATTCCGGGAAGTTCTATTGTCTTATCTCTCAATCTGTTTAGGATACAGTTATTCTTCGAGTTCATGCGGTTTTAATACGCTTTTGTAAATCACGAAGTTCTCATGTCCGAAACTGATAGAGACGGAATCACATTCTTTTACCCATCCCCTTATTGTTCCTTCCGAATAATTGGAAAGGTTGGCTTTTAGAATAATATCTGTAATGTCCCTTCCAATTGCTTCGTTTTGGTAAAAGTCCCTTGTCTTCCCGTTGAAGTTGTCTAAAAGGATGGCTCTTTCCATCTTTCCGTCTGCCGACATAATAGCAAGAACAGGCTTCTTTCCTATTCGTTGCATATGACTGATAGCTATATAAGAATTACGTTCCATGGTTGATATTTATTTTATGTTCAACACGTTCTTAATTGTTTTCTCTTGATAGAAGCGTTTTCTATCCTCACTTCCGTCTTTCTTTGAAAAGTCGTTTGCCCTTTTCTTTAACATCTTCGCTTTGTTCTCGGTGGACATCATTTTAAATTCTCCTATGGAAATATCGGGAACTGTTTCGTTCTTTTCTTCTTCATAGGAAACTTGAATGCCACATACCGGACATTTGGGAAGATTTGAAGGGACAAGTTTATTGTACCGAAAGACGAACTTTGCATTTGTCATGGGAGATTTTATCCCAAACCTTTCGCAGTTTTCATTATCACAATAAATTCTTATCATTTTGAATCTGTTTGATTTTGTCCTTCAAAAGAGAAAGTTGCTTTTCCACTTCTTCCAGTCTTGAAGGATCATTTACATTGCTTTTGAGGTAGGAAAGATCATGTTCGATACTTTCCAGTCTGTCTAAGAAAGACAAGACAAAAATATTCAAATACTTACCGTTTGCCATAGTCGAAATTATTTTGTTTGTTACTTATAACGGACGCAAATGTAACAGTATATTATTACATCACCAAGCATTTTTGTACATTTTTGTCTTGAAATTGTCAGATTTCTAAATCAGACCTTTCCGTCTTGCATATTCGGCAATCAGAATACCATCCCTGTCCGGGTGTTTTAGAAGCACTTCCGGGAACAACCTTTTCCCTATATCCAAAGAAGCCTTTTTAAGCTCCGGTGCGCCTGTAATTCCCTTTGGCAGTAGCTCTCTTTGCCATTCCTTGGAATCCACAAAAATATACGGTACTTGGTAAAGCTCCAATACAGTCAGCTCTGCTTCCAACGCACGCATGGCAGAACAAGTTGCCTCAAAGCGTGCAGGATTCTTCATGGGACGTTCAACAATCGCAACGCATGGTGCGTGTTCCTGTAAATCTGCAATAATTTCTGCCAATACTTTTACATCCACACGAGAGATGTTTTTCTTTGCTTTTGTGTAATCCTGACCGGAAATAACAGGTGTTTTTACCATGTTGTAGTAGGTAAGATCTTCCCCTACTATTCCAATCGAGCCGGTCACACCATTATCTATTCCAATATAAAATTTCAATTCTGTTTCCTTACTCATTGTTCAATACGGCTTACGCCGTTCTCCTTTACTATTTTAAGCGTTTTGCATGAAGCGTTTTCATTCGAAATATGGGTGGTAACCAAAATAGGATATTGGATAAACTCCAACGCTTCGATCACATCATACAGGCTTTCTTTCGACAGCCCTTCCGTGATTTCATCAATGGATAGGAATTGCAGTCCTCCCCATTTGTTTGTTTCGTTTATCATATTCTGGATAGCAATGATAAGGGCTATTTCCACCCTTGCGCGTTCTCCACCGCTGTAGTACCAAAAGTTTTCCGCTTCGTCCCGGACGACATACGGTGTTATTTCTTCTTTGATGTCCCCGTCCGCTTTTGTCTTAAACCCTTCTATCAAGATACGAAGGTCGCTATTTTCCGCTTTCAGAATGTTATTAGCTCTCGATTGGATATTTTTCAACTGTTCCAATGCAAGGTACATCTTGAAAGACTTAAACCTACCGATCCATTCTTTTTTCTTGAATAGAAGTGCGTCCAAATCGGAAAGCTCCTTGTCATATCCGGCAATCGAAAGCATAGTATCTTCTATTTGTTTCTCTTGTGAAGACACATCCACTTTCGTAGCTTTTTCTTTCTTGATTTCCTTTATCTGCTTTTCATTGTTTTTAATATCGATCAAGTTGGATTCAATCTTTTCAGACAAGATTTTCTTTTTCCTTTCCAAAGAAGAAATAGTGCTTTTGATACTTTCAATATCATCATTGATCTTGTAAATAGATGTATTGATTTCCTGTGCCGACTGACGAATCTTGTCTATTTCATCCTCTTGCTCGTTTTTTATTTGGATGAAAGAAGAAATAAGGTCTTCGTATTCTTTCAAAGATTCGTCCAAAGTCTCCATCTCGGAAACAACTTCTTTCTCCTGTTTTCCGATTTTCACTTTCTTCTTTTCCTCCTGCTCCAGCGTAGTGTCTTTCAATGTAAGGAATTTGTGCTTACATTTTGGACAAGTAATTGCACCGGATAAGTTTACAAGGACTTTTCTAAGGGACACTTTCAAATCGTCATGGATTTTTGAAAGCTCTTCTTTCATTTCCAAGACTTCATTCTGATTTGCTTTTGCTTCTCCCAATTCCTTTTTAACGGATTCGATTGTCTCTTGTATCTCTTTGGTAGAAGGCAGGCAGTCTTTCTTCTTTTCTTCCTCTTTCAAAAGGTCTTCCAGCTCTTCCAAAGCGGAATTATTTTCTTTTATGCTTTTGTCTGCACGACTAATTTCATACCGGAAAGAATCAATTTCTTCTTTCAGAGACTTTATCATACCTTCTCTTTTTTCGATACGAAATAGTTTGTCGGCTTCAAAGTCAAAATTGGCAGCATCTTCTATTACCTGTTTTAGTGCGTCCACACTGCCTTCTGCACGATCCCTTTTACTTTGAATAGCAAGTTTTTGAGAAGATAAAGTGTCCAGTTCTTTTTGAATGATGTCTTTTGCTCCATCCAAAAAGTCGTAATTGATAAACCGGCTGATAAGAGCCAATTTATCTGTATTGGAGCTTTTAAAGAACGATTTGTAGTATTCCTTGCAGATAAGGAAATAGCTTTTTAAATCTTCCGGTGAAATGGCAATCCAAGAAAGGATATAGTTATTTCCATCTTTTACGGTAGCAAGTTCTACCGGTTTACCGTTCAAAGACACATTTAGTTTACTGCTTCCTTTTAAGGGCAAAATACGCTCGATAGAGAGAGTTTCTTTTCTTATTGGACACTCTATATCCAATAATACTTTTGCTTCCTTCTCACCCCTTCTAATGAGCTTTTTATCCACACTGCTTCGGTAATTGTTCCCGGTAATGGCAAAATAGACAGCTTGCTGCATGGATGAATTATGGGTAGGAATGTAGTTGTTTGTGACAAACATGCCGTCTTCACCGGAAACAGTTATGCACTGTTGTTCTTCCGCGCCCAAACAAGTAAAAGCGATCATCTTCCGGGAAGATTTACCCAAACATTCCGGCACTTCAAAAAAGACTTCTTCGTTTTTCGATCTTTTCATGATTTCTTCAAGCGGGATCACATGCCAGTCTTCGTCTTTATGCAAATGTACTTTCCATAAATGACTTCTGTTGCATTTGACTTCCGTCCCGTCAGAAAACGTAATCTTATAAGCAACATCAATGTCATGAAAAGGGATTGCTCTTACTACTTGATACTCACCGGAAGGATGAAGGATAACATCTCCTACCTTTATTTCTCTCATTTTTACAAACCCATTAGGAGTAAGGATGTCTGCATCCATTGTTAAGGCTTTCCCGCTACCATTACTTCCTTGATTGTCGTCTGTTTTATTTAACCCTACAAGTGCAGTTACCCCATCTTGAAATTCGTATTTAAAGTGTTCGAATGACACGAAATTTGTTGCTTCAATTCTAATCGGCTTCATTTTCTTCTTCCTTGTTTTCAAATGTTGTTTCTTTCTTTCTGAACGTATCAAGAACATCCTTCTTGATTTTCCCAAACAGCTTTGCATCTTCCAAAAGACGTTTTCTTGTTTTCGGGAAACCGAACCCTATCTTTTCTTCACCATAATAGATGTAAGTCCCCTTTTTGGAAAGTACACCCAAATCAAGTCCCATGTTCACAATTTCCATCACCTTGTCAATCCCTACCCCGAACCGGATAATGATTTGACATGCTTTAAAAGGCGGTGCAACCTTGTTTTTCTTACAGGTTATCTTCACCTTGTTGGAAACTTGTGTTTCCCCTTCCTTTTCAGAACCCACACGAGCAAGCTCAATTCTCTGGCTTGTATAGAAAGGAATGGCAAACCCTCCCGGCGTTGTGGTGGCAGCACCGTATCCGCCTATGTTAGACCGGATTTGATTGATGCAAAAAAGGATACATCCAGTCTGCTTACAGATGTTCTTTAGGATATTTACTTGGGAACTTAAAAGGCGAGCTGTAAGTCCTATATGCGCGTCCCCTGCCTCTCCATTCAAAAGAGCGGTAGGAACAAGTCCGGCAATGGAGTCAATCACGACAAGTCCGATAGATTCTTCATTGCACATTTCCTTTGCTATTTCAAGCACTTCTTCTGCGGTAGAAGGCTGGGAAAGGATAAACTTGTCGGGGGACAAATCAATTCCTATCGCCTGCATGTATTTTGGATCAACAGCGTTTTCCGTGTCAAGATATCCTACCGCTTTTCCTGTTTTCTGCACTTCCGTTGCCAAATGGAAAGCAATACTTGTCTTGCCGGAAGAAAAACCTCCGTAAGCTTCCACAACACGTCCTTTTGCCCATCCACCACCAAGTATTTCGTCCAGCAAATAAGAACCGGAATGAACAAACTCAATGTCCTGTCTTTTGCCCGCTACAGCATCCTTACCAAAACGATCTTCTATTCTTGAAATAAGATCACCTAAACGATTGGGTTTCTTTTCTTCTACAGGTTGTTCGTCTGTCACAACAAGAGCTTCTTCTATCTTTTTAGTTTCCTTTTTCTTCGCCATAAAGCAGTTTGTTTAAAATTTCCTTTCCTTCTTTTTCATCATATCCGTTTTCTTTGCAGAAAGACGAAAATCTGTCTTCTATATCCTTTTTCTCCAAAGTCTTTACCTCTACGGTAGGAGCAAGGACTTCCTTTATTTCTATTTCCTTGAATTTCTTTTTGATGTCCACACCTTCTTTTGTAAAAGCATCTTTATCAAAAGCATCAAGTGAAGATTGTTCTCCCCAAACCTTTACCCTTACACGAGCGGTAGGGTTTTCTTTCTTGAACTTGTTAATAAGTGCCACCGCTTGCTTGTGTGGTGTTTCTTCTAAGTCAATTTCCAGTTTTTTGAATACTGTTCCTTTTGTGGAAGGGATAAGATCGACTTCCAAATCAGAATCCAGAAGCCAAAAACCCTTCTTTTCATCTTCCCCAAAATTGTTCTGTTGAACACTTCCCAAATGGTAAATGTTACTGCCTACACGTTGGTAATTATGATAGTGTCCCAAATACACTTTTTTAAACATCTCGAACATGGAAGGCTTTAGTTCGCTTTTTACTTCTGTACCGTCCATGTTCTTGCTACCGGTTACGGCAAAGTGCCCGAATAGGATGTTCTTCTTTCTCTTGTCCCCGATTTCTGCCAATTCGTCAAGTAAAATGTCATCAGTGAAAAATGGCAGGAAAAAGCAATAAACCCCTTCTATCTGCATACCGTCCAATTCTTCCACCAAAGTAAAAGAAGGATGATGCTTGAAAGCTGTAAGAAATGACTTTTGACTTGAATAGGATGTTTTGTCATGATTACCGGGAATACAAATTATTTGATGTCCGTTTTCGTCATACGCTTCCAATATTTCGTGAAGCGTAGAAAGGCACACCTCCCTTTGAGATACCCTGTTGTCAAAAACATCACCCAGCCAGATATGGGTTTTAATACCCTTTTTACCGGCTATTTCCATTTCTTCCAGCAAAATATCTTTTATGGTAGAAGCATTTCCCTCTGACAGATGATGGTCGGTTGAGATTATAGCTAAATATTTTTTGCTCATTTGTTGTTTTGTTAGAAAGGAAGGGGACTGTATTTCAAGTCCCCAAACCAAATTAGAAAAATATGAAAACTAAAAAAAGAAGAAATTATTTCTTTTTCATTCTGGCTTTCAGCTCTTGCAATCTTGCTTTAGCCTTTAGAAATTCTTCGTCCTTGTCCGTAGCATCTTCGTCAATAGGAGATTCTTCTTTGGGTTCTTCCTCATTTTCCGGTTCATCGTCCGATTCCGGTTCAGATGCCGTTTCTGTGGAAGTTTCATCTTCTTCCGGGAAAGGAAGTGCCTCTCCAGCTTGTGCCAAATCATACCAAGAACGAACCTCTGCTATTGTCAGATCGTCCGGCAATTCAGCTTCCGGGTACTCTTCTCCAATATAGTCTTCCAAGAACTTTTTCATCTTTGAAAGGGGAGGGTAAGAAGCGACTTTTGCTGCTTTTTCTTTTGCCGGTGCACTTGCCGGAGCTTTCTTTCTTGGAGCAGGTTTTTCTTCTTCCTCATCTTCGTTTTCCGGTTCTTCCGCTTTCTTTGACTTAGAAGTGGATTTTGTCTTTTTGGGAGCTTCATCTTCCCCCTCATCGTCTTTGCTACCCTCTTCCGGGATCAATGCAGCCATCTCCTCTATTTCAGTAAGGAAGCCATCATCAGCAAAAATATCGTATCCGTTTTCTTCGTCAAAACGCTTCAACCCGTCAAGAGCCATATTGAAATCTTTCTGTGAATAAACATCCTTGTAGATTTCTTCCAGCGTAGGAACTTCATTCAAGAAATACTCCATATCTTCATCAGGAATAACAGTTTCTTCAAAGAACTCATCCCAAGTTTGTCCTTTTTTCGGAATACCGGCAGACAAAGAGTAGGTTTTCTTTCCTTTATCATCTTCCCCCATTGTGATCACAAGCGGGTATGCTCCTTCCAATTGAGAGAAAATATCGAAAGAAACCGTTTCATCGTCCGACATTTCAACCGAAATTTCCTTTATGCGGTTCATCCATGTTCCGTACAATTGCAAACGGGCAAAGTCTTTTGTTCCTTGGTACACATAGCAAACATACGCCAAAGACGGGTTGATACCCCATACGAACTTGTTTCCTTTTTTGTACCCCATAATAGGGTTAAGGAATTTTCTGCGTTCTGTATCGTCCTGGTATTCTTCGGAAGCCTTTTTTCTCACATAGTCGCAATACAGGACAATAGGGTCTTTCCCTTTCAAAAGATTCTTTCCGTGAATGTCGGCGCAGAAAACATTCTTGTCTTTTACCTCTTTGCCGGTCACCTTACCGTTCGCATCATAAGTAGGAACTTCTACACGCAATTTGGACATCTTACAAGCTACATAAGCCTTTCCCATTGCTGGAACGACACGAAATACGTTCTTTCCTTTCTGAACAGTAGCAAAGCCTGTATAGCTCTTACTACCTTTGTACATTGTCTTTTCAGCCTGTTTTACTTCTGCTTCTACATCTTCAATTGATTGCTTCTTGAATTTCGATTTGTCAAATTTCATAATTCTTTTTAATTTAATTGATTGATAAATAAATCGTTATTTCTCTTTTACCTGTTTTAAAAACGCTTCAATAATCTGCTTTTGTTCTTTTTCAAACATACCCACAAATTCTTTAAAAGAAACAGGTTTATTTGCCTTGTCTTCTGTCTCAAAATAGGGTACTCTTTCGGCAATTCCTTTTAAGTCTATACCATAGGCTTCTGCCGTTTCATACTGCTTGCCCGTTTCCTTTGCTGTTCTGATTCTGTACAAATCCCATAGAAATGGTGCATTCGTACATTGAACGATTTTAAACTCTTCCGTTAGTTTGATTTCCATATTATTCTTTCTCTTTTATGATTAAAAATGTATTGATTTCACCTTCTACCAAATTGTCCAGAAATTCTTCCGGTGTTACCTTCGGGACAAGTCCCGTCAACTTTTTGTCCTTTGACTGCAACGCCCAATAGAGACTGTCTATTTCTGCCAAATGCTTTTTCTTTTTGACCAAATCCTTTTGCATGGCATGTAGCTCTGGATTGATTGTCAAAATATCATCCAAAGAACTTTCCGTAAGTTTCACAAGTCCTATGTCTTCCACTTTAACCTTTCCACCGTTTACAATAGATTCACGTCTTATCTGTGTAGCAAGTTGTGCTTTATAGACATTAAATTCCACTTTTGCAGATTCATACTCTGATTCTGCTTGTGCTCTAAGAAGCCCTACTTTGTTCAACAGGACGGAACAAGTGGCGATTTCCCCATACAAATTTGCATGGTCTATGGAAGTCACCGCATCCATGTCCAATTCGTTTTTCAAATCATTGGAGAGTAAAACTATTACTTTATCTCCAATATTCCTTACAAGTTTCATACTCCAAGTTTTATAAATTTACTGTTACTGTTTACTTGCAATACATATTCTTCTTTAAACTTGTCAAAGTTAGCCTTTCCACTTAGAAGAAGGATGCTTTTCTTTGAAGATATAAAGAAGTCTGCGTTCTCCTCGTAATCGTCAGGGAAAATAACCACACGAAGGAATTTGTAATTGCTTTCAAGCAAGAGGTTGGCAAACCGTCCTTTCTTTCCTTCTCTTTCCTCCACTTCCAAAACATAACCGCCTACCATAACCATTTCATAGGTCGATCCGTCATAGTTTTGCAAATCTTCCACATTGTAGAAAACCCCGTTTCTAACTTTTGGTTTTAGGTATTCCCTTACCAATCCTTCGTAGTCGAAGAAAGCAAAACCGGACTTGTTCTTTTGTTGTAAAAGCCACCACCAATCCTTTGCGATCTTTTTCTTTTCAAAGGCAAGAAAATATTCATCCTTTTCTTTGTCAATTTTGATCTTGTTCTTTTCCCGGTATTTCCCAAGCATAAACTCCCTTGCAGAAAAGATATTGGAAAATTCCCTTGTTTCATCCATCGTATCGAACGCACCGGAATAGATAAGATTTTCAATAACGGATTTGTTCACTGCCGATCCTTTGAATGTATGACGATCAATAAATTCAGCCAAAGAAAAATACTCCCCGTTTTTGGAGCGTTCTTCCATAATCTGATTCTGTGCCTTTTCTCCTACTTGCTTTGTTGCATTGATCGCCCAATAGATACTATTATCTTTTTTGTCCGCCACAATGTTTATATCAGACTTATTGATATTTACAGGTTTGATTTCGATCCCTTCTGTCTGCTGCATTTCATTGACGTATTGAGGAAAGTCATCTTCACTTGCACGGGACAGAGCAACCGACCAAAATTCCAAAGGATAATGCACTTTCAGCCATAAAGAATTGTAAGCATTAATGGCGTATGCAGCAGCATGACTGTTACAGGTTACAATTCCATTTGCAACAAAATTGTGATTTTCATCTTCCATTTCAATGTCATACACATCTTCATTGCCTACAAATCTTACAGAAATAACATTTGCCATTTGCGCATTGGAGCTATCATTAGCAACAAACAAAGTTTTTCCCATAAGAAACTCTGCATATACCTTCCCTTCTGTTGTAGGGAATTTATGGTTTCCTGTTGTTCTTATCTTCTTCCCATCAACAAGAGAAATTTCATATACAGGTCTGTTGCCGGAATACCTAACGTCTTTTATTTTGGAAAAATACAACGAACCATTTTGTTTCATACTTTTTGCCATAAAAGAGTTGCATTCTTGATTATTGAAAGCATGAAACAATCTTTCAACCGTTATTTCTCCAAATCCAACAACATATACTAAAGTACTGAAACTCAAACACTTATTGAACGAATACTTAGCAAATTCCTCCATCTGTTCCCAAAGAGTTTCTGCATTCTTTTCTGTTACCCCTTTGCTTCCAAATTTACCAACATATCCTTCAATAAATTTAGTTTTTAATGGAAGTAAAACATCTAACTTTTTCTTACCTAATGATTTTCTTACTTTATCACATGTAACTAAGTCAAAGTCAGCAAGTTGATTGCAAATGTTCATAATCTGTTCTTGATATACCAACACAGAATAAGTATTTTTCAGAATTTCTTCCGCTCCAATAGGATATTCCGGTTCTTTTTCTCCATTTTTCAAAGCAATGTAGTCCATGTGAAAACCATTTTCCATTGGCCCAGGACGGAACAAAGAAAGTGCTGCCACTACATCATCCATGTTTTTAGGCTTCAATTTTTGAGTATAGGCACACAATCCCTTTGCCGAAAACTGGAATATGTCACTAAGCCAACCATTTGCAAAATACCTGTAAACCTCTGGATCGTCATACTCAATATCTGAATAGAGATTGATTTTCCTACCCGTATTCTTTTCAATCAGATTCAGAATATCAGTGAATTTATCCAATTGCTCAATACCAAGAATATCTTCTTTCAAAAAACCGGCTTCATCCATTTCTCCACCTTCCCATTCACTGATAATCAAATCACCCGATTTTCTAACCGGACACCATTCGTACATTGACTTTTCTTTTGGAAAGATCATCATAGCGCAAGCATGAATAGAAGCTGCTTTTTGCTGACCTAAAAGAAGGAAAACAATATTCATCATTTCTGGATATTTATTCAGAAATTGATTTATTTCTGATCTCTTACAAGCAAGTTTCAAAAAATCTTCTTCCGTCTTTACATCTTCTATCATTTTAGTAAGCCTCCTAAGAGTAGGAACTGAAGCTCCATAAATCTTTCCTACATCATTTATAGCCTGTTTTATCTGTAAGGTAGTGTATGTACCTACAGAACAAACTTGTGAAGCTCCAAAACGATTTTCCATGTATTGTTTTACTGCCGGTCGGTATTCTCCCGGCACATCTGTATCAATATCTGGAAGGCTAGACAAAACTCTACCTTTATTCAAAAACCTTTCAAAAATCAAACCAAAGTGCAATGGATTTGTATTTACTAACCCAAACAAATAAGAAATCAAAGAGCCACTGGAACTTCCGCGTCCTCCACCTAATAAGATATTATTCTTTTTGCACCAATTGACAATATCACGCAAAATCAAAAAGTAATCAACAACTTGCCCATATTTGATTACATCTGATTCTCTTTCAATTCTTTCTACCAGTACATCCTCCGAGTAATCTTCCAAAAGTTCTGGTTTGTTCTCCAATCCTTCGTAAATCAAAGAATCAAACATATCTTCATTGGAGGTGTACTTTTTCTTTTCCTCCTTTGTCATTTCGTAACGGGGGAGATGCCGTGTATCGGTAGGGATTTCAAAGTTGCAACTCTCCGCAATCATATCGGCATTGCTTCTTGCTATCATATAAAATTCCTCTCCCTTTTCGCTGTCTCCAAATAAAGAAAGAAGCTCTTCCATGTAAGTCGCTTCATCTTTGAAATACTGGTTGCCGGATTTGTAGTTTACTTTTCCATCAATCTTATTTACAACTTCTCGAAGTATAGCGTATTCTGGCTCAATGTAATAAGCATCACAAATAGCCACAGGTTTCATTTTGGACTTGTAAAAACTTTCAAAGTTCATCAAGTAGGAAGTGTCCCTATCATTCTTTGTGTATTCCACAGTATCCGCTTGCCAGAACACATTAGGTTTACTTTTTAAAAGGATAGGAACATCTTCAAACTGTATCGTTTTCGGATCAAACACAATATACACATCTGAAACGTGTTCCGACATGTCTTTTGGGGAAGCAAACTTTCCACTATCACCACAATTCAAAACTTTATTTAATGCAAGTAGATGCTGCCAGCCCTTTTCGTTCTTTGCATAAACTTTGTAGGTATAGACGATATCCTTCTTTTCGTCCTTTACCGGGACTTCCAATCCAAACACGGGGACAATCCCTTCTGCCTTGCAAGCGTTTTGAAATTTCAATGCACCCGCCAAAGTTGCTTTTTCAACAATCCCCAATCTTTCTATTCCTAAGAATTTGGCTTTCTTTACCCAATCCGGGTACAATCCTGTACCATTCAAAAGTTCAAACGATCCATGTACTCCCAAAAAATTAGTGGAAAGACCTGCCATTTCACTTTGTCCCCTCCACTTTACCCGGTTCAGCTTAGGTTCGTTTTCCTTTCCTTTATCCAATGTGTACCATACACCGCCAAGGCGGAAGATGTAACCATCTTCTTCGGTGCGCTCACAGTCCCAACGAAAATCCTCTGAAAAGAAATATCCGTCCTCGTTAGGTTCAAAAACTTCGTATGATTTTCCCTCAAAGAAAACAGTGTAATTTTCTTTGTCGAGAGAGTATTGTATGGTATTGGAAGAAAGGTATTCTTCCAACTCATTTAAAAGTCGATCCATCATGTTTTCTTCTTTTCGTTTTCACAAGCAAACATACAACTTTTGTATGCAATCATTGTATGTTTTTACAATCCTTAACCCTGTTTTTAACCTAAGCTCATTCTTGTGCTAAGTACACTTTTTATAAACTTCAATCGATTAAAAGGAGTGTCATTTGGTACTACTTCATAAGATAATCTTCTTTCCATCAAAAACTTTCTTATTTCTGCATCCCAACATTTTCTTCTTTCTGCGTCCGCCATTCTTTCCCCATCACTCTCTACTTCCCAATAAATAGGGAAATAAAAGATAACAGGAAGGAAATATTCACTAACGTTTATAAAATCCAATTGTCTTTTCAGTTCTACATCTCTTTGAATAGAAGCAGGTATTGTTTTTGTAAACGTATGCACATCTATTATGCCTCTATCGGAAACATAGCAATCTGTGTTCAGTAGTTCCGCATACCTATCAAAAATCAGTTTTTGATTTTGGACGGAAGTAAAGGAAGGTTCTATCTTTCCTTCCTTTACCAACTGTCTTGTTATGCTATCTATCTTATCGAACCGGTCAAACGACCTGTCTTTCTTTAAAAGTTCAAACACAGAAGTCTTTCCGACACAAGAAGCACCCAAAAAAGTTACCGCCCTAACCATTACCGATTATCTCCGTCACCGTGAATTTTGTTTTCTGCCTTTCTCTTTGCCAGCTTTTCCACATTTTGCTTTGCAATGGAAATCAAAGACTGGTTTAATTCTTTCCCCTCGATATAGGTAACAAGATTCTGTAACCCTATAAGAATCTGTTCCAACGCTGTATGACAGAATTCTTTTCTCTTTTCAGGGAAAGGTTTGCTGTAATCATCATCCCGGAAGTATTTCTTCACCTGCCCGTTAATGATACCTGCCTGTTGGAGCAAATAGGAAGGACTTAATCTGTACACATCCGTATCGTCCAATTTGTGTAATTCTTCGGGGAACTCAACCGGCGGCAATTGCAATTCCTGTCTTGTCATTGCAACATACCAAAGGACGTCTCCTACTTCTTTCATGATTTCCTTTGCTTCGGCAGCATTGTCCACCTTTTCAAAAACTTCTGCCAATTCATTGGTAAGTCCCATTACTACATACGGGATAGCTACCTCTTTTGCATAACACGCTGTTGAAGCCGCGTGCGCTTCATACTCTTTAAAAGTCATAATACGAAATTTAAATTAATTGATTTATAATAACTTACCATCAAAACACATGATAAGCCTCTTTATTTTTACGTCTGAATATTTTACATCCTTTTTCTTTTTCCCCATTTTGATGCAAATGGTCTGATTCTTCATATCGTTCTTTAGAATCCGATACTCGTTGTCCTCAAAAATAACAACCTGATCTTTTCCAAACAAGTAGATCATATCCCAAAACCACTGCGAGTTTCTTTTCTGTTCATTTGCGGGATATTGGAAATTAGGCACGCCGGTAGGGTTCAGAAATTCCTTCTCATAAAAAGAAAAATATTCTTCTGCTGAAAGAAAAATGGAACATTTAAAATGCTTCTTTGCTAACAATTCAATCCGTTCCTTTTTAAACTCTGCAATGTCCTTTGCCATCTTGATAAATTCCGGTTTATCAAAAATAAGGCTTCTCACCTTGTGAGTAAAGTATTCCAACTGGAGCACCTTCAGATATTCATCTGTTGATAATTCTCTGCTTCTGTCCATGATTAATGATTTTTGTGATTTTCAACAAAAGTAGGAATAACCTACCACATTCTCTTGATTTTTGACACGTAAAAATTGATAGGATCGTACAAGTTATCCAAAACTTCTTCCAGATAATCAATATCCATATCACCGGGATCAATACCGGGTCTGTAAAGATAAGCTATCTTGGTATTAAATGACTTTGCAAGCATCAACCCTGCACTTTTGGATTCCTCGACAGTTGCATCATCATACATCAGAATCACATTCTCTATCCCTTTTCTTTCTAAATAGGATATTTGTTCTTTACTTATACTGTTCCCGAAGGTGAACACGCATTTCAAGTCCCTGCAATCCCAAAGTCTCAAAAGATTGTCTATGCCTACTTTGTCAAACAATCCTTCCACTATTATCACATCCTTTACAGTAGGAGAAAGCTCATTGTAACCACCTAATATTTTTGTAAAGTTCGTGCCTATACTGTTTTCGTATCGTAAATGCGGCTTAGTACCTGTTTCCTTTGCCCTTTCCAAATCTCTTTTATGCCACTCTTTGGAATACCTGCTTCTGCCAAGCCACCCTACCAGCTTATCGTCCATCTTCATTTTGAAGATGATGTAATTTTTCAAATCCTTTTCTAAAATAGATTTGGTTTCAGAGGGTTCAAAAAGTGCATAGTGATATGCTCTAAACCCTCTTTCGTCTAAATAAGGATCGGATTTCAGTCTTTCAAGACGAAGGGGAAGTTTTACCTCCGGCAGTTCTTCGTTTTCACCATTTTCTTCTTCTTCTTCATCTTTCAAAGGTGTAAGTTTTACACTTAATGAATTTTGGTATTCCATTCGGATAAGGTCTTTTCTCCCCACCTTGTCCAGAAAATCCTTCAACGGTTTTTTGCTACCGCATTTCCAACAGTGAAACACACCGCCGTGAGGATTCAAAAGAACACCCCATTTCTTCGATTTTCCGCAGTAGGGACAATCCATGTCCTTGTTGGAGAGCCACCCTTGCGAACCGAACATGCGAAGTCCGAACGCCGCCTTTACTTCTTCTTCATCTATCCTAATCATGATCCTAAATACTTTCCATTTTGTCTGCTTCCGTCTTTTTCTTACGTGCCTGTTTCTTTATCTCTTTCCTTTCAGAAATTTGATTGTACATCTCCATCGTTCGCCCCCTGTGATAGAAACGTCTTTTGTCGTAATTGGTAGCAATCGTAATCACTTCTTGACTTTCCTTGTAATCACGGAGCTTGTCGACATAAATACGAGCCGTTGCGTTTGCCTTTTCCTCTATTGTCATATTCAGGGTGAACACAAAAGAAAAAGGTTTTACAAGCGTTTTGTCACCTTCTGTATAAGAACGGTCAATCACCTTATCCGGGTTGTTCCATACTTCAAACGGGACATCACTTGTCTGTGTGGCCGTAATGATAGGAGCACCTATTTCATCCGCCAAGTTCTTCAAAAGCTGGGCACAAGTCTGTAGTTTTTCTTTCTTGTGATCAGGATCAGAATCTATCTTTTTGGATATACCGGTCTTTACCAAATCCAGAGAATCGAGTATTACCAATCCGGGGAACTTGCCATGTGTATTAAAATAGTCATAACAAAGCTGCCGGACATCCCCCATAGAAGCCTGCCCGAACTTTTTGAATCCATACACTTCAATGTCAGAACTAAGCTCTTTTACTTCTTTAATAGCCTGTTCTATCTTCTTTCTGTCCTTTGGACTGATATTGCCGGATTTAATGTCAGAATAGGATTGAGCAGACCATAACTGGTCGTATATTTGCATACAGGCTTTAATTCCACCTTCCAACTGGATATGAAGAACCGGAACACCTCTAATGGCAGCAGAATACCCATGCCATTTAAGAATTGAGCTCTTACCAACTCCGCTTCGAGCAATCCAAAGAGATGTATCTCCTATTTCCATACCACCAAAAGAAACATCATCCAATCTGTCCACTCCAAAAGGTACTTTTACGGGCTTTTCAGAGGCAGCATCTCCTTCCATACGTCTTTCTACCATCCGTTCATGAAAACCCCCAAAAACAGACTGAAAACCGCCTGATTTGGAACGAAACGACATTTCCAATATCCTTTGGGATTCTTCGGCATTGACACGTATTGCTTCCTCCTTCTTTCCTTCTTCATACAAGTCATGCACTTTCCTTGAAAGAAGTTCAAATTCTGTTTCCTTGACAAAAGACTGCAATTGGTCTATTGCAATTTCCCTGTCTATCAAAGCCGCCTTCTTTATTTCCTTTGCAGCGAGCTGCACGGCATCCTCGTCACATAATTTCTGACAAATAACACCGATAGAAGGCAGCTTATTCTTTTCTGTATATTGTATGATCGCTTCCCTAAGAATGAATTTATAGCCTACCCATTCTTTAGGAATCAATTCGTATTTCAAATATTCCGAAGCTATACGCATTATGACTTCATCGGAAAACATCAATTTAAAGATTTCCGCCATGAAGCCGGGATTCAGTTTACCCATGATCCATATACTTATTTATACCATATTTATACTAAAATTGTTACCTGATCCGTTTTCTTCACGAAGAGTGTAAAGTGCTAAAAATGAGCTCATTACGAGATCATCGTGTCCTGAACTCGCTTCCAATTTCCCTTTATCGCTTCTGAAAGTAACGGACGTAAACTCACTGAACATCAACTCTACCTTTTGTCTTGTCTCCCCTTCCTTGTAAGGAACTTTAATCTGTCCTCTTTCAAACATGGCAGACAAAGACGGAAGACCGGAATAGAGGTCTTTCTTGTTCCCTTCTGTTGTTGTAAACTGCTCGATATTGGAAAGACCCCTTTCTCTTGCAAGTGCAGACAAGATCCCTTGGAAACCGTTTGCCTCGCATACTATCTTGTCCGGCTTGTACAGACGGTTGAAAAGAACGATCTTGTCCACCTGTTCGTTATGGGACATCCCCTTTGCACGGAAATAGTTTATCAGATAGAAGTTGTTCGAATAGTCAATACCCCAAACAGAATAGACAGTATAGTCAGCACCAATATTACCAGATACGGCAAAGTCACATCCTACCACTACTCTTTGAAGTTCAAACGGAAAAAATTCTATACTGTCTGCAAAAGAAACTTTGTCCATCCCTGTAGTTGACCTTCTTAGATACTCATAAGGAAAGATCGTTGAATTATCGGAAATAGGAATAACCAAATACTCACGGGCAAATACGATAGAACCAAGTTCCGTTCTTTTTGCCTTTATATCTTCAAAGGTGTATCTATCCGGTGCAAGAGGTCTACCATCCGGGAAAACAATAGGATATTCAAACGAATAAAAACGTTTGTCACCTTTTATTACATTGTACAGTTCATTCGGAGCAGTCGAATAAGGTGTACCAGATATAATCAAATACCCGTATGGTTCTACAATAGGTGTAATTGTACCTCTAAAAACTTCTTTCAACTTTTCCCTTTGCTCATCGCTATACAAAGAACTTTCGTCCGGCATATCGTCTATGATTGCTGCACCAACGTGCAGACCACGAATAAACCCGTCCTTACCACGGACATGAAGTATAGCACCGTTCTCACCTTCTATTGCTGTTTCACCTAATTTCGCCTTTCCATTCGGATCAAGTTTTTCTTTTAAAATATCGTTAGTAGTGATTTCTTCTATGATCTTGTTCACATGCACCTTTGCAAGTGTCATAGTGTTTGTGATCATAGCCGTCTCTTTCCGGTTCTTGTTGTCAACCGTATCACCTCCATAGAGCATAGGTCTCGTGTAAGAATACAATCGCCACAAAGGAAAGGAATAACACCACATATAGCTGTTATGACAAACCGTACCATCTTCTAATAGGAACTTATGGTCGCCATCACAGGTAAAACCGTAATAGTCATCTTCACCAACCAAAAACACATAAATTTCCGTCTCTCTTAGTCCGTTCTTAGTAGACCTATAACCTTTATAAGAAAAACCCTTTCTAAGGTTCATTTCCGCCACTTCTACAGGAACAATGCTCCTATCGGATAGGCAAAGCAGGTGTCCTTCGCTTACGGTATAATCCATACCACCTATTTGCCTTACTTCATACATAGGACATCTTCCTCTGTGAAGCTCTAAGACTTTTCGAGGTTTGAAGTCCTGTCCCATTACTTTGTCACCTACTTTTATGTCCTGTACCTTCTTCAAAGAGCCATCCGCCATAACAACTAAAGTGTTGATACATAGACATTTGCCTGCTCCTCGGGCGCACAGGTAACTGCTCCAAGGAAAGAGCTGCGTAAGGTTCCCCCATTCCAAATTTCTCCATCCTAAATTGAAATTGGAAAGGACAGTCGCATTGAAATAATTGTACGAAAGGATTCTTAGGTTTTCATCCATTGAAGCAAACAAGTTGTCCACATATCCCAATTTTTCAGTATCAAGAGATCGTCCAAAATTCATTGCATACTCTGTCTGATCTATAATAGTTTCAAGCATCTTGTCCATATCCCTTTTGTATCCCCCTGAAAAGAGCTGGGATATAGTAGGAGAAGGAAGCCTGTCTATTATATCGTCCACAGTAGTAAACAACCTCTTTGCTTGCAAATCGGTCAGAATCCCACCTTTTGAATTATATACTATCGCCATGCTTTACAAAGCAAATTTTTCTCGGAAAGGATTCTTGACCGTCATGCCATCTTGCCCGACAGCTGTTCCTTCTCCTCGAAGTTTCTTTACGAAATTTATCATAAGCAGTGCGTTCGCATAGGTATCATCACCGGCACGGTGCGCGTTTACAAGATCAATACCTTCCTTGTCACAAATAGTATGCAGTTGATAATTTTCAGCTTCTCCATAAGCCATGTGAGCCAATTGCATCGTATCCAACGAAAATTTTACATACTTGCTTAGATCATCTCCCATGAACTTAAAGAAGTTCTCCAAGAAAGGGTTGTCAAACCCTACTATGTTGTGACCGCAAAGAGTACATAGTTGGCGCGGGTTTTTGTATCTTTTGAAAATATCCAGACACTTTTTGTAAGCCTCTTTTAACGAAATTGCCTTTTCATTCTGGATAGATTCAGTGATACCATGCACAGCTTCCGCTTCCGCTGAATAGGAAAGACCTTCTTTATAGTCACGCGGAAGGATCATAGATACTTCTTCGCATATTTCCAATTTCTCCATATCTATGATTGCAAACGCAATTTCTATAAGAGGAATCGCATCAAAAGCCGGTTTGTCTTTCGAAGGAAGTCCTCCGGTTTCATTGTCATAGCATATCAAATACTTACTCGAACTTTTCATTTTCTTTACATTAAAATTTTCTTTTCATAAATTCTTGCCAACTCAAATTCAGCCATACAGCCTTTTGATTCCTGCCAATTTGGTACAAAGAAAACAGCATCACATTCTAAAAGTGCTTCAATGCTCCTACCCATATAATAGGAATAAGACTTACCTTCTTCATTACAAGTATCAAAAGGAGTAACAATTTCATCACCTTTTTCTCCAAGAAACTTCTTAATCTTTTCTGCGTATTCTTTCGTTTCTTCTATATCATGCCCAGAAATAGGCAAACTTACATATATCTTCATCTCATTTTTATTTTGTTTCTTTCACAAGTTTCCATAGTCTTACATTGCTTCCTATCGGCACACAAGGGACAATACTCAATCCTTCTCCTAAATAGGAGGGGACTTTGCCCATTACCGCATAAGCTCTGATGTTCCAGTATGAAAACTTTCCTCCATCTTTCTTTTTATAATGCTCATTGAAATAGTCTGTCATTCCAACGAGATTTAAATTCTTTACTATAACTTCCTTAGCCATAGATTATTAATTCAACACTAATTTCAACCTGTCGAAGTCACGGGAACAGTTTTCCTCGCTTTCATACCGGACATGAATGTTCTTGTAAGGATTGTCCTTTAACGTTACATCGTCCGGCATTCTATTTACGATTATTTCCGGTACACCTTCGTCCGTGTAATCCATTTCTGCGGAAACAATAAATATTCTTGTCAAAGCCAATTTTCCTTCAGAAAACACAAACATACGCTGTTTTTTCGTATATTCTTTTTCCGACCACTTAATACATTCTTCGGTAAAGTCGGCAATACTTTTCGTATCTTGAAGTGCTATTACATCTTCCAGCTTTCCTTTCAGAACGTTCAGTTTCAAATCCCCGAATAAATTTGCAACGGATTGAAGTAATACCTCCATGTTTTCATCTATTCGCATACATCCAACTCAATTAAATGATCATTTTCTCTAAGAACTTCCCTTGTTCGTCCGTTCTGCGTTTCCACTACCAGCATAGTGCCATCTTCCACTTGGTAGGAACTGATCACTTTGCCTTCAAAGTAATAGCATCCTTCTGTCCAGCACACTGTCATGATGTTTTTGATTTAAAGATTACACATTTCCTGTTTTACTTTCCTAATGTAAGACTTTACTTTCTTTCCCCTGTGGAGAACAATCGCCTTGTCTATGTCTTTGGTAGGGTTGTGATGGGATTGATATATTTCAAACATCTCTCTTGACTTTACAGGATCAAATCTGTCTTTATAGGAATAGAGATGTTTCCTTTTATCCGGTTTACCTCATCCACATAGACCTTCAACATCTGAAACCTACCGGAAGCGGAACTTACCTTGTTCTTTGCTTTATCATCACAACCGGATTCAACCATGCAAATAGCATGAACCAATCTTTCCCACACAACCCTGTCCCTATCCTCTTTCGTAGTGGGAAGAACTTTTGCATCAGAAACAAGAAGGGGAATAAACGATAATACCGTCAATACAAGAATCTTTTTCATACGATTTCCCTTTCGTTAAATTCATGTAATCTGTGACAAGCGGAACAAAGAAGTTCGATATTGTTCTTATCCAGCTTCAAATCCGGTCTTGCTCCTCTTGATCTGATATGCGAAAAGAAAATAGCTTTTGGTTCATCCCCCAAAGGTTTTCCACATTTTACACAAACATGAGGTCTTTCCTGCCATATCTCCGTAAATAAGGATTGAAGGTCACCTCTACGTTCTTTGGTTGTTTCTGTGTCACAATCTTTACAGAGCCACTTCATCCTATTGTAGATGTAATGATTTTCACCACATCTTTTACAAGGACGATATTCGTATTTCTCCTTCTTTTTCAGCACGTTACTCAAACTTATAGCTTTTAATTCTTTCAATCTGATTTTCAAGATACTGAACTCTCTTATCAACCGTTGCGTTAATAGCTTTCTTTGCTTCTTCTTTTGTGAAAAACACATCTCTGCCAATTTTAGCCATTTCACGTTCTCCTTCCGGGATGATATACTCCAGACCTCTGAAAGTAGTTGTTTCCCATTTTTTTACTTCTTTAATTTCACCTGTCATAAGTGCTGAACGCACGTCATACATTACTTTTTCTTCCATAACAATTTAAACTTTGTATTCTGTTAAACCTATCTATTAATTCACACACATAGTCCATCTTTTTCTCACTTTCCTTACTCGAAAGATAGATAAACCCGAAACTCCTTACAAACTTAGGGTTTCCAAACCATCCGTACCTTACGATCAAAAGCTCTGCTCTTTTCGTATCGTAAAAACAAGGGACAATTTTAACTTCAAGTTCCTTTCTTCTTTTTCTCATCTGTCCTTATATTTTTCTTCACACAATTTTATATACCTGCATCCTTTGCATTTCTTTTCATGATACAAAAACCCATCATAGCTTTCACAAAGGATGTATCCTCTCGGAGAATCAAAATAAAGCTGTCTTTCTTTATCCAAATAGGAATCAGACAAGGCTTCTTCTTTCTGGATAGGGTTTCTAAGGTCGTATTCCATAACGAATTTAGAGGTAAACCACATATCCTTTTGTGTTCGTTTTCTCCATCTTTCAATAGCTGCTTTCCCTATCACATTAGGAAGAGGAATAATACTCAATTTCGACACCGACAAAATAAAAACCTGCCTATTAAATTGAAAAGTAAGATAGTTCCAAAGATTCCCCACTATTTCATTTTCAAGAAAATCTTTTATCCTTTCCCTGTCCTTTCTTTTTGCATGAAACTCATACTTCGGGTTGTTTGTCAGTTTCCCCTGTAAGTATTCATAAATCGTTTCAAATTCTTCTCGTCTTGTCATTGCTGTCGAAATTAGATTATAAAATCATTGCATACAAAAGTTGTATGTTTTAAGTGATAAAAGAAGGGGAAGTTTTTGTTCCCCTGTCTCGCTGGCAAAACTACAACTTTTGTAACTATTCCCAAGCCAAATTAATGTTAAAAATCTCATCGGTCTCTTTTTCAACCCTCTTATAACGGTTTTGAGTATTCGTATCTCTCTCTGCCACATTGTTATAGTCTTTTCGAATAATTTTTCCATCAAGTACCCGTGAGAACCACAAACAAATTTCAACATCCGGTTCAATGTCACCCAATGTAACTTTATCGTCTTCTGTTGCATCATAAAATTGAATCCAATAGGGCTTCTCATAAATAGAAGATGTCCTTGGTGTAACCGGATTATCGTTTTCATCCTTGTTCATTCCTATTGCCCCTACCATGATTTTCCCATACGGATTCTCCGTTACGGCAGAAAACCACATATTAACGTTTTTAAGCGTTTCTGTGCCCTCATTTTTCAAAATAAGTGCAATATATTGCTCACGAGGATTTGAAGCCAAATTAAGGCTTATTTCATCAAATAAATTGCTAAACATATCATTGGGTACAGGGGTGGATGATTTGTACCCACCCAAAGAATCAGAAACCTTAGTTTGCTGATTATTGTACCCTGCACTTGTCGTATAATAAAACCTTAACATAAGCCTTAACTTTTAGAAGTTGACATGAATATATTCCCAAGCGACCAATATTCGCTTTTCACTTCATTGTAAACAGATACCGTGCCGCCAGAATTTTGTACACGAGCGATATAATATTCATCCACTTCTTTTTCCGGCGGAGTGCTTATGCTAACTTCCGGTACTAAAGAAATGACATAATCATCATAAGTGTATAAACCGTTTCGCTGCTCGGAAGTCAATACACCTCCCAAAGGAAGTGTCCCAAGCACAATAGCTCTTAAATTCGATTCCGCTACAAATGTAGTTGCGGATGTAAGAAGTAAGTTTTGGTTGTCAATTATGTTTACAATCTGATAAACGCCATTATTCAAAGGAACAGAACCGTCTTGTTTTTCAAACCGGATAGAGACGGGGGTTGATGAAGACTGCCCTCTCACCTTGCCTGAAAAATCAACCGAACCAGACACAATACCTTGTGAGTTTACGCTTACATATCCCTTTTCGTAATTTCTTGTTTTGTAAGCAATCTTCACCCAATAGAAATTGCTGTCGTTCGGTACAAGAATATTATCTTCTACATTGATATCTATAAAGTTCCCGGCACTGGTAAGAGCCATCCCGGGAAGTACCTTAATAGTGCCAGAGTTTGTTCCTGTTTCCACTTTAAAAGGTTCTACAAGATTTTCATCTTCTACTGGTTTGTTAACTGTATTAGGATTGATCTTAGATGGGTCATTCGTAATCATCCCAAAAGAATAAGATGCCTGTAGCACCGCCTTCATAAGCGGTGCTGTAGCAAAGAAAGAAATCATATTTGAAAGTTCTTCTTTCTCTAAAAAAACATTTCTACTAACATTTAACTTGCTCATACTCAATATTTTAATTATTTTTGACTTACTATTTCCATCCACTTGGGACACCCTCGCAATTCGTACCTGTAAAAGTCTGACTATGACTTGTTACGTTATTGTTCCCAGACTCCGTTATCTTTACATAATTGGATGATCCTGTAAGGATTTGAATAACAGGGACAGTTCCAAGTTTCGAGCAACCATAAAACATTCTGTCCATATTAACTTTTCCTACCCCTGCAACAGAACGATCATAAAAAGATGTATAAGAAACTGCATAAGCCTGTTCTGTTCCTAAAGAAAGATTTGTACAGCCTAAAAACATTTCGGTACAATTCAAGCTATTGCCAATATTCTCAAAATTGGTATTATTAAACTGATTTCCTATATCCACATTCACAGGTCGTGCAGATGTTCCTGGTTGTCCTACATAATTCCCTGTTCTTCCAAAAGAAGTGAGTGACGTGCATCCTGCAAAGCATCTCCTAAGATTGGTAAGTGTCGTAAGATCATTAAAGAACTTAGCGGGAATTTGTTTCACACCCGTGTTCTCAAACATACTTTCTGCATTCTGCAACTTTCCATTCTTCATATCAAAAGAAGATATATCAGATAAATTCCTACAATTCGCAAACATTCTTGAAGCGTTTGTTACACTTGACGGAAGTCCCTGTCCATAAGGAATAGACAAATAAGTACAATCCTCAAACAATGACTGCATATTTGTTGCCTTCGAAGAGAAAGAAAACATAGCGGTAGACCAGCCGTCGACAAGACTTGTACAACCGACAAAGCAACCAACAAAAGAAACAATGTTTGTGCAATATCTGAACCATAATACCGGAAGTTCGGTTATGGCTGTGCAGCCTTGAAATGTATATTGCATATACTGTGCATTCGTTGAATTGCTAAATGGAGAACTTGTAGCTGATTGACCTCCTGTATTTTTCAAAGCCGTACATTCAAAAAATACAGCATGGAAATCTTCTGTGCCACCTCCCCTTCCAAAAGTACCATTGCCAACGCATGAAGTCAAACTCTTACAACTTCTAAACAAGGAAGAATGATAAACACATGAAGTAGGAACAAGTTGACCACTCGGGAGACTTGTAACCCCACTGCTCCAGAAAGCACCCGCACAAGAATTACCTGTCATTTTGGTAAACAAACCAGAAGGAATAGACCTAAGACTTGTGCAATCTCTAAACCAACAGATAACACCCCCTGAAATAGAAGGAATTGTGTTTGTTGCAATCGATGAAAGACTTGTACATCCTCTAAAGGCAGAATGGTTGCCGCCGGCAGCGTCCACATTATAAGTGCCAGAACTTCCCTGAATAGAAAATGATTCGGGCCACTGTTTGATTGCAGTAGCTCTTGTATGATTTCTGAAATTGGCATACACAGTAGAAGGGTTACTTGTATTTCTACTTCCGCCTTGTACCCTTACTTCTCTCCCCACTATTTCATAAACGCCATTTGATACAGATGGCGTTTGAGGCGATCCGCTATAAGAAACGATAAGAGCTTTCCAAAGATAAAGGTAAATACTGCTCCCTCCTGCGTTCGTTGATTCATCCCCTGTCCCTACACATTCCGAATCCGTAGCGGAAGCATACACATAACCTCCAGAAGGAGAAGAAACCGTTATCCTACCACTTCCATTTGTCTGATCTGTACCACTGTAATAAGACGATCCGTCAGGCGCGGTAGTTCTTATATTCACGGAAGCATAAGGTTGCAATACATTTTCCTTTCTAAGATAAATATAAGTTGTCGTAAGCTCATAGTCAAGAGTGAAATCTATATACGTGTCAGCTCCCGATATTGCAATATTGTTTTTCGTTTGGGATTGATAATTGTCTGCCGTACAAGTGGCATTATACGACCCTGATTGTATTCCAGTAAGTGTAAGCTGTCCTTGTGAATTGGTGTATCCACTCTTTCCTCCATAAGTTACGTAAGCTCGATTAATGTTATATCCATTTCGGGATTTCACTGTAATATGAGCACTGTAAGTCTTGTTAGAAACACCTACCCTTTGTTGTGGCATTGATTCCTGATTAACTGTGACAGAACCTTCCGTAGGCTGATAGTCATAAACGGAAACTTCATATCTGTAAGTTTTCCCCATCTGCATCATAAAGGTCGTTGTACCGTCCGACCCTGTATTTTGCGTACTAAGTCCTTCTGGTTTTACAGAAGCTCCTGAAACCGGAAGCCCTGTATCGGAATTATAAACATAGAACTGCACTCTCGTTTCTTTTCTTGGCATTGCAACATTCACCGTCTTTGGAAGGTCATTTGGTTGCACAACCCCTGTCTGGTTACTGAAATATTGCTTCGAAGCCACCCAATCATAACGCATTCTCGGAACAGAGAATTTGATTTGTCCGTTATTAGTTAGACCTGTTTGTTCTCCTGCACCTCCTTGATTAAGTGTTATTCTTGTACCGTTGGAAATGATACCGTTATCCTCTGTTACAACAAATGTAAGATCATACAAGGTTTGATCCATATAGATGCTCACCACTTGATCATTTCCATTTACAGTAAATTGCTGCTCTCTGTCCTCATATTCCTCATAGGATGCTATGACAGTGTATTGTCCATTGGGAAGTTCCAACACAACACCAGAAGAATCTTCCTGCACAAAATCCTTATCGTTTACTTTCACTTTCGCACCTTCAACGACTGTTCCTCCTGCGCCATACACCTTGATAGTAGTCTTATAGGTAAGCTGTTTCAAGTCTATCGTAAGGTTCGAATTATTATAAAACTCATAGTTTTCCACATATACCCGTTGATGATTGTTGTCGTAAAATACATCATAAGAATATTTCCCCCCCAACACTCCTTCAAAAACAGCCTGCCCATTGTCAGAAGTCTGTTTTGTCAAACCGGCAAATTTCACAGTAGCCCCATTTAAAGGCTTTTTCTCTCCCGTAAAGGTGTTGTAATCATTTACAGTAAACGTCATGTTAAAAGTAGGCATAGGATTGAAGCTCACTTGTATATCCTTATTACTGTCCACAACAACATCCCCATTTACAGGAATCCAGTTTTGCTTTTCAACAAGATAAGTGTAATCACCTCCCAATATATTCGTGAATGTCACTTTCCCATTCGTGCCCGTTCTTTTGCTTTCCGAATAAGCGACAGTATCCTCTGTTGCCAGTCTGTCCTTTGCGGTAAGTGTCACATTTGCACCTTCCACTGCGCCAGTAGATGAATTTGTCACCGTAAATGTAACCGTATATCTTGGTATCAATATAAGCGTTACAGGTTCGGATTGATCGTCTTGTACATTGATGTTCTTACTTATGGTATAATAATCCGTCTTGCTTACAGTATAAGGGTATAAGCCAGGAAAAGCCATAAATATGGCATTACCAGAAGAATCCGTATATTTAAATTCACCATTAAAAGTAACAAGGGCATTTTGTATAGGTCTTTCATTTTCGTCCCTTACAACGAACGTGACTTTTCTTTCATACACATCTCCTTGCATTTGAATATATTCCACCTGCGTTTCTTCATCGTCTTCCAATACCTGAAACAATCTATCTTCTATATTCATGAACAAAGACTTCTCCACATCAATAGAATAATCACCAGGATAAAGTACAGTAGATGCTTCCCCGTTTCTGTCCGTCACAAGACGTTTGTCTAAAATGGAAATAGAAGCTCCTTCTATGTAAGCTCCCCTATCCGACGATACTTTGAAAATAACATTCTTCTCTTTCAAAGGCTGAATATCCTCACTACCCATTATGTTTTTGTAGGTAACAAGGTAATCTTCTGTAAATCCTTTTACTCCTTCCTCGCTTGTAAGGGAATTATTAAGATAATAAGCAGCTATCACATCCTTTTCCCCTAAATTACCTTGATAGAATGGAAGGAAAAGTGGCTTTATCTTTATATCGTAAATGTACACAAGAGCGGAAGAATTTGACCTGTCTTGTGTAAGACTTAATGACAAGAATTTCATTCCGTCTTTCATTTGAAGCCCTCTCCCTTTCGAGAAATTAAGCTCTAACTGCTTCGCGTATGCCCTGTTCTTTCTCGATAGAATTGCCCGGCATTCATAATACACTCCAGCTACAGGAAGTTCCAGGATTCCTTTACTGCCGGAAACAAAATTGTTGCTCTCTGCACTTCCATAAGATTCCTTACATATCATAGGTTGAACGGCTTCGTTAAACACTTCCACACCGAATTTCAAATTTTGGTTGCTTGTGGAAGATGTTTTAACCTTAAAAGAAATCTGATAAGAAAGATTTTCTGAAATAGGAAGGAGCTTCGTTTTGTCAATTTCAGAAGAAATACCCACCAAAGCATTTCCAACGAAAGTCATTACCTGTATAGGAGTGCCATTGTTGTTTATATCATCCACAATAACAACACCTGTAGGGTTCACAAGTGGATAGGCATTCAAATCTTTTACACTTTCCGTTGTTTCATACCCTTTTGTAACATTCAGAACCGTGTCTGTCCTGTTCCATGTAGGAGAGCTATGTCCCATTGTCCATCCAGTATCACGAGACATCAAAAGGGCAAATATAAACTCATCCTCCGTCTTATATCTAATAAGACGGAGAAGCTCCCCAAGTATCGCGCCTTCCTTGTTTACAATATCAAGTGTTCCTCTTTTTCTATATTCCTTCACATAATTATTGAACAGATATTTCATCTGTTCAAGTGTGTTCACTTCGTCTGTCACAAGTCCTCTGTTTTCAATAAAAAGCTCAAACAGAATCTTGTTCGTATCAATCTCGTTATATTGCTTTGCATACAAGACAACAAGCGCAAAGATATGACAGACTGTTTCCCAATACGCCTTAAAATCCTCTCCGTCCTTCTTTATAAAAGTAGGAAGAATGCCAGGAGAAGATACCTTTTCAAGTACATTCTCCGCCCATTCCATTACAGCAGGATCGTTTTCTTCGAAGAACCGTTTGAACACGGTCTTATTGTAGATTTCCTGTGACATCCTTAGCTTATTAATAATTAAACTTTCTCAACATATAATCCAACAAGGGCTGATAAATCATGTGTAAGAGGTTGTTCACTATTTCTTGTACATTTGTATTTTATACCATTTTGGATATAGTATTTATCTTTAAATATTTCCATAGGTGGAATGTAAACAATAGGATCATCGATAGTTCCTTTATGTTCTTCATCTACTGTTTTCCACAAACTTGCAGTAGCCATAGAAGGTTTCCAATTGTCTTGAGTAGTATGTTCTTTTATACATTCCCAAAGGACATCTTCAACTCGGTATCGTTCGCCAGTTTTGACGTTTATTCCGGTTTCCCATTCGGGGTATCGATCTTTGACCTGTAAGGCTTCCGACGGGGAAAGGTCATATGTATTGATTTCTTTAGTAATCTCTTCATCAAGAATATTCAAAGCTAATATACGATTGAAGTCTCTATTAATTACAGGTTCTTCTTCTGTACTAGTCCACTCTTCACTATTTAACAATTCAATAAAAGTTGGATCACTAAATGAATATCTTGGAAATGATTCATCTTCGAAAGGTACTAACATTTCTTCATGTAAAATAACTTTACTCTGATCTATACTTGTTCTCATTTCGGGCAGTATTTCAATACCATGTGATTTTGCCCATAATAAATCTACTATTGCGTACACCATAATTATTTTGCTTTTAAAGTTTGTAAATAGTTGTATGCTTTGATACAGTCGTCTTTGGAGAGGATTCTTGGATAAATTGCAAGGTTCTTAAAAGCTATTCGATCAAACCTACCACCACTACTCGATACCTCCAATGTACCACCAGAACCAACTACATTACCTGTATTTGCCAGTATTTCATTCCAATTACGATCATAGGCCCTACCATCTGAACATGCAGCATTAATACTTTTAATTCCGTCAAGACTATTTTTTACTGATCCTGAATTAATAAAAAGATCAAGTCCAATCATTGTGTTGTAGATATAAAAACTGGACCCTTTTACTAAACCAGTACCACTCTTTTTATTATCAATAAACTTCCAATCCCCAACAATCGTAAAATCCTTACCCATTCCAAAAACTGACGAAACTATCTTATCATCCACCCCATCAGTAACCAGGTATCCTTCGTATTCGGGGATTTGCTCAACTAAAACATCTACTTCTTGCGCAGAATTGTACCATACCCCATTTGTTGAACTTGCTTCATATTGTTTTTGAAAAGTATATATACCATCTTTAGTAATAGTAAAATAATCACCACTTTTATTTGCATTTCCAACTATAAGATTATCCCCTTCTTTCATACCTGTGACACGAATCTTCCAATTGGCAGAGTTAGATACATTTAATAAAACCGAAACATTACTGCCGTCTCCAGTTCCAACTATTCTAAACGAATCGTTTTTTACATCAGTGGGCTTAACTGCATTATCTTTAAGAGTAAAGGAGTTAAAATTATAAGCATATAACCCATATCCACTATTTTCTGCAAACCCAAAGTTGCTCAATACAAGATTATTACCATTGCCCGTTATGTTAGCTATGGTAGCCCTGTTGGTATCTTCGTTGGTTTTGCCGGTCACTGTCCACGCTTGGTCGGGGAATAGCCAAGAATATTCTTGTTTGTAGTAGTTTAGTACCTTTTCATCATCTTCGTCTGTTGATAAATACCCATTACAGATTGTTTGACCGGCGATAGCAGCTCTGGCAAGAAAAGTGGCATACACATTTCTCCATAAGTAATACAATCCGGGATTAGTTATAAATTCTTTTGAACTAAGTGACTTTGATTCACCTGTAGACAAATTAATTATAGTTGTAGTATCCTTATTTCTTTTACAGACTAATAGCATGAATTGATTAATGCGAGGAACAAGGTTAACTCCTGTTGATGGTTGAAAATTTATGTGAGTACCACTGTAATTAATAGAAAAGTCTTTAGTTTCATTTTTCCCACACAAAATCATATTCCTTGCCGGATCATCCTGGAACGGAATAAACGCGGTGTACACCGTGTAAGTATCTTCGAAGTTAAGCTCCTTCTCTGTCACTGCAAAGTCGTCTACTCCATCGCCAAGAATGAAGCCGGGGTAGATGGGGAGTTGCTCGATGGTGACAGTGTTACTCGAAGAAGAGGGAGGGAATATTAAATACAACATATTATTACCCCAATCATCAGATATAGTAGTATTTATAGAATAGATACCATCTTCAGTGATTGACATAATTATATTCCCCAAAGTACCAGATTTTACATTCAACGTTCTTCCTTCAATACCTGTTACTTTGATATAAAAATTATAAGTGTATCCAATCTGATGGGCCGTTTTGTCATAAATAACTTTTTGGCTATCACTTTCTAACAAAACTAATTTCATAGAAGAATCGCTAACAGTTTTATTAGATTCATCAAAACCTACAAACCATTGATTAAAATTCTCAACATACCCATTCACTCCGGACATCCCCTTCCAAGCGAAATTCTTCATCTGTAAATCATGCCCATTACCTGTAAGGTCTTTCCATACAGGGTTCTCTGCCATCTGTTCATTAGTAAGACCTAATGCTGAATATCTTGCAATTATACCAGAAATAGATGGGAAAGGAGCTACTCCACCCCCTCCCCTAAATCTCCTAAAAGGAATTGCATTAATATTTCCTATTAAATTCATTGTCAATTCCTTTCCTTAAAAACCTATACTAAGATTGGTTGCCGTTGTCCCTTCTTTCAAAATCTTCTGAACCATGTACATGAGTGGCATTCCTATATTTGCACTCACTTCCGCTTCCGAAATGGTATATTCCATTCCACCTGAAAGGATTACCTTAATTGCCCCTTCTGAAAGAGGAATGATTACAAACGGAACTTCTTGTCCGTTTTGGTCAATCAGCACAATATCTTTATCAATAGCAGTAAAGTTCCATGCACTGCTGATTAAAGAAGGTGCGGCTTCACCATTAGTAGTTATCAGCTTATTGGAATTAGCTGTTACTGATCTTTTAATTATATCCATGATTATGAAAATTTTAAACGTTTAAAACAAAGTATATACCTACCCACAAAGATAATCTTTTCCGAACAAACATAATAAACTTGCACTTCTTTTATAATCAAAGCAAAAAAAAGGAGAGCAATTAAACTCTCCTTTTAGTTTATCAAATAGGTTCGTTGTGGTAGTATATACAAAATATACCCTCTCCTGGTTTCGTAATATTTCCCGCATCATCATCTGCCGGAGAACATTCTTGTCCAGAGCCATACCCAGCAATTCTTGTTGTTCCTCCGTCTGGAGAAGTGAAAAAAGAACCACCATAGCCTGCACCTCCCCATGAAGACGCACCAGTTCTTTGTCCAGAAAGGGTGTTCAAATACCCAGCTTCACCTTTACTTGTACCTCCAAAAATAGACTGGATAGGGATAACAACTGAAGATTGAATAGGTTCAGTTACGTCTCCAAAAACAGTATTTTCATAAGAACCTTTATATCCATATCTGCCGTCTCCACCTGGCGCACCGTCTGGTTGCATTCTTGGTCCTAAGTTAGAAGCACTTTCTTCTTTTGCGGGCTGACTTCCCGGGCTTCCACTACAATAGAATGTACCCCTCATATGGGCAGCAAAACCACCGGAACTTTTTGCGTTATATACAGGATAATTATTCAGTCTGGATCCTTGAGGCATAGGATAATCAGCATCATTGTAAGCACTACCGTTTCCGTTGTAGGCTTTATATTCGTAAGTTGTTAATCCTAATCTTATGGAATACTCCGTCCCATCCGTCCAAGATCCTACGTTTGGAACACTACTAAATGTAATTTTATTTATTTGGCCATTTGAAATATCCGACATCAATATATTAGGAATATACACAATTTGTCCAGTTGTTCCACCCATCAATGCAAATTCATCCCAAGATTGCCAATACGTAAAGCATTCGCCTCCCCTTCCAACTATTAAAAAGGAAACGTATTTGTAAGAAGTATCTAATTGGTAATTGGATTGGTCACTTGTTATCTGCACCAACTTGTTCAGTTTAGTTAGGGTGTATTCCAAATTCACACTTGTTTGATAAACTCCACTTATAGTTCCTGTCGTTGAAAAATCACTGAAACCGGAAGATGTAATCTTAATCTGATAATTTCCCGCAGGAATTTTGTCAAACCGTGCCGTGTATGTTGCTGGCCCTGCCGAACCTGTATGCTTCTGCCCTTCTGAATCTGTAAATTCCACATTACCACCAGTAGGATTTACTTTTACTTGCACCATATACAGCGGAGTAAGATTTACTTGCACCTGCATTCCTTCACTGTTCACAGTAATGCTTTGGGATGTTTCTTTGGAAAAATCCCCTTCCGGCACATACAAGATATACTGTCCGTATACGACATTGGCAAACGTTACGGTAGTGGTTATATTTTTAGTCTGAATCACCTCCAGCCCCGTACTGTCCTTTAGTTGGATTTGGCTTGGCATACCTTGCATTTGTCCAACTCTTCTTACCTGAACATTAATAGTATTGTATATCTGCAAAAGGAAGGTGTTAAGCGCAGTTTTCCCGCTTACTTCAACCGTTTCCTCTTTGCTTTCAAATCCATCTTTAGAAAAAGCTACTTTATAGCTTCCGTCTGGCACAAATAAAACGACTGTCCCGTTTTGTGAAGTTGTACCGGAAGCCATCTGCACCCCTCCTTCCTTATTTTCAGTCACAACAACCTGTACGCCGGAAATGTCAGTTGCCCCGTCTAATGTGTTCCTATGGACAACTACTGTAAGCTCACTTTCAGGTTGCAAAGTAACCTCAATTGTTTTCGCTTCATTTAATACACCGACTTTCCCGTTCTGCGTTGCATAACCATCAGCACTGACCTCATAACCATAATCAACGCCTAATGCAGCAGAAATAACAGCTTCTCCATTGTTATTTGTATTCTGCTGATAATTGTTTGATGCAGATGTCATTTTTACAAGAGCGTTCTGAATAGGGGATGTTGGATTAGGCAAAGGAAGAAGGGTAAAAGGCAAAACTTTAAAACTGTCATTTTTACCTGGTCCAAAATAAATCCCGTTTGTCCAATTAAGATTTGCATTATTTGAAGTCCCATGCTGGGTGCAAGTTTGAATAGATGCACTTCCCCATAAAGAAAGATCCAACATGCGCAAAATCTCTTCCACTTGTGTTTTGTAAGAATACAGAGTGGTCACCTCGCCATATGAAGGTAAATAGCCATTCTGTCCATTCCCAAACATATATGTCTTGGCGTATTCTGCCGCAGGTGCATTGCCAGTTCTCAATTGAGATATTATCGTGTCGGTATAAATGAAACCATGCGTTGCTTTATATAAGTCTGAGGATGCTACATTGATATCTAATATTGGTGTATTGCTAATCAAAGTGCCTTTTCCCCCAAAAGCGTAGTTTTGGGCACTTATGGCTGTCGATACCATAAACGAATCAGTATCGGTTGAAATTCCTATGCCGCATACATCAGATATTCCCTTACCAGATGATGCCCATTCTTCTTTTGTGTAACGATTATTATCTTTATCGTAAATATATACACCGTTTGGAACAGGATTGTATTCATAGGTACAGAAAGGACGAACTGTATACGAATTACTTTTGGTCGTTCCCCTTTTTGTGCCATTAACCCAACCAAAAATCCAAGCATCATTTGAATTATATTGTGTCGAAGTCCAATATGAACCACTATGCAATGGATCTGAACCGATTGTCGCACTTATTGAAGTGTCAATCTTAACTCTGTTTAATTGAGCTACACCCCACTGTCCACAAGAAGGCAAGAACCAAGAATTTGTACCGAATCCTTCTGTAGAATAAGCTGCACACTGATGTGCCGCCGTGCTTTCCGTTGGTTTCGTAAGTATGATATTTTGAGAATTTGTCTTACCTGCGAAGTCACACATGGCTAAAGATTCGTTTGTTTCGGTAACTACATTAGAAATAATGTCTAATGTCTGTGTCCAAAACGTCGCGCCCACATTTTGCAAAGCAATAAAATCAAAATCCTTGCTTCTTACATCAGTAATGACACCGACACAAGTTTTAGTACCGTCCAATTCAGTTGACCATGTTTTGTCACCATACACAAAATCACCAACTTTGGGACGGGAAATAAGTGATGAATCTTGTTTTGAAGTTACCTTAAATGTTACATCTACATTATTTGCAATCAAAATTTCTTTGTTGATGGCAGGCGCATTTACATTCAATGTACCTGATTGCGCTTCCAAAGGAGAAGGCGGGGTAACTGTATAATCATAGTTTCCATAAAGAACCTTGCCTGCTGGAATATCCGAACTTATTACCTTTTTACCATAGAAAGAGAATGTGATATTCAAATCTTTCAAATCATCTGCGGATAATGTACCTCCGTCAAAAGATTGCACATGCACTGACCAAATGGTAGAATTACCTATTGTTTCTGTATTCAACAAAAGATCAGAAAGCTGGAATCTTTGAATTACATCATTTTCCATCTCCACCGTTAAAGGAGCGTTTTGCGAGCCATAAGTTATAACTATCTTCAGATTGGACGGAACACCACTTACCTTAAAACCAAAATCCAAAGCCTTGTGATAATCCACTGTCTTTTCTGTGCCAATTTGGAAAAGACCATTCGAAAACCCTATAAGTCCGGCATCCACATTAAACAAAACATAAGTCTCTGTAGAAGCTGTCGATGTCTTGATCACGCTCGTTAAAGTAAGGTTCTTTTTCGTTTTATCCCAGCTTCCCTCCCAGCCATCTATTTTATTTGAATTGTAAATTCTGGTAAGACTTTCCGTAATACCACTATTATCCTTATCCTGAACAATTGTCAATGGAGAAACAATTACACCATTGGGGAAATAGGTTTTTAATTGATCTGTTGTTACGCCGTCCGCTGGAACAAGATATTTCTCATCTTCTTGAAAAACCGGACAACCAGAAAAATCCGCATCGCTATCTTGTGACCACTCAAACTCTCCACCATCAAACGTCATAGTAGCCACACCAGACGAATTAGTCGTCCCTTTGTATTTGTTAGATGAATCGCTTTGATCCACCATTTCAATAACAGCGTTCTCAATAGGCGTACTGTCACTTTGACTTTTTACAGTAAATGTAACCGTTGAAATTTGAAGCATCTCAACCGTTATGTTCTGATCTCCACCAGCAATTGTAAATTCACCTGTTACATCTTTATAACTGGATTTCTTTGCTGTATAGATATACTGTCCGTTCTTGTAAGTCAAAGTAAGAATGCCGTTAGAAGCAGTAGCTCCACTTGCAACAGGTGTGTCTGGAGATTCTGCCTTGGCAAAACTTATAGCTACATCTTGTGTGGATGGAACAGTCTGGAAAGTAACATTGTATTTTACATAATCAGCCAAATCCAATTCAATGGCGCTTGCGGCGGTTGCCACACTAAATGTTCCGCTTGGCACTTCCACCAGATTAGGATTATCCATACTTGTAGTAGGAATCTGATATTGATAATCCCCTGTAGGAAGATCAATTGCCGCGATACCCTGACTGTTTGTTACAATGGTTTCAGGAAGTGCCCTTGCGCTACTTTGCCCTACAATTATCTTTACATCCGCCAAAGCAGAATTTCCTACCTTTGTATGGAATGTAACTGTCGCTCCAGGAACAAGTGTTATCTGTACACTTTTTTCAGCTTCTTCGATTCGCACATTTCCTGTCCCGTTTAAAAAACCTGTTTTTGAATAAGCGTAAGTATGCGTTCCTGTGGAAAGATTTATTGTTGCTATACCGTCTTGCCCCGTTGTGATTGTATCATTACCATCAATAGTAATTTCAACGCCTTGTGTGGCTGGTGAAGTTGTAAATGTAGTTTCAAATCCATAAGTCAATTCTATCACTTTCTCCTGATCGGCATCCTGAACACTTCCCACTCCTTCTTCCGGCGAATATCCTGTGAGTGACGCATTCCAATCATAAGCACCGTTTATTACCTGCACAGGATCAGTTGTTCCATCATCTTTTGTTTTAAGACTTACAGTATTTCCACTTAATATGGCCGGTCCACTTACACTGACAGTCACATCTTTTAAGCCTGATTTTCCTGCGGCGGTCACTTTAAAGGTAAGATTCCATATCTTCTTCAATATCTGCGTAAACGTAGCCTCTCCAGTTACTTCAAATGAAAGAGTTTCAGTCTTATAGCTGTTCTTCATGAATGAAGCGGTATATTTACCAGCTTTTAGGCTGATTATCGCTTCTCCTGACGCATTTGTGGTAGCTGTCTTGTCCTCATTTTCTATATCAATAGACACTCCTTGCAAAAGATTGGGCGAAGCCATGTTATCTTTTACTACAAACGTAATATTATATGATATAGGGGTAAGTTGAGCTAATACGTTCTTGTTGCTACCGGAAACTTCCACATTACCTTGTGTCTGAACATAACCTTCCTTCGTTACCGTATAAGGATACTGCCCGTCAGAAAGACGAACCGTTACCAAACCACCCTGCGAAGTCTGATAGTCCTTTTCGTTGATATGAATATTAGCGTTTTCAATCGCAACACCTTCATCTGTCTGTACAGTAAATACAATATCGTATTTCTTGTACTCCATATTTACAGGAAAAGACGGAATATCTGCACTTACAACTTCCAGCTCGCCTAAATAATCGTCCATACCATTGGCAACCACCGTAAACGGATATGTACCATTTTTTAACTGCAAGGACACCTCACCATTATCCTGTGTCTGATAAGACGTTGCATTTATCTCCACTGTAGCCCCCTTAATAGGTTCTTTCAATGGATTTTTTACCGTCATTATGACATTGTAAAGTCTTGCCTTTAAACTTATTACACTACTGTTATCACTGTCAAGAACAGTAACCGAAGAACTGCCGTCATAATATCCCGACTTTGTTACGGTATAAGGATATGTCCCGTTTTGAAGGCTTACATTGACTTGCCCTCTATCATTTGTAGGATAAGAAGAGCCATTGATATTTACTGCTGCTCCTTGTGCCGGACTACTGTTATCACTGTCAAGAACAGTGATAACCACATTATAATGTTTCAATACAAGGGTTCTTTGAATAAATGTATCCTGTCCTTCTACGTTGAACGATCCGGTCAAATCATCATATCCCTTTTTCTGCACGATGTAGCTGTAATTTCCACTCTTTAATTTTATAGTAGCTTGTCCAGAACCGTTTACATTCAATACTCCCGGCTGTCCTTCTATTTTGATTGTAGCTCCTTCTGCCGGATTCCCCTGATTTACCTGCGAAATATTGAACTCCACATTGTATAAAAAGAAATCCATCTCAAAAGTGACATCGGCATTTTGATTATTAACTTTGATTGTTCCTTGCAAAGTGTCATATCCTGTCTTTTCGATTGTTACAGGATATTCACCATTTACAAGTGGTATTTCCGCCTCTCCATGCTGGTTCGTAAGATATTCTCCATTGTTCACCTTTACAATGACATTCGGTATAAGCTGATTTTCCTTATCCTTTACAATGACAGTAATCGTCCATACCTTAAATTCCAATTCAGGATATACTTCTTTATCTCTACCATCCACAACTACACTGCCGGAATACTCATCATATCCCAACTTTTCAATAGTGTAGGGATAGTTCCCGTTCCTTGCGGACAAAGAAGCCACACCTTGCAAATTGGTAGTGGTTGTTCTGTTATCCATCATTACATTTGCATAAGGAACAACCACTCCCTTTTCATCTGTTACATGGAAAGTGACCGTATAGGGAGCTAAAACCATTTGTACATCAATGGAAACACTACCGTTCAACACTACAAACATTCCTTCTACGGGGATATATCCCGAAGCGGAAACAATATATTCATACTGTCCGTTTGCAAGTTGGATAATAGCTTGCCCATTGTCATTTGTTATAACAGCATTGTTCCCTATAGAAATATTTGCACCTTCCACAGTGCCACCTTCCGAATCTGTCACATTGAAATAAACCTCTTGATAAAGGTTGAGTGAGCTGTCGTTGATGCCTACAAACAAATCCTCCGGTTCAGACGGGTAAAACAACGGAGAGAGGTTGCTATCAGAATCGTACAAAATATTTCCGTCCTGGTCGCGCATCACAAACCCCCTTATACGCGGAAGCTGATTTGCCGGGACTTGCTGATCGTAATACGGAAAGAAATACTCGTCCGGCACATATTTTACGCCATCGGTCTTTTTTACAATATCCAGCAAATCGTCCCATTCTACGATTTTTCCAGGTGTCCAAAAACGAAAATCAAGATATTTAGTAAGGTTCACTTGTATGTTCTGACGCACAGTAGACACATCGTAATCCGGTTGAAGCTGAACACGGAAATCCAACCCCCTTTCTGAACCCACATAGAACCAATCAATATTCTTGATACCAATACCAACTACTTTCCCTTCAATATTCAGTTCTGAAATACCAAAATATCCTTGTGCGCTTTCAAGAAGTGTATCAAGTTCTTCTTCGGTAAAGAAAATACCGTTCTGCGAAACAACATAGAGATTATATATGCCCTTTTCGTCCAGACCGGCACTCATTACTTTTAAGACACGATCGTCTATGTTGCTAAGTGTCTGTGTCCAGTATTCTATTGTATTCTTGCTAAGGATATTCAGATTGTTCTTAATACGGATTCTAAACGTTTCATCATCCTCACTATCACGTCCTCCAATAGCATAATATTCATTCGTACATTCGATATGACCTTGTGGCTGCGGAGAAACATTGGTAATGCTGTTAGGTGGTACGTTTGTGGAATACCCTGCGTTGATACTTCTTACCTTTACATATCCATAACCACTTTCCCCTACAGTCAATGCTTCATCAACTTGGAAACGAATACCATTTTTATTTACAAAAGTAACAGACGTATCATATACTGTACCTGGATCAGCAGATACCCTTATATATGTCGAAGAACCCAAAGCACCTTTACGCGGACTAACACCATACAAAGCAGCAGCCTTATCCAAATAAACGCCTGTAGCTGTGTCTGGAAATATCTGCGCTTCCTTTATGGCAATATCCTTCATTGCCTTTTGAGCAACTTTCGCTACACCGAATGCCGTAGCATTCACAACCGAACCGTCAGCTACATTACTTACCTTAGCTGTCTTATCTAAAAACATCTCTATAAAAAGATTCTTTAGATTGGTTATTGTTGCACTTGTTTTTGTAATCATTTGAATATCAATTATATAGGAACATTTACTAAAGGTATTTATATACTATTTTACTTTAGCGTATATTTGTTAATAAATTTCTTAACTGGATTATACCCAAACCCTGTATAGGGTGGCATTACTGCATCCCCTTTTACTTTTCTCATGATGTTATAACTTCCGTTGACATCTGCATTAAGTAAGATTCCATCTTTGGTTCTAAAAAGCCCTCTCTTAATTCTTTTACCAACGTAAGTATCATGGTGTTCCACAGATTCTAAATCAAAAGAACTGCATTTTGACGTATGAGATTCGTTTACTTCAACAAATCTTAGCCCTTGTCTTTCTGATTTATACCTTAGCATTGATATGAACATATCGAAAGGAATTGAGACAAAATTCTGATTGTTTCTTTTACCAAGATTGGATTCTTGTTTCCATCCATCATTATGTCCAACTATCAATGTTGTTATATTATCTTCCAAACAAGTGTTGATTATTTCTTTGCTTGCCTTGTGAAGATAATCCTTTACTTTGTTGTTTCTCTTTCTTGTAAGAGACATCAACCGTCTTGAATTTTCTTTTCCATTTACCTTTTTTAATTGTTGTTGAATTTTCGATCTTTTCTTATTGTAATACTGATTGATGGATTTTAATTTCCTTCCATCAATCAAAACAGGTTTATTGTTTGTATTAGTTACAATAGAAGCTAAATTGTTTATACCCAAATCAATAGACATGATCCTATTGTTATCGGGAAGTTGCTCTTTCACGGAAGATTCATAAACAACTTCTATAACATAACAATCTGATTTAGGAATAAATCGAACTTGTTTTACAGAACCTTCTTTGCAATTCGTTTTCAAAGGTGACAATCCTTCTTTCTTTGGGAAATAAATAACTTCACCTCTATGTTTAAACTGTCCGCAAGTATATAAAAATATATTCCTACCATTTCCTTTATTTTTATATTTAGGAAACTTAGGGCAACCGGTAAATTTATTATTATCCCGTTCCCAGCATTTAATGGCAGAGAAATATGATTTTAAATTTTTATCTAAAAGCATAAGAATTTGTTGAGATGACGCTGCACTTATAGCTCTATAATCCATATTATCATCACTCTTTAATTTTCGATCAAGAGTGGAATATCTCATCCATTTACCTGTATTAAGAAATTCTTGCTTTATTGTATATAAAGCAGCGTTATACAAGTTCTTAGACAAGAAACAAATTCGATCTAAATCTTTGTATCTCTTATCATTTACAGAAATAATATGTTGTTCTACCAAATACATAATGTAAATATAAACAAATTATTTGATTAGTCCAACTACCTATACCTAAATAGGCACATTAACCAAATAATCTTTCTTTGTTACCGTTTTACATTGCAAAGAAAGGAACACGGCATCTTCCTCTCTTTTTACATCCATCAACTCCACAGAGTCCCATCTTGAATCCCTTTGGAACATATTCATTACATCCTTAAAAATAGAAGGGTACTGGATTGCGTTCACCGTTGTTCCTATGAACTCATTTGCAATTCCATAATCCTTAAACTCTGGTATAGCACCTTTTTGAGAAGAAAGAATAGTATCCAAAGCCTGTCGGATCGCATCATCGCCTATCACTATCTTTAAATCGTCATTCTCAAAGACAAAATTCACATCTATGTCACGTCCCAAGATATTATCTCCCACAAGTACATCCACAACAGTATCAAGATAATTATTCCCAGCGTTCTTTAGATTGATATAGAACTTGTTTCCTCCATCAGAGAACGAATAATCAGTTTCTTCTATATACTGCGGTATTGTAATATTCATCCAATCATCTTCCGGGTTGGTACTGTTAAGCTGTCTGGATACATCTTCAAACCGTTCCCCTGTCCGAAGTGTCTTTTCCATCTGCAAAGTATTGTTTCTATCCAAAGAAGAACTTCTAAGCCATCTTGCCGAACTCTTGATAGTGGAAAGTTTCGTTTGTGTTTCTGTGAAATTGTCCAGAATACCCCACATGGAAATATCGTCCAAAGTATTTTCATGCAGAATAAACAAAGGCTCAATCGTTTCCGATTCTCTCACAAGTTCCACAAGGCGCAAAAAAGAATCCTTGTCCATCTCCCCACCATTACTATAATAGTCCACAATAAGAGGATAATCGTTGGCACAGAAATCAACAAACTTCTGGAAATATGACTTTATATCATATCCCGTTACGTTGTAAAATTTTTCGAAAGCATCATCCATTGCCCAACAAACCTTTAGAGATTGAACTTGCAAATTCATTTATGCCCTTTTGTATCACATTAGAGGCGCACATTTCCAAAAGCGAACCTTTACTACCACTTGTTCCCGAAACCGCTTCTAAAGGAGCTATAACAGTCATTTCAAGATTGTATTCCCATATCATATTCTTTGATATGCTCTGACTGAAATTAACGCCACGCGGTGGAATCGTAACAAGATAGCTTTCTCCAAGTGCCATGTTATAGAAGAAAAGTTTCATGGGAAACCCGTTCTCGTCCACTCCGTTGCTTTTATCTATGATAGATTGTAATATCTTGATACAACCATATCCCGTTTTAATACCAGCATCAAAGGAAGGCATAGTGAGAGAACTTGTAGATTTTCCCTGTAATTGATAGAGATAACGCTTTCCTGCCGAGATACTAAAAGCTGCACCTGTCAACGAAACGCTATCAGAACCGCTTAAAAGAATCTTGAATGTCCTTCCAAAGTTTCCCTTTATCGTAATTGTCTGCGGCATAAAAACAGGAGAAGTAAGTACTGTTATGCCTCCTGCCGTGTTGACTACCGTAGTTCTTTTAGGTTCACTCTTATCTATACTCTCCGGGCTGATAGGGAAAGTAAAGACATCAATTGTGTTCCCTTTGGAATCTGCCAACTCCAAAGAACACATATACACTTCAAAATCATTCGGGAACTGCGCTGCCATCATGGAGCGACCCAAATTTTTAAGTGTCGATTTCGCTGTTTTTACCACTGAATCCAAAACTGCCACGGCTTTATAATTTTAACTTGTTCAAAAGTACGAATTTCTTCCCAATATCCTAACCCTGTGTTATCTTTTCATTCTCATAATCAGAAGCAACAAAACTTTGCGCCGATTGCATGGGAGATGTAACGGGAACAGGAGCGGGACTTGGCACGCCAGCCGTTGCTCCAACAAGAAATGAACCTGCCGGAACATTGTGGGTATGGGAATTGAATGTATTTACAAAACCATTCAATTTACTTGTAAGATTATCCAGTTCAACCAGACCTTTCAATCCCCCACCATTGAACTCAATAATATCGTTGTTCATTTTCAAAGTAGATGCTCCCGTTTTCAAATCTAACTGTTCTTTCGTTATCGTGCTTTGTACATCTTCCCCAATCTTTACCGATACACCGGAATTATCCACTTGCAAAGATTGTTCCATTTCCTCCGTTTTCCAATGAAAATAAACCTTTTCCAAATCCATAGAGACTTTTCTTTCCTCTTCTTCCGGTTTTTCTGGATTCACAACCTTTGCCTCTATCTGTGTGTATCCCTTTACGGAAACATTTGTTCCTCCGGTCACATTCACGCTTCCAGTGGATTCAACAATTACCTCCGATTCTTCTGATCCTGTAGCAAGTACCTTTACGGATGCTTTTTTAGGAGAATTGATAGAAACAATTACTGCATTATTAGCCGGATCAACCGATAAGGATGCAGTCACATTCCCTACTGTCTTTCTGAACTGGAATGTATTCTCTTTCCACATAGGAGACTGATCATTTCTCGGATAGCTCCCTATCACAATAGGAACACCGTCATACGGGTTGCTCGCTATCACTACAGCCGACCCTTGTTCATTTTCTTTCTCCGGGAACTCGATATTAGCCAAAACTTCATTTGTTATATAAATATCCCGAAAGAAAGCTCCCCCATTTCCCATGACAGAAACACGACCTCTCCTTAAACAAGTTTCCACATACAAATCCCTGTCCACTCCATTGGGAACAACAATGAACCCGAATGAAATTGCTTCGGGGGACGCATTCAATTTTCTTACTTTTCCACCTGCCATAACTAACTGAACATCTTACGATTAAGAAAATATTCAAACTGATCCCTATCCACCTTTGGAGAAACAAGCGTAGCGATCTGATCTTTTTGAGCTACTTTGACTGCATTTTTCATTTCAGTCAAATCAACCAATTTGAAATAATCCGGTTTCACATCTTTACTTTCTTTCCCTGCATTATCCTGTCTATCCTTTACAGAAGAGAAAGAATTGGAAAGAATTGGCACGTACATACCCCTTTCTACTTGTATAATGGTCTGTCTTTGTAAATTTCCATCTAAGAAAGAAACATTATTGACAACAGAAGATACATAAAAAAATTCATTTGTTGGCTCAAAATAAACGAAAGTGCCAACCTTTATCCGTCTGTCGCCATTTATTGTAATTGTACCTGTCCTTGTGAAAGGAAGGTAAGCTGTTGATTCCAGAATATATATGAGATCATTCAATGCTGCTTCTTGAAAATTGGATAATGTCTGCGTCTTGTTTACTCCGTCCGTTTCCTTATAGTTCAAATATTGGTCTGTAAAAGACATTTTCTTATTACCAAACACTTCGGCATAATCATCCAAATACACAATAGGAACAAAAGCAAGACTTGTTGTGTTCCTTTGTCCGGCATGATTATCCATCACTCTTAACTGATACCAAGAATAACTTCTTGTGTCATAAGACAAATCATATCCTTGCAAATTGCCAGAAGTAATCGTCACATACTGCCCGTTCTTATAAGCTCCCAAAATAGCATCCTTATTGAATGGAGGTTGCCTTACAACTATATCTATCGTATTAATATAGGTGTCAAAGTAAAATTCCACCAAGGGGAACTGGCATACCCTTGTTATATACTCCAATAACGTGCCGTTCGGGTTGGCAATAGAAGAATCGATAAGAACTCTTTTTTCAAGAATATCCTCCACAAATACTTTCACTATCTGCCAAACGCCATTAACAGGACGTTTTTCCTTTGCTCCAATATCATACCCTTCTGTTCTTTTGTCTTGCCAGGAATCAAATACACTATTTTTGGCTATTCCTATTGTTGACATGACGTTTACAATAAACCATAGACACTCCCGTATAGGCTTTTCTGCGTATGACCACAAAAGATTTGAAAAAGTTCCTGTAAGAACGTTCCTTTTAAACCAAATACTATCCTCGCTCATCTCATACCAATGGGAAAACGTATCAGTAGCGTTCAATAAAGGAATGAAATAGCACCCGTCCTCCATAAAGAGTTTGCTTATATCCCTTCCTTCTATTGTGATGGATTTTATGTTTCCTTGTGCTTCAAAAGAAGATATACAGGTATCTACAAATCCTATCATATCCCAAATATTATTTTTGGCTATTTTAGAAACAGGAATCTCCAAGTTAACCTGCTTTCCTAAATCCAAATCTCCCGTTGATTTTTCCTTTTTCAAACGTTCGAACCGGATAAAGACTATATCGTTGTTTTGAATAAACTTTTCTTGAAAAGACTTGACCTGTGCTCCGCTATTAGAAACAAGATTAAACTGTTCCACAATAGACTCTCCAAAAGCAAAAGAACTTTCATTGGCATAAAAGGGTGATAAGAGAATAGTAAATTCTCCCGTTTGTTTTGACTTTGTAGTTACTACCTGCAAAACATAAGGGGATAAATCCATGACCTTATCCAAAGCCTTAATATATACCCATACCCTTACGTTCATGGAAATTATCTTAGCATTTATTCCTGTCCCTTTGAGTGAGGAAGTTACACTTGTATCGGGCAAATATTCTTCATCACTTATCAGACTTTCATAGTTTTCTCCCCAATAAGCCTTGAAACTTCCTTGTGATACAAATTGTCCTTCTTTTGCAGCTTTTGTAAGGGACAATGGCGTATCATCTTTCGGGCAGAACAAAGTTGTCCCTTGCTTTACATAAGGCAATGTACCGGAATCATAATCGCTTTTGTATTTGACTTGTTCCTCTTTGTCATAAGTCCCCCAAATAATATCAAGATTGGAAACCCCTTTTTCGTTCTTTACTTTCAACAAATCAGACGGGGTATATTTTTTCTTCCCAGTAGGGATAACCTTTTGCCATATATCAATAAAATCCTGTATAGTAGAATACCTATACGCCGGAAGTGGGTATATTGGCGGTACGCTTGTTTTATTGTTATCTTTTTCTGCCATTATTTGTTGTCCTCCGAAGCTAAAGATTTAACCAATTCTTTTAACCCTATCTTATATAATGCTGCTGGAATCATGCCAATTCCATATGGTGCGGATGATAATAAATCCATGCCACCATCCTTAATTTTTTCTTTATTTTCTGATATAAATTTTTCCAACGCTGTAGGGAAATTAGCTGTAGCCGTGTACATGGCGTTCAAGGCATTCAATATCTTACCCAATCTGTCTATATTTGCTTCACCAATTCCAATCATTCTATTTTCATAGGTGGACATCATCTTTTCGCCAGACGTAACGGTTCTTTCTGCCGCAGTAGGTTCATATCTGTTTGTCGGATCGTTCCGCCTCCTAAGTGCTTGTCTGGATTCTTCCATTTTCTCAAAGAACTCTCCAAAATCAATATCCCTGCGCTCTGTTATCTTGTTGATGTCCGTATAAGAAAGATTTGTGAAAGCACCTCGCATCAAGTGACGAAGCATTTCAAGACTTCCTCCCGATATCTCCTTTAATGATTCAAGAAACCGCTTCATTATATTTTTATCCCCTTCGCCTCTTGATAAATCGTCCATAGCAGCAAGAACATCGGAAGGATTCATCGCCCCTGTAGCCTGTTGAGCAGCACGGAACAAAAGAGTTTGAGTTACATCATCTTGTGAAATCCCTTGTCCCATGAAAGCCTGCTGTACGCGCTCCAATTGCCTACCTTCCATTCCGGTCTGCAAACGAACAGCACGCATGATAGAAGCTATGCTTGCTGCATCTATTTCACCTGTACGGGAAAGAATATCGTCAGCAGAACGAATAAAGGTAGTCATACTTTCATCCATTGTAGAGGCAATCTCACTAAGAGGAATTTGAAGCTGTTTCATTGTCTGCTCAAATGAACGGATAATAGCAGATGAAGAAGCTGTTTGTCCTTCCTCTGTACGGGCAAAACGCATCGCCCCTTGCATTCCCATTACAGTACGATCACTAAGTCCATATAAACGCTGTACAGCCATCAAACTTTGTGCTTCCGGTACGGGCGCAACTGTTCCCTCTTTTCCTCCGGCGGCACGGATAAGCGCAGCACGCCTTTGAATATACTCTCCTACATTCATTCCAAGAGCACCAGCAGCATAACTACCTTCTCCAAAGGCTGTGCGCATGGCTTGTCCTGCGGAAACGCCCATTGTCTGCGCATAAGGTATGGTTCTCTTTTGCGCTTCCATAGCCTTTTCAACAGATGTAGTGAAAATTCCCGCCATGACATTAGCGACCGCAGTAGTTACACCACCCAAAAATCCCCCCACACCAGGTATCAAAGAAAGACCTTCTCCTACAATTCCGCCCAAAGAAGATATAAGTCCTCCGCCCATAGCAGCAGGACTTTGGAATGTAGCTCCAACACCGGAAATCACTCTTGTGGCAATGTTAGTAGCTGTACTTCTGTCACTTCCTCTTTGTACATTTTCCCTTCTTTCTCTTGTAATAGGTGTTTCTTCTCTTGCTGGCACTGGTGATGGTGTGGGCACTGGAATAGGCTGTATTCCCGATCCACCCACAGAAGAAGTTCCTCTTTGATTGTATAGAGTTTCATCAATAGAAAAGACACCTTCTTGTATTCCCTCTAAAGCGCGTGCTCCTGCTTGCACGTTTTGAAGAATTTGCTTTGTTATATCAGACAAATCGCTATTACCGGAAGAAATAGCTTCCACAATATCACGAAAACCTTCTTGATTGACACCAAGTAAAGCTGACAAGTCGATAGCTCTTGTTCCTCTATCTTGATAGGATTCGCCTCTTTCATCCGAAATGTCCGCTTCTGGTTGCTTTCTTCTTCTCCTTCGTGTGGGTGCTGTAGTCTCTTGTTCCTCTCCTTCCGGTTGTGGAGTAGGCTGAACAACTGGACGTGTGGGTGCTGTAGTCTGTCTACCCTTTTCAGAATTTTGCTGTCCCAAAAGGTTCAATTGTTCCCTAAGTTGGTTAAGAGCGTCGTTCTGCTGGCGAATAATGTCGTTGTTGTTCTCGACTATTCTTCGCTGCATATTCTCGACATCTCTCCCGACCAACCTAAGTTGAGAGACATCCACCGACACCCTAAGTCTTTTTTCGTTATCAGCCATCTTTCTCTTTATTTTCTTTTGCCTTCTGTTCCATCTCGATCATTTTAAACATCTGATCTTCATAGAAGGCAGTATCTTGTTCCGAAATTTCCCCTTCTGGTGCTTTTAACCAATCTCCGATATTGGGAATGTATTCTTGTGTTTTTTCCTCTCTTTCTTTCTTTTCTTGATTAAGTTCATAAAATGCCTTTTCTTCTTCGAACTCCATAAGTTCAGTAAAGAAATCACACTTCTTATGTTCTTCCGAAAGAAAAGGAATATTGTGCTTGTTCCTAAACCACCTGTCAATAGGAAAAGCGTTATTCCATTTTATAACAAAGTTCCTATATTCTTCCCGATTCATTAGTCCACAGAAGAAAGTATTTTTTCAGCCTCTTTCAAGAAAGGAAACACCTCGTTCATGTAAATATCGCTGATCTCCTTAAAATCTTTCAGCCCAAGTTCCGAGAAACTTTTTACCTTCAAATCCGCAACCAACTGCGGACAAAGAACGGATAACGTTGCTTCAACGTCAATCATATCCAACGCACGCTGCGCTGTAATGGTAGGATTACCGATCAACGAGTTATAACTTCCTTTCCCTAATCTCTGCTTGTTTACTTCGATCTGGTAATACTGTCCTACATTAGGAAATTGAATTTCGTACTTTCTTCCTTTTACTGTAATTTCTTTCGTATTCATACTCTTTTTATGATTAATTGATTGATTTATGCAAATATAACGATAAAACAGAGAAAGCAGAACTTTTGCTCTGCTTTCTAAGATAATACCTCAATAAATTTCAAATGAAGTATTCTCGATTGTATTCATAGCACGATCAAAATCATCAGAAGTATCGTCTTTCTGAATTTCTTCTTCGAACTCCGACTGTAATTGTACGGGAACAGTTTTATATTTCAATTGGAATAAATCGTCAAACTGTTCTTTTGTCTTAGAAATAGACATCAATGTTGTAACTTCTATAATCTGTTTCTTTAAATGCTCTCGTCCGATTTCAGGAGTTAAAGATTGATGCCATTTGTATTTCCAATTCCCCTTAGAAGTCTTTCCTGTCTTTTCTTTAATCTTATCCACAACACCTTGCGGAAGCAGTTCGTAAATATATTTGCTCGTCAATTTACCGATAAAAGAAGGTTTATTCCGAATATATTTAGGAACGAACGGCAACCCCCATAACCTATAAATATTCTTATAGAAATCATCCGTAAAAGTAAGTTGCCATTTTAATATTTCGTCAGAGATGTAAGCATTAAGAATTTTTTGAAGCTCGAATCTTTCCCTGTCATATTGATACCCAGTAGCTTCATCCACTAAAGATATAATACCTACCTTAGCAAAAGATCGAACCAATATTTCACACTGATCTGCAATTATCTTTTGCCTATCGTTTAATTCAATATATTTTCTTGCCTCCAAAAAAGCATCACAAATATCTACCAACACAGTAGCTTCATATCCATTAACCTTCTTGTTCCCATCATAGCATTCTATAGGGTTAAAGTGGACCAACGATAAATGCTTAGAAATAAAAGGATTAAGTGATTTTTGTCCCAAATATCTTAATATTCTGTGGCCCGATGTTTTTTTATCATCCACCATTTTTAACGCCTCTTGCATTCCTCTTCCCGAAAGCACTCTCGTTCCATTTTCCAAAACGTAACAAGGAATTGAAAAATCTCCTAACTTTAGCTCTCCCTTACATTCAATCTTGTTAATCATATCATTTCTCGTTTAAATTTTTCAAACAAAATCTTATCCTTCTTATCATTTCCCATGCGGTACGTTGGCTGACATCTATTCTACTACATAGATCAACAGAAGTTATTTCTTTATCCTGCAAAAACAACCACACAGCTTTAAACCACTTTATAAGCGGAGTTGATGTTCCAAAGAAAATAGTTTTTGTTTTTGCATCAAAAGTCCTATTTGTACTACAGCAAAAATACTTCCGTCCTTTTATTTTTACCTTCGCTTCCTTGTCATAAGGTGAAATAGGATAACCGTCACCCCATTTAAGAAGCTCCAAAAATCTAACGCAACTTTCCTCTGTTGGAAAGGCCATGTCTAAATCTTCTAAACTTTTAAATCTACTATTCATAAAAATAATTTTTAATTACACCGCAAATATAGTAAAATATTTCAACAACACAAAATTAAATATAGTTTTTACTACAAAAAATAAGGTGAGGATAAATCTCACCTTACTAAAATTATTTATTATGATTAATAGAAGTATTTCGCTTCACAGCGATGAATGTAAAGGTTAATTGATCTACAAATAACACAACGAAAGGTAAGAACTTTGAGAATAAATCTTTGGTTCTTACCTTTAAATTATGTTAAAATAAAGCTAACTACTTCAATATTCGGCAGTTGTAATCGGATTTAAAAAGCGTCCTTGGACATTATAAGCAGAAACAGCTTGCTCTTGCAATTGCCAATTCTGATTCTCAATGAAACACGGAGTTAAAAGAGCAATCGTCTGTCCTGTCGGGTCAACCTGTGTTACCATCTTGCGAGAATCATCAAAGTTCTGAACCAATTTCTTATAGATCATGATAGAGAAACCTTGTTCTGCAAATGTAAGAGTATCCAAGACTTCCTGCAAAGTTCCCAAGCGATGGATCATTGCTTCTACCACCGGAGCTTTAAAAGACAAGAAGAACTGATCCACAGTGAACGTACATCTGTAAGATACAGGCGGGATTTCCTGAATAGGCAAACTGCCTAACCCCTGAACATCCACACGATTGATTTGTTCCTGTACGGTAATATTTCTGACAAAACCGGCAGTCTCACCACCGATTTTTATATATGCCATAGGTGCACTGAATGTCTGCATAATATCTATGTTTTAGAATTATTATCCACGAATTAAGAAGCCTGTGAAGAACAACTTGTTGATTTCATTGTTAACAACGATCTTGTAGGTTACAAACCAAGCATCTTCCTGTCTTGTAACAAGAACGTCTTTGAATGAAAGTAATAGGTTATCCTGTGCCTCATTTGCCACTCTCGATTGCAAATAAGCAACCGTCCAGTCTTTCACCGCACCAGCAGACAATGTATTGACGTTTACACCGTTTTCCTGTCCCAACAAGTCAATAGAAGCGTTTACAACCAATTCCTTGTTGATTTGAGCAACGATACGCATAAACTGAATGCTGTGGCTCTGTCCGTTTGAATTGAACAACACTTTGTTGTCCTGTAAAGTGTTTACACCTTGTAATACGACAAAGTTGTTCGTATAGTCATTGTAAACCGTCACAAGCATACCGGCATTCAAAGCCTTAGTTTTTTCCGTATCATTCAAAGTGTGCTTCAACTTGTCGATACCGATTGTCTTGTTTGTAACCGGGATATAAGGCGGTTTTCCTGCCGTTCTACCCAAAATACAACACAAGTTATACATTACTCCCCACCAGCGTGTTTTGATACCTGTAATACCGGAAGTCATACCTGCACCGCCATGTACCAACTGAACCAGCTCGCTGTTGAATCCTTTCGCCAAATCAAGTGATTTAGAGAAATTGGCGGCATCGTCATAACCTCCCACAAACAAGAAGTGGGTATACTTAGCTTGACTATTCATATGAGCAATGTACTGTTTCTGCAATGCGGAATCAGCATTTATACCGAACTGATCCATAAGAGCAAAGCTATAGTCCAAACCTGTAATTGCTTCCATAACTTTCGCCATGTTGTCAGTATTGTAAGTTTCAGTACCGCCCTTTGCCAAGAAATAGGATTTACCAGCCAGTGCAGTAGTAACGTCACTCTCAGATACCGTTCCTTCTCCTTGTACTTCCGCGTTTTCTGTCAATACAAACAGGTTAGCAAAATTGGAATCGGATTTAGCCCATTCAAGCAAAGTTCCAATATTGTCAAATTCCGGTGACTGCAATACCAATGTAGGTGCTGCTTGATCTTCCGGCGTTTCTCCAATAGGGTAATCATCTTCTGCGTATCCTGTAAAAGAACCGACATAGAATTTCATGATCCATTTTGCCGGATCGTCTACGCCATTCACAATGGATACACCATAACCGGTAATCAAATTACCAGCTTCGGAAAGTTTGCCATTTGCTCCCAAACCTTCATCCAGTGTCTTTACTTCAAACGTGCCACCTGCTGTAGTAGCAAAAGTAATAGTTGCAGAAGTAGTCTTAGCTGCCCTTACATACAAAAGTTGAGAGATACCTGTAGAAGCCGGGTTTGTATAATCCGGTGTAAAAAGGCCTTCTGCAATCTTCCAGAACATGCCTCCCTTTACAAAAGAACGGAACTCTGCAAGGGTGTCAAACGTATAGACAGAATCCAATCCTTGAAAGTTTTCTCCATCTATACCAGAACCACCACCCCAATTTGCACCATAAACGCCACTATCTATGACCAAAACCTTTGAATAATCTAATGTTCTGGCTGGGCTTGTTTCTCCAGATACGATCCGACTATACGCACCCGGTAAGGTTATTTGTTTATTACCAAAAATATACGATGTAGCCATAATTTATTGATTTTCAATTTGTTATCGAATTATTATTTGATTTTATTTAAAAACACATTCAAAAATTAAATCAATTAATTTGCCAAAAACTTCAAAACAATTATTTTAAGTAATTACGACAAAAATCTAATAATTAAATGTATTAATTAATTCTTACACATAAATCAAACTACCTCAAAGGTAATCATTTTTCAATCAACGAACTATCTGAACCCCACAATTTCTGATTCTACACCTGGAAGTCCGTCAATAGAAGTCGGGTCACCAAGAGCAATGCTATCCACTTGATTCACTTTCCCAAAGATGATCTTTCCGAGTAAAGACGTATCCACCAATCCCGGTACTATTTCTTCTGACGATAAATCAAGTCCGATAGAACGAATGAAAATAGGTGTCGGCATCAGATTGTTTTGCATCATAAGCTCCTTCATAGTAAACTCTATTTTAAGGAACTGTGAAGCTAAAATGTCCCAAGAACCAAGCAGTAATGCGTACAAAATCTCTGACATTAAAATTGATTCATTCATGTTTACAGAAAAACACATGATTTCCAAACCATACTGCCTTGTGTCTCTATACATAGGAACACCACCCATAAAAGATTCTATTTTACCTATAGAATTAGCGATACCACCTGTCTTTCCAGGTTCCCGAATAACGTATGCCGGCAGTCCTGTTTTGTCTTTCGGATATTCCAAAACTACCTTTATATTGTTCGGGTTTGTTTCTTTCCTTAAAAAGATATTTTTTGCTTGTTCGTAATAATTGAAAGAACCGTCCTGTGTATCTCCCAATACTTTATACAAGAAAGAATCCTTTTCATCCGTTTTACTTTCGAAGTCCGTTTGTACATATTCCAAACAGGCTTCCACTATCTTTTTTATTTTGACTATCTGTAGCATCGTTACATCTCATTTAAAAATTGATCAATCACCTTGTCTGCAACAACATCTATCTTTGCTTGCTCAAGAGCTTTGTCCATAAGTTTATATGGAACAATACCACCATTCCACCAACTATTAGGATCAGAGTTTTCGCTCACCCTTCTCCATGTAAAGTAACCACTTCTCTTTTCTTTTTCAGTAGAAGCAATATTTACTTTAGTTAGACCCTGATAAATAGGAGCTTTGTGCATATAAGCCGGTTTGTTTACACCCAGCCTATTTATTGCTTGTCTCTGCCCTTTTTCAGAAAAACTTTCTGGTAAATTACCACTTCCTAATCTTCCTGTCTTCTGAACTGCGTTGTAAATTTGTTGCGGCATTATAGAAGCAAACAATCCCGAATCCGCTACAGCTTCCGACGTTGCATGTCTAAAGGGAATATCTATATACCAACCTCCATCCTGTGCAATCTTTCTTTTTGGGGAATTTCTAAAACCTTCCTTTTCGTCAAAAGGCGGTTGTCCTTCTTCTATCATCAAAGGAATAGAAGAAGATCTGTTTGTCAGCCCGAATGTAACGGACAAAGGGGATTCCCTTTCAAAGAAAACTCCCCTTTTATATTCATTCCTTGTAGTACGAAGCTCCCTGTTTATCAGATTTTCCCACCTAAGCTGATATTCAGTTATAACGGCATCTATAATAGAAGAACCTAAAAACGTAGATTGATCCTGTGAAAGATCAAATTCTTCCACCAGATCACTTAAATCTATGTTGATAGGTACTACCATTACTCACTAATTTTCATTTGAATATTATCATTCAAAATAACTCCCGATCCATCAAAATTAGGTTTTTCAGACACAATCAAGTGTGTCCTTCTTGCCACTGCTTGAATAGGAAGTCTTGTTCTTTCCAGTTGTCCCGTTTCCTTATTTTTCTTCCAAGAAGCCCGGACTTCATGAGGAAAATCCAGTACATGAAATTCCAATTGATGTTGATAATAAATACTTACAACCGGATTTAAAGACATATTAGCCGTCAAAATTACGCAATAAGGGTTCGCATCACTTATCTTGTAATCTGTCGGAGAAAGTTGTCTCAAAGGCTCTGTAGACGATTCAAACACATGTATGCTATAAATGCTTAACGGTTTATAAGTCGTGAATACAAAAGAGTTCTCTCCGTCCGTCCTTACAGGCAAATTTTCGCTAAAGTAAGAGAACTCTTTTAAAATTGTGATCCGGTCAAAATACCCTAAATTGGGCTTATCAACATCTGTTACTGTTACATTAATTGTCCCTATCAGTTCTTCCGACCAACGTTTGTAACTGTTATCCCCGTTTATACCGGTTATAAGAGCATGAGTGTTTGTAGGGTTGATATAGAAATAACCTGTACCAAAACAATTCTGGCAATCCACTAAAGGCGCATCTGGTGCATTACAAGGACATCTTAACGCCTTTTCCAATATCACCTCATACCCTTTCAAATAAACGGCAGAATCAAACTCTGAACGTATAAATTCAGGACTTGCGTTACTCAAAGGCGGAACCGGTGTTTGTAAAATGCTCTTTGCCATGATTCATCTCCTTATAATACTAAAAACCTAAATTCATCGTACACAAGTTTTATCCGCCCTACAGTTTCCTCTATTTCTTTTTGATACTGTTTCAATCGTGCCCCGTAGCCTGCATTTTCAGCAGAAGCGGTAGAGTTGATAGATTGTCTTAATCCATCAATTTCCAAGTGCATAGAAGCTATACCGGGTAAACTGAATATCATATCTCCGGCAATATTAAGCGGTCCAAATGAAGCAAGTTTACCAACAAGATTAATCAAATCGGCAGGCATTTTATCCAAATCAAAACCGGTTATATATTGAATGTCCCAATAGTCCGGTATGTTTGTGAACCGTTGAAAGCCTATCTGCGTAGTCATTCCAGTAAGAATAACATCTGCATTTGCATTAACCGAATTTGCACCGGTAGGAACGACACTCATTCTTCGTTTCCCTATCCCGTCCATATCTTTCTCACAACTAAGCCAACCTTGCGGGTAAATAATCTGCTCCATCTTATTAAGCATACCTGTAAGCGCAAGCGGAACCCTTACTGGACAGTTAGTTTGAATGATAGGAAATTGCTGGAAATAATCTGTTCTGTAATAAGAATGTGTTTCCGATTCAACTAATTGCTTTACAAATTTGAGATTAAAATAATTCTCGATCTCTCTCTGTGCAGCACTCAAATAAGTTCTAAGTGATTCATCAGAAAAAGAAGTCCCCGTACCGGCTTGTATGGTAATACCGTACAGGTAATTGTTCCACATCTCCGCAACGGAAATAACAGAACCCGTATTTTTTTTATACTTTACTGTAAAAATCAGTTGTCCCGGCATAACTTAAATGTCTTTTTTACTTTTTAGGTAACGCAATTATAGCATCAATCAGTTCGTCTTTCTGACTTTCTTCTTTGAATCTTTCGGCTTTCTGTTTACTCATTCCGTTTTCAATAGCAAGTGCCTTCAAATCCTCAAAAGTCATTTTAGACATATCTTCCTTTAAAGAAGCAATTTCTTCTTCTGTTGCGCTGGCTTCTTCTTTAACCGGTTCTTCCACAGTTTCTTTCGGCTGACCACCGTTAGACAGTCTTTCAACCTCTTTTTTCCAAACGTCAATAGACTGCTCCAATTGTTCGATTTTCTTGTTCTTATCTTTGATAATACCGTTCAAACGAGCAATTTCAAACTCGTATTCTTCTTTCAGAACTTTCAGAGCTTCATCAGTATCTTTTTCAGATTCAGATTTTTCCTTTTCAAGCGTATTAGCTTCTTCTTCCAAAGCAATACCGGAGAAACCGCCATTTTTGATGTATTCCCAAGTTTCGTCCTTTACTTCGGCTTTCCCGTTTTCAAACTCCACAAGCTCATTCAAAAACTGAATGGTAGTGTTTTTATATACTGTTGATACAATCTTTTTCATACGAAATATGATTTATTGATAAATAAAATAGGGAGAGGAAGGTGTTTCAAAAACCTTTCCCTCCCTTTATAAAATTCCGAGACTAAATACGTCTTAGTTATGCACCCAAACCTTCATCACCGATATTGATAATACGGCAAATCTTAGCCGGCTGATACAAACACGGCGTACCGTAGTTCAAAATAGCGAATCTACGAGACGGTGCAGTGATAGCAAAGTCAAGTTTGCGAGTGTCACCGAACTGCAAGTATTCGTTGATCTGACTGTCGTTGTAGTAAATCAAAGCAGACTTTGTGCCTGCAATGATACGGTTACGGTCACGAACCTTTGTTACAGCAGCACCATCATATCCAGCAGCCAGCATAGAAGCCGGAATAGTGAAGATAGGATAGTATTCTGTCGTATCGGTCAAAGCAGTTACTTTCTTAGTACGATAAACAACGTAGCAAGTAGGAGCATAAGCACCTCCAACTGGAGCTGTCCACTGCAAATCTACAGACTGACTAGCTGCAACTGCCAGAGCAGTATCCGTCAATTTCAAAGGAGCAGATTCACCATAACGGTTCTTAGCTGTTACCAAGTAGCCATAAGAGCCGGCATGTAATACGAAGTTGGTTTTTGTATCGGCAACAACAGCAGACTTAGTTCCACCAGCAACAGGAATACCCGGAGCCTTCGGAGAAGAAGCTGTAGCAGAAGCCTTGATCGGACGGCGAACGTCAAAGAACTTGTCTGTTTTAACAGCAACCTTACCGAACTGCGTCATGATGTCGTTTACAGACTGTCCCATTGTTGCGCCTACAACGCTGTTAGACATGCCAACAACAACGCGTTTTGATTCATGGAATTTCTTCACATAGTTGTTGAACACAACCGGTGCAGAAACGATACGGTCGATATAACCGTTGTAAACGTTTACAACGCGATCAGCAGCATCTTCAACCAAAGCATCAGTCAAGATACCATTCTGTGCATCAATCACAGCCTGTGAGCCATAGTAAGCATCCAAAATCTGTTCTGTGTTCATACCTTCCGTAGAACCACGGTCAGTAGCAGCTACACCCATCATGTGCTGACGGAAGATGCCATCAAACTGTTCTGCGATACAAGTAGAATCAGCATCCGTCAAACGAGTGTCAATCAAAGTCAAAAGCAAAGTGGTCTTATTCTGTACCTCACGAGTGTACATGTTCATACCACCGGCAAGTTTAGCAAGCATAGCCGGATCAGTTACCTGTCCTGTAACGCCCATAAACTTAGAGATGATTGACTTACGGATGTATTGAGTATCTGTTTCTTCCGGTGTTTCACCTTCAAGATTGAAGATACCGATTTCTTCACCGTATTTGTACAACTGGTTGTACTGGTGAACCGTATTTTCGATTCTCTGTTTCGGCATTTCATTGTAAACAACCAACTGGTTCAAACGGTTAGCCAAAACCTTGATGTAAGCATCCAAAGATTCAACTTTCAGACCACCACCATTGTTAATCTGATCGTTATATTGCATACCGGTCTGTAAACCGGCTTCCATTGCTTTCAACACATCGGCAACATTGCCAGCACCGCCAAAAGCAGCTAAATCATTATAGTTATACAAGTCCATCTTTCTATAATCTTTATATTTATTCGATCGAATTACTTCTTACTTCTGGAACTTGATGTTGTACTTTTCGTACATGAATTTTGCCAAATCCTGTCCAATGGTTTCGGCCTGACTGTCTGCCAAGAAAATCAGAGCATCATCACCAATCGACTTTTCAAGTTCTTCACCGGCGTTTTCAACAGCCTTGTTGATAGCTGCCATCACCAAAGGACGTTGTTTTGTGACAGAAAGAAGTGTCTTACCATCTTCGTCCACTTCCGGCTTCATGGATTTTTCCAAAACAGCAGAAGTCTGCACTCCCTTAAAAGAAGGTGTCTGCGCACCGAAAGATTCCAAAGACTTTTCAATATTGCCAAAACGTTCGTTCATGACTTCTGTCATGCCCTTAACGATGTTAGCAGCCAAAGAAGCACCGAAAGCCTTCATATCATCCATAGAGAAAGATTTCTCAACTTTGTCTTCTTTCTCTTTGATGTCCTCTTTCAAGTCCTTCTTGTCTTTTTTATCCTCTTTTTCGTCCTTCTTCAAATCGTCAATGTGCTTTTTGTCATTGTCGATATTCTTGTCCTCCTTCTTTTCGGATTCTTTCATATCGGCGACACTTTTCGATTTTTCAAAAGTTACATCTCCGTTCTCCACCATAGTAGCGATATCTTCTGCACTGAAACCAGAATTTTCAAGTGCCTTGTATAACGGATCGTCTTTAAATTCTTTTACGTCTACCATAACATTATATATAAAAATTATTGTCGAACTTTTTCTACGAATGTATCTAAAACACTTTTTTCAACCCTACCTTCTTGAACTGCACGATAAATTTCCCAAAAAGCATCAACATCAAAAGAATGTGATTTTTGAAAATTCACCTTGAAATTATTGTCAATCTGGACAAGTCCGTTTTCTGTACAATATTCAAAAAGAATAGTTGATTTTTGTATTTCCAATAAATCATTCACACTACCACCCTTACTTTTTTCAATATCCAAATAGGTCTTAGTGTTGACCGGTGTCATTGTAAGAGCAATGTTTGTAATAAGAGCTTTTGTCACTCTTTTGGGATTTTTCTTATCCCGTTCCAACGCCTTACCTTCTACGCTCATACCCGGTTTTCTTGTCGAACCCGATTCTTGCATTTCAATTGCCTTATCCCAAAAAGCACGGGCTTCCGGCGACTTTTCCCACAATTTACCTTTTACAAAAAACTTATTGTCTTTCACATAGGCTTCAATAGGTTCACCAATCCAAAAACGACTTTTGTTAATAGGTGAACGTGTGGGCAAATGATCGAGGTTAAACAAACCGGATTTCAAAAATCTATCATATATAAACCCGGACGGCTCTAAGACTTCTTCTTCATCATCTTTTGAAGAATCGGAAGCGACACCGGAAAATACCATGTTTGCGTATGGAGATTGTTGCTCTGATACCGCGCTTTTGGCTTTCTCCAAATCCAAATCTACATATAATTTAAAACTATCAAACATTTTGATTGGTTGAAATTGAAATAAACGTATTTATAACACTCAAAAATACTGCAAAATTAGAATTAAATCACAATAACTCAATATTTTAACTTTTATTAATTATTATCGTAATTTATCTCCAAACTCCTTAATGCAATTGCAATCTATATTTAGACTGTTTGAGTGTTGCAAGAAAATCATCAATCCAGCTTACCTCGCCAATGTATTCATCCTTTTCAGCAAGTTCTTTTCTGAACTCAATCGTTTTGTCGAATATCATTTGGCAAATAGCAACCGGATCATCCTCTTTCACTTCATCCCCTTGGATTTCCCCGTCTTTGAATCGTCCGAATCCCGATTGCCCGGCTTCCGCAATCTTATCCTCAAATTCTGAAACTTCTTCTGAAAGTTCATCGAGATAGACATGCTTGGAATTATCTTCCTCACCCCAATGAATATTTTTAAGACGTGTTTTAGTTCCTTCCAGAAAATTGAGATAAGTGTTGAAAATACTCTTATCGGTCTTTTTGGACTTTTCGATTTCTTCGGTATTTCCATTTTCAACAGACAATTCATCTTCTGTCGATTTTCGGATGTTTTCTGTTTTGGTAGTGCCTTCAATGCGAAACTTACCATTCCATTTCCATTCTTGTTCCCCATTTTCTTCTGTCTTAATAACAATAGAAAAAGGTTTACCAAGACAAGTTACCTTTTGAAGTATGCCTAAAAAATCAGCAAACTTATCTCCTTTTCCACCATCATTATCAAAGAAATTCATATGAAACTCACCGTAAGTGCATTTGTTCAGCTCTTCTACCACTTCGACTTCTTTTTCTTCATAGATAGTTCTCTTGAAAGTAATAGCCTTTTCAATACCTTCGCCTACACCATCCTCTGTACGAACAATATTTTTGGTTTCACCATCCAAAGATTCACGCTGCAATACATGTGCGTCTGCTGTATCCATAGTTTTTTCTACTTTCCAGTCTTCCGGCAATTCGTCTTCCAGATTAAGCTCCTTTGCCCGTTTCTTGATCCATTTCTTTACTTCTTCTTTCGACATAGAAGAACTACCGGACAAACGAATAGCATCTTTCAAATCCTGCCGATTGCGAATAGGATATTTGCCATTGGGCATTGCTTCACCTTTCTTTGCCAAATCCTTTCTTTCTTCATGCGTAAAAGAAGTTTTGTTTGCCGACTTTTCAAGTTTTTCAGGATTCTTTTCACAATAGGAGGTGAATATGTCCTTTGAAATTTTACCCTCTTTGAAAGATTTCATCACCAATTGAAATTCATCCGGCACTTCGATACCAAGAATACGCTTGATATTATCTTTCATATCAAAAATGAAATTATATTGGTCAAGTTCAGTGTGAGGATTGATCCATTCACTACCTGTTTCTTCTTCTCCGTCCACAAGAATGTTTGCTGGCGCGTCAGGGTCAATGTAGCACATGAAATAATGAATTTCAATGCCCTTTCTCTTTGGGATGTATTTGCCAACCGGCATCAAAAGTTCTTCCGACATGTCAATACCTGTTTCCTCAAACAGTTCTCTTTTTGCAGCTTGCAAAAAAGTTTCTCCCGGATCAACATGTCCGCCTGGAATGCACCAATCGTTTGAAACCGCACCCTTTTCTCCCACACGATTCAAAATAAGAAGTTTGTCACCTCTAAAAACAAGCACGTCCGCAAACTGAACTTTACCTTGTTTCGCCTTAAATAAATCGAAGTAAACAGATTTCTTGATCAAACCCTGTCTCCATAACTCACGACAGTTTTCAAGCTGGCGAATATCTTTTGCCATTTCAGCAAATTCTTCGTCATTTTCCAACTTTGCAATGGATTTCTGGATAGAGCTTCTTCTTTTATATACGTCCATTAAATCCTTAGACTGTTGCTTCAAAAACTCATTAAAACAACTTTCTGCCTTTGCAACTGCATCAGCATCTTCACTCCCTTTCAGTTCATCATACTGCGACTTCTGAATAGAATAAATTTCACCAAGTGAACTTATCTCTTGGCTTATCTCTTTTCCTTTTTTAAGAAGTCTTTTGTATTCAGCTATTTTTTCATTTTGCGTCTGCAATCCGAGCAACGCCTTCAAATTTAAACCCATATCAAAAATTATTTTGTTTTGTCTTTACAAATTGTCGCATCCGGTACACAGACATTATCTGCAAAATAGAAGTCCGGCTTGTCAAGTTCAAAGGTATAGAAATATTGCGAAACATTTGCAATAGGTATCTGTATAATGTTGGTTACTTTGCCCTTACATCCATTTTTAAGCATAAGAACATCGCCCGGCTTTATCTTATCCACTCTTTTTGTTTTATTATGGCACAAAACGTAAGAGCCGTCTACCACTCTATGTAAAGCATCTTCACGGTATCCCTTTTCAAGAGTTTCATCTTCCGTAACGTAGCATATATCAAAAATACGAGGAACAGAAGACAGTTCAGACTGGATAACCTTTGTCACCCTTCTGTAACCGGAAACGGTTTTTATCACATTTCCTACTTGGATGTCCTTTATCCATTTTGAACCATCTATAGTAAGAATACTGATAAAACTGGAATTAAAAATCGTTCTTTGTTTCATTACACTTCGAAATATTTTGTACCTACAGTTATTTTTACCTTTGATTTTCTCTGAACCCGCTTACTTTCATCTACTTTTTTAGGTTCAAATGACTGTGTTTTGTCATCCCATTCATATCCATCTGGAACATGTCTTAACATACACCTGCAAAAAGGGTGAATATTTGTTAAAACAGGCTTCCAGTCTTTTGACTTTTTACCTATGTTAGTACCGTTGGCAATCAATTCGGACAAATCAAAAATAACGGGCTTAGAGCCTGCACCAGCCGTTGTGTAAGCATTAAGGCACATCCGGCAAGCACCGGGAAACACTTCCTTATATACTTTTGCATGGATACCGTGCTCTTTCATGATCGTCTGCGCTATCCCTATCTGAAAGATGTTCTCCATTTCAGTGGCAACAATACGCCCCCAATCCCTATTCCATTCGTCCAACCTATGTCCCAATGAGCTAACAATGGATTGTACGGATTTCCTTTTCAGAACACCTTCCGTCAATTCTTCCCTAATAGCTGTTTCGACTTCCCTCTCCCGTTCTGCCACTGCTATTTTCATTTCTTCTTCTGAAATGGTAGAAGAAAGAGAATCTTTTATACGTGTTCCCATTCCTTTTATATAAGAATAAGAACGCATAGCCGCAGCATTATATTCCGCTTTTTCTCTTGAAGTAAGTTCCGGGTATTGTTCTTTTTCGACATATTGCCGAAGGTCATTGAAGTTAAGAAAAGATAACTGTGCAGGAGTAAGAATTGCTGCCAAACGCCCAAATATGAATGCTTGCCAATAAGGTGGTATTTTCAGAACTTCTGTCTTTAAATCAAAATCAAATCTTTTCAGCATATCTATATCTTCTTGAGAAAGATATTCCTTCCCCAACACATCGGCAATTACACGAGCAATACGGTAATCAACAATGAAAAACAACTGCTGTATTTCTTCCGGTGTAAATAGCATACTTACTTTGATTTTTGTTGCACCATCTTCTTTGTCAAATCCATCAACATATTGTTTATCTGTGTCGAAAAGATAACCTGCGCCATACCTTCATACCCTTCTTGTACTTTTGGATAACGCATAGGGTCAACATGATGGTGTATATTTGACACCAAAGGCATCTTTTCGACCTTGATATTTTTGACATATCTCACATTCATAAATTACTTTTCTCCCCAGTTCTTTTCAATGTAAGACATCGCGGCACTCATGATGGGGTTAGAATCGAATGATTTCTGTGTATCTTCTTTGTCTTCTGACGCAATTTGTCGATCCACTTCTTCATTCATTGTATCACCTCCATACATAGCTTGCTGCATCTGATATTGTCTTTGAAGTTGGTAGGATTGATTCAAGATGGTATCGGTTTCCGGGTTGAATTTACGTCCAGAGTATTTTTCAAAAATATCCTCCAAACAAACCATACCGTTTTGAATTTTCTTAGCATCAATCTCAACCTGCCTTCCTTCATCTTCCGCATCTACACCTGTAAAGACAAATTCAAAATCTTCATCCAGTTCTGATACAAGATAATAATTGATCACCTCTTGTAAGAACACAAGAATAGGTTTTAATCCTTTGTCCTTTGAATGTTGCAAACGTTCCTTTTGTCCAGCTTGTCCAAAGATATTTGTCTGATCTTTGAATTGAAAACCAAGTTCTGACGGGTCAATACGATAGACAGCACAAGTCATAACAAGTAGGAATTTCACCCACTCACTAAATTCCATGTCCCGGTTGGTGTTTTTGGATAAATCAACCCATTGAAGGTCTAACCCATTGATAATCGGAGTTCTATGGCTGTTAGACGTACCCACCATTGTCTGCTGCCATGCCTGTCTAAACTCATTCAAAGAAGCTGGAGAGATGTTTGGATTCTTAACGTTAATAATTCCTTTAGGTTGTGAACCTTTGCTAAAATAATTTCCGTTGTATTCAAACCCCCACAAAATCCACGTCATAACACTGGACAATGTTTCCAGTTCTGACGTGCCATACCCATTTTTATAGATGTTGGTGGATTTATTGCGGATACCGATGCCCAATTCCCAGGGATAAAAAATAACACTTTCGTGTGTAACAGGATTCTCCATGATCTGTCCCTGCCAACACATACAATATTTTGGCAAATAGCCTTTAAACCGATACTGTTCAAATTCTTCCCGGAACTTTGGATCAATGCTATCAAGAAAACGTATCAAAGAAGCATCCACAGCCCGGTAACGAGCCAAATTCCAAGACCTGTCTCTTACTATTTCAAAAGCAAGCTGATCAAGAGTAAGGCTATCAAACACAACCTTTCTTCCAAAATCTTGAAATGTATCAAACGATTCCCATTTATCATGAAAACCGCCTTCTTCTAAAAACTTTCTAATATAGTTGATTTTTATCTGATCTTCTCTTGATTGTTCCGGACTTGCCTTTTCAAAAGGATTTCTTTTCCTTCTGATAGTGTATCCTTCTTTCTGTTCGTCAATACTAAAATGAAGGAAATTCTGAACTTGCTCCACACGAGTGTTGACAACAGCCCGGATAACAAAAATATCTCCCATCCGGCGAAGCACCTCAAACGGCATAGAGCCGTAAAAATTAGGGTCTTTGTACCCCCTACCCGTATCGCTCGCTTCGTCTGGATTAAAAAATACAGCCTTTACGCTGTCTTGTCTCTGATTAGCATTATCCATATAGAGATTAGCTTTCACCAAATCCCCTAAATCGTCTGATCGAGACATCTGTTGTAATTTAGATTGGAGTATAGTAGGAAGTGTTTTTTGCAATCCTACAATATCTTCCAAAGAAAGGCTCGCCAGACTTTTGGTAAAGTCCGGCTTCCCTCCTTTATTATTTTTCTGCTTTTTCCTACTCATACTAAAATCAAAAATTATACTGCTGACGGTGCTACCTGTGTCAAAGTAACGCTAACCGTCTTGTTTCCTTCTGACTGCGTAATCACCAATGTTCCATTTCTGGCTGCTTCTGTAGGATTTTCTGACGCAACCACTTCCAAATCAGAATTACCTTTTGAAAAACCATCTCCATTAACGGCTGTTGTGTAAGGAACGTTCGTAGGCTTACCAACAGGAACATTATCTACATGAATTTGTTTTACAGAAGTGATAGAAGTCAATTTTTGTGTCCCGCCTTCTGCCGGGAAACTCAAAGATGTAGGGTCTACTGACAAAGAATAAACCACTTCCATGTCCGCATCATCCACCAACACCATAGCTTCCTCTTGCAAACCTTCTGGATAAGCTACCACTTTCAAAAGATTTGTCCATGCCCATTCTTTAAAAGTGCCCAGATTGTACGTCACACCTGCCTCTATAGAGATACCCAGACTTTTAAAATAGTCAATATCTCCAATAGGTGTTTCTGTAGCAAAAATGTTCATCTGACTGTCAATACCATCAGTTATAACAGTCAAACTTTTGCTACTATCTGAATTTGTAAATAAAATCCGCATCATAAGGCTTAATCGGCAGAAGCCGCAAGATTAAAGGATTGAACACCGCCATTTGCAAACAAAACAATCTCCAATTCTTCTTTAGCATCCAAACCAAGATCAGCCAAAGTTAACGTCCAAGAATTTAAGATTTTACCCTTGATAGAGTGTCCACCATTTGTGATCTCACCAAAACGAGTAGCCGATTCAGCCAAATCTACAGTATTGGGGAATACAGCTTCCACCTCTTTGGACTGATTAAGTTCCGATACAGCAGTAATAACCAAATTGTTTTCCGCATCCCATTCAGCAGAGGCAGTAACAATATCGTTAATTTCCTGCGGTTCAATGGTAAGTGTCAAACCATTTTCTTCCGCAAAGTCAACCAAATCTTCGTGCTGAACCGTTTCGCCTACATTCCACTTCCAACCCAAAGCAAGAAAAGAATCACTTCCTTCTTTTTGATCGTCTGTAGCACCAGTCTGACCGGGAACCACCACACCTCGCGGCGATTCAGTAATAAATACTCTTTTCTGTCCGCAAGAACCATCAGTAGCAACCACTACATCAATTTTATCGTCTGTCTTTACAAATCTATACAGTCTCATATTTCAAAAAATTTAGTTTCTATACATCTAAATAGAAGGAGTGTTATTATTCATCCTTTCCTTCGTTTTCAAGAACCCATTCTCGTCAAAGTCCCTTAAATATTTTTTTATCCATGAAGGCACAAGATTGGGGTTTATCTTACCGGAATTTTCCACAATAGAAACAGCCTCTCTTACTATAAGAGCCGTGCACATCAAAGACCGGAACCAAGTAAATGTTTCTGTAGATTCTCCGTTAATCGTATAGCCTCCCAATACATGCGCTACAACCAACAAGCAAGCATATACAAAAAGTTTAGTAAAGATCATTCCAATACCTTTAGAAGAAAAATCTTTCTGTCGTAAATGGAACACCCAACTAACAAGTGTATCTACTACAATTAACACTACAAGGAATTTCAAGAACTCCCAATCTTTGAATATGTATTTTTCTATTAAATCCACAATAGGAGAAAGGGGAATAGCGACAAGCAATGGATAACAGAAGCTACCCAAATAAGCCTTTAAATAATGTACTCTCTGTTTTCTTTCCATCGCTCAATAAGGCTTACTCTTTCTTGTCAGTTTTATCGGATTCTGATTTCTTCTTTTTATACTCGGTATCTTTCTTGTAAGGCATACCCACAATTCCCTTTCGGCGGTTTTCAGGGGTATCTTTATAGAAACCCAATTTGTTTTTTACAGGAAGTCCGGTTGCTCCGGCTTTTTCGATTGTTTCTTGGTCAGCATCCTTCCACTCAATCTGTGATTCTCTATAATATACAACAGATTTGTTGAAGTTTTCGTCAACCACAACAACACGATTCAGGGACACAAAGTCAATAGCTCCATGTTCCTGCTCAATTGGATCAATGCTTTTTACAACGTCAGAAGCAAAGTTTTTCACCTGTTCCAACGAATAAACCTCCCAGTTGTTCTTTTCTGCAAGGATTAAAAATTCATTTATAGGAAATTCTTGTACACTCATGGACGTAATTGGGTGCTTATACACTTCTTTGCACCAAAAGTATATTTTCACGCTTCATAGGGACATTGTTGAAACCATCAACCCGTAATAATTTCTAAAGAGGTCTCTCCACATGCTTAAATTCCCGGTGCACCACCGGTATCGTTAATAAAATTGATGATTAACATAAACTGGTGCAAAGTTATACTAATCACCTATTTATAATTCAACACATACAAAAGTATAACTTTTTTCCTATAAAAGAACAATTTAAAAAGAAAAACTTGTAAGCGACATTTTCTATATTGGTGCGGCAACTGTACTCATATCGCTTACAAGTGCCGTTCTCCCTCCGCACAGGGATCAAAGGTAACGGCAAAGCCTTTAGAAGAAGGAGCTTACAGCTACGTTCAAAGACGCGGTGAACAGTGTTACTTCAAAAGAAGCCTTTCTCACGAGAAACCATTATCTCACAACATCCCATAGGAAGCCTTAATGCCAGTGTTGCAGGACTTATCGTATCGGTTTATACTTCTATGGGGGAGCCGGCACTTCCATACTTCACATCCGAAGATGTAGCATTAACTCCTTAATTTTGGGAAACACCCTAAAGTCATTTCCCATCAACCTCACATAGCCTTCAAAAAGAAGAAGGGAAGCTATCGCGAATCACTTCCCAAACTTCAACTTTTTAAGCTATCTCATCTCGACTGCAAACATACAACTTTTGTATTCAATAATTGCAATTTTTGATGTTAAATATTGTTACAACTTAATATTTTTCAAATCAAAATAATCTATAAACTTATCCCACAACTCTTTATTCTCTTTATCTGGTTTAAAAGTTCCTTTCTGTATCCTTAAAACTAATCCTTTAAAATCTTCAACAGTTCTTTTTGACAAATACCAAGCCAATATCAATTTTGGCGTAAACTCCTTATACTCATTAAAAAATGATCCTTCTTTATATAATATCTCAATAACTTCAAGTAAACGCTTTGTTTGATGCGGATATTTAAATGGGTAAGTAAGCATTTCCCTTACATTAGACATAGGACACAAAATACATCCTATTCTCTTTTCTCCCTTATCGTACAAATCACAATGTTTTATCCCCATTTTATTTAAGAACTCCCAAACATTGTCTTCCGTCCATGACAAAATAGGTGAAATAATGACTTTATCTTTTCCACCCACACAAGATACCATTTGCTCCTTATGCTCATCCCACTGATCGAAAGAAAGGTTGTATTTACGCTTACTTGTTCCTATTTCTTCTCTTTTTGCACGTCTAACAGATTCTTCTGCTCTTATACCAACTAAAGTAACTGTACCGCCACCTCCCCTTTCTTTTAAAACATCACAGCAAAATCTATACGTTCTTGAAGGTAATTTCTTTTTCTTTAAGATAAGATCAAAGAAATTCATTTCCGGTACATGTCTTATAACATCCGGGTATTCTCTTTTTACAAAAGAAACTACAGAAGCCGGATCAACGGTAGTCATATTCATGCGAGCTTCAAATTTTACCCCAGCCAACTTTGCTACATGATACAATGCTTGTGAATCTTTACCACCGCTAAAAGCAAGGTAAAAGCCTTTATCATAAAATCTCAAAGCAAATTCTTCACTCTTTCTTAATACAGAAACGGAATGTCTAACTTTATTAGACAAATCTTCCGAAAAGCCATATTGTTTTATCTTTTCTTCTATACCATACATATCAAATATCCTTAATATCTATCCCACATGCAGAAGCTATCAGTAGGGATACCTCACGTTCCTTTTCCGACATCTTCCTGATAGAAGCCTTGTATCCTTCCGGGTTGCCGTTATAACTCTCTACGATCGCTTTCTTTTGTTCTTCTGAAACGTTATAGAAAGCCAATACGTTTTTCTTTTCTTCTTCCGTCATGGAAAATTTGTTTTTAATGTTAGGTAATTTGTTTGCCATGATTTTACGCAGCTTTATAAAGTTTTCGATAATAATTTCTGACAATAGGTTGTGGTACTCGCTTTCTGTAAGTAAGTGGACGTTTGTCAAATATAAGAGATTTTAAAAAGTCGGCAGTAACTTCCTTCTTTTCCTGTAAATAAGACCTTATTCTACTCGCAAGACTGCATAATCGCTCATATTCTTTGTTACTATCATTCATAAAATTTTCTGCATAGCAATCATACTGTTTTGTTCTACGCTGTGCTGAGACGAGATAACGATAAGTTTCAAGAGGAAAACGCTTTTTTAAAACAGAATCCCCTGCACTTTTCGTGTACATAACAATTTTCTTCATAATAATAGCATTCCATTTACGCATAGGAGGAAGGTTAATTTGAAAATTCCAACAACCTTTTATTTTACGAGACTGTTCTTCTTTTTCTGTACGCTCTCTGTAAAAATCTTTACCAAAATAGAGCTTCAATTTTTTCATACTGTACTTGACTTGCTCAACCGACCACCCCAAATCTTCTGCCATTGATTTTTGGCTTAAATACAAAGATGGTTTCCACTTAATAGAAGGATTTTCTTTTTTTGCTACTTCCCAATTATGATAAAAAATCCGTCTATTGTTTTCCAAATATATCAAAAGAGTTCTTTCTTTCAAACCAAGTCTTAACTCACTATTCTTAAAATTTTGAGTGTATTTAAATGCTTTGATAGGGCGTAAAAGACATGCTGGTATATTAAACATATCTTCATAAATAACCCTATTTTCTATTTCAAAATGGTAGGTTTTTATTGTTTTGCTGGGTTTCCAAGGGAAATAAGAGTCTTTTTTAATAATTTTCCTTGAAACTATTTTGATTTGAGGTGTATTATCTTCCAATATCTTTAAAGCAACTTTACGAGAAACATTTCCAAAAGTTTCTCTCAAAAAGTCTATAATATCTTCTTTAGAGGAGAAAGAAAGTTTTTCAAGACTGCCATGTTTTCCTTGTTTCCACATTTTTTCTTTTGCTTCGGATATTTCTTCTTCCATAAAACCTTGTTGTACAAGTTCTACTTCTTTCTTCAAAATATCCAATTTAATAGAGGATTTTCTTTTACGGAAGGCTGCTTGTTCTAAGTCAGACCTTAATAAGTAATTTGTTGTATAACAACTGTTCATACAAAAAAACTTTTAATAAATATTGAATTATTATTATATGTTGTCTCACACCGCAAAAATAATAACAAAAAAAGCGACAAACAAACTTTTACATAAAAAAAGAGGAATGTTTCCCAACATTCCTTCATTCATTTAAAAGTTTTTATATGAACTTTATCTTACGATCTTTATTAGAGCGTAAACTACATCAAAACGTAGATTACGCCACAAAAGTACAAATAAAAACTGACAAAAGCAAGAAACAGCGCGGAAAATGTACCACAAGGCGCACCGCCACAGCATCCGTCTCTCGCGCGCCCGTAGGGTCTCCTCCCCACCCTCCATCCCTAAGTCTTGTTTTCTAATTTTCCTTTCACGTACACATGCGTGTATTTTTCCTCTTTTTCTTTAATAGGAGTATTCCTATTTTACCTTTCCCTTATTCATCTTTTCTTTCTTAATAGGAAATACTTCTACCAAAAATATTTGGGAAGTGAATCGGAAAAATCCGAAAGAATGAGGGAATACTCCTATTCCCGAATTTTCGATTTTTCCTTCAATCATTGATATACTTTATGTATATTGTAATGATATGTATATACGATAGTATATATATATTCCTGTAGGGAAAA